TATGATGTATTTGATTTTTCACGATAATTTACGAAAGGATAAAATTACTTATTCTGGTTCGAGATGTATTATTGTTGATTTATATTCGACCCGATATCACATACCAATGGACAGATAGGTTTCGTGTGTGTGTGTGTGTTATGTATTATATAAAGGCATTGACTAAAAAAAATAGTTAGTTTGATAATAACAACGAGAGCCACAATGCATTCTAATTCTACTATTAACAAAAATAAATTATATGTTATAAAACGCAATGGCAGATCAGAATTGATACATATGGACAAGATAACGCGTAAACTGCAACGCTTATCGTACGGTTTGAACAAAGAATTTATTGATCATGCAGCGATAACGGTACGCGTTGTGAAAATGTTGTATCCGGGCGTGACGACCGAAGATCTTGACATGCACGCCGCGGCGGAAACGGCCAGCATGGCCTTCGTACACGACGACTACGCGATCTTGGCTGGAAGAATAATGGTCGATAATCTACACAAAAAGGTTGAAGGCGATTTGGTGAGCGTCACGAATCGATTGTACGAACATAACTTGGTGTCGAAGGAATTAAACGATATTGTTCGCGAAAATGGTACTTTCTTGGAAAAAAGAATTAATTATGCGCTCGATTTCAACTATAGGTACTTTGGCTACAAGACCCTAGAGAACGGTTATCTGAAAAAAATCGAGGGCGCGGTGGCCGAACGGATCCAACATATGCTGATGCGAGTCTCTGTCGGTATCCACGGAAGGGATATTGTGAGCGCCATCGAAACGTACGAATTGATGTCGAAACAAATGTTCACGCACGCGAGTCCTACTCTGTTTGCAGCCGGCACGAAACTACCGCAACTTTCGTCATGCTTTCTGGTCACGATGCAGGACGACAGCATAAGAGGTATATACGAGACATTACGCGATTGCGTTTTAATATCCAAATTTGGCGGCGGAATCGGCATCAATGTACATGACGTCCGAGCTCGCAACAGTCCCATCCGTAGCACCAACGGAACAGCGAGCGGTCTGGAGCCGATGTTGCGCGTATTCAATAATGCTGTACGACACGTCGATCAAGGTGGCAAACGGAAAGGCGCAATGGCCATCTATCTGGAACCATGGCACGCTGACGTTTTTGATTTCCTTAACATGAAACGTAACATGGGTTCGGAAGATAAGAAGGCGCGCGATTTGCTGTTCGCTTTGTGGATTCCGGATCTGTTCATGAGGCGCGTCAAGGCGAACGGCGTATGGTCGCTCATGTGTCCTGACAAGTGTCGCGATCTTTCTGACGCCTACGGTGAACGATTCGACGAACTCTACGAAAAGTACGAGCGCGACGAACTTTACGTGCGTCAAATACAAGCTAGGGACTTGTTCAAATTCATTATAGAGACACAAGTGGAAACTGGCACACCGTATATGCTTTACAAAGATGCTTGTAACCGAAAAAGCAATCAACAAAATTTAGGTACGATCAAGTGTAGTAATTTGTGTGCCGAAATTGTCGAATACAGCGACCCCGACGAAGTGGCGGTGTGCAACATAGCCTCGATTTGTGTCAACAAATTTGTCGACGTCGTCGACGACAACGGGGGCACATACGATTTTGAACGATTAAAGCATACGACTAAGGTGGTCGTGCGAAATTTAAACAAAATCATCGATGTAAACTATTATCCTATCGAAGCCGCAAAAGCGTCAAATCTGCGCCATCGCCCTGTCGGAGTGGGCGTGCAAGGGCTGGCCGACGCGTTCACGATGCTCCGCATGCCGTACGAGAGCGCCGAGGCCCGATTGCTCAATCAGCAGATTGCCGAAACTATTTACTATGGTGCGCTCGAGGCGAGCAACGAGTTGGCGCAAGAGTTTGGTGTATACGATTCGTACGAAGGCAGTCCCGCAAGTTTGGGAATGTTACAGTACGATATGTGGAACAAAAAACCTAGCGATTTGTGGGACTGGTCGTCGCTCAAGGAACGAATCAAGCTTCACGGTTTACGGAATTCTCTTTTGGTGGCGTACATGCCGACCGCGACCACGGCTCAGATTCTGGGAAACAACGAATCGTTTGAGCCTTTCACCAACAACATTTACGTTCGTCGAGTATTGGCCGGTGAATTTCAGGTCATAAACAGATATCTGATAAACGACTTGATCAAGTTGAATCTGTACAACGATGACATGAGAAATCGCATCATTGCGGCCAACGGGAGCATTCAAAATATTGCAACAATACCGCGACATATTCGTGATCTATACAAGACCGTGTGGGAGATGAAAAGTAAAAATTTAATTAACATGGCCATTGATCGAGGCGCTTTCATCGATCAGAGTCAATCGTTTAACATATTTCTGGCGAAACCGACTTACGCGTTACTCACTTCGATACACATGTACGCCTGGGAAAATGGGTTAAAAACGGGAATGTATTATCTGAGAACGAAACCAGCCGCTGATGCCATAAAGTTTACTGTAGATAAATCTTCACTGCTAAAGAATGTTGACGATGAAAATTTAAACGTTGAATCGTTTTGCCGTCGCCGTCAACATCGCAGCGATGGAACGGACGTGTGCGACAATTGTTTCGCTTAATCGAGTATTAATCGATTGGTAAATTGTCCTTTTTTTTTGGTAAAGGAAATAAAAGAATAAACTAATTTTATTTTGTTTTATTTTATACATTTTCATGAATAAAAGATTTAACAGTTTCGATATCACAATCTATATGATACGAGCGGTAACCTCGTTTAATAAAACTATAATTTTTATTTTGTAACTCTTCATCTATACAATGTAAAGCCAATATTGGGTTCGGATGAACTGAGTCGTACACGAGCTCCATATCGGTGTATTTACGTTTCCTACAATTAATGTTCCTTTGTTGACCAGACAAAAACGATAACATCGTTCCGCCTTCGTGTTTGGGTTTAGCGTAAACGGCCAATCTGGGATGTTTCGATTCGTCTCTCGGAAACTTCACCGTAGCATACTTGATATTATCATTGGTGAGCAACGTAGTTTCAATTTGTTCTTGTTGACGTTCGCTCAAAAACGACAAATTACTAATCGAACCACTTCTCTTTTTCGTGTGATGTTCACGTAACTTTGTATACAGTTCATCGACGTTTTCGAATTGACTTATCCGTTTTTCTAATTCAACAATATGATCTTTAAATCGTTTCTCAAACTCGATCAAATGTTTGTTGCATTGCATCAACGATTGGTTATTGCGATCGATCGCCTCGATTATTCGTGTCAATTTCTGTTCACAAAAATTGGGTTCTGCTTTAGACGACGACGACGACGAAGATGGTAATTTAGATTTAATATCGTTTACGTTTTTAACGAGACGATCGATCAATTCACTTTTGTAAACGAACGGTACATTTTCCAGTAACTGGAGAGCCCCTTCCAAATTGATACATTTTATCGTTTGATCGTCTTGTGATTGCTCCGATGTTGTCGACGTCGTTGACAACAATTGATTGATCGGTTTTATATTGACAAAGTCTACACAACTATCGATCAGATGGTTTATTTTTTCATTGTCTAAAATGCCAATTTCTTTAGCGAAATCCTTGCCAACTATCCAAACGGATCCCATCTTTACTACGTATCGCAAACGGAAACAGATTTCATCGGTCAATGATAGTGTCATTTCATCAAACAAATACGATCGATTTTCAAAAGAACGATAACGACGACTACGTTTCTCGAAATTGTCAGATTTGTCGTTTCTGTCATGGTGTTTGGTGTTGTTGCTGATATTGTCATCTGATCCGAATAATAAAGACATAATTCTTTTAAATAAACTTGTCATTTTAATGCAATAAATATGAATACTTTTTCCCTTTAAAATTGTAACTAAACGGTACACGAATCTGATTTAAGTTGCAGAATACGTGCTGATCGACAGGAGGCCAAAATTCTTTTAATAATTCTTTAATGTCAAATTCGTTTTTATTGTTGTCGTATAATTTTTTTATCATAGCTCTTATATCGTCGGTTTCTAAAACGGTTTTTATCGAGTGGATGAAACTGCCATTTTCAATTCTATTCAGTTCTATCGATGCTTTCGGTTTTACAAAAACCTTATAGTATCTGCAGCGTACAGCTTTATCAGCGTTCATACGAAACTTGTTTATTTTCAGCCAAACGTGAATACCTCTGTTTCCCGAATGCATGATACGAGCGATTCCGTCGCTTCCAAAGAAATGGACGAAAATTCTTTTAGCTAAATCGATCTTGAAATTTAAAACGTTCTCGTCAGTGTCTTTGAAATCCACGTCTATAACCCACTCTCTTCCACCGTCGTTCGGTAATGGTTTTACGTGCACATCGCTAATTGCGTTCGAACAAAGATAGTCGTAGAATGAATCGCACGAAAAATATATCTTAGGATGATACCACTTGATTCCATCAAAAAATGCAAACTCTCGACAATCGTTAAACGCTATAGAGTTCCACATCTGTTTAACACGATCAGTGTCATATTTATTGTTGATCGCATGATGTTGTTTGTAAAAGCGGCTATAGTTATAACCGTCGACGACGGCGCTCTTTTCAAAAGTCATTGTATAATAATTTAAAATATTCATATACGTACACACACTGACACTGCTCAATCCATTAAGTCAGAATGCGAATAAAATGAGAAAAATTACAATTTTATCGTACATTTTGCTATTTTTTACGACGACGATACCAAGGTTAACGCAGATGATGTTATTGGTAGAAACGGACAACTCAGCAAGTTGTTACGAAAACTTCTCGTCGACGAACAGTGATATTATTAATAGTACAGTTGAAAGTATTCTACAAATTAAACAAGACAGCGACAACGGTGACGATAACGACAACGATATTTTCGATGATGAAATCTATGAACTGTTTAAAATTATTAGTTCAGAGCTGAGTAAAATCGAAGAAAACGAAAACGCTGACGATGGCTACATGAGACTGATTTTCATAATAGTGATTTTGATTTTAATAGTGTCAATTAAAGCTAAAATTTACAAAATGTTAACATGTTTCAAGCGAAAAAAACCGGTTCACGATTCCGCCTTGGAAAAGATCACCATCCGTGAACTCAATTACAACATTAATAATAATTGAACTCGATTGACCCGTAAACTAGAGATGATGTCAGCATCCTGCTATTGCAATAGTATGAGTTTGAGGGTGTATAAAATGATTTTTTCGTTCTACTGACCTCATTCGATTGACACGATTTAAAAGAAGGAGTGGGATCTTTAGAAAAAAAATGAATAGTAAAACAAGTTATTCAACATTGTTTAATCGAATATTTTTATTTTTGTCATTTACGGTGGTTATTAATCATCATGTTACCGATAGCGCTAAAATATTGGCCATTTTTCCTACTCCTTGTTATAGTCACCAGAGTGTTTTTAAAGTTTATATTGAAGCTTTAGCCGATCGAGGACACGAAGTGGTTGTTGTGAAACCTACCACAAAAGTGCGCTACAACGACGATAAGAACATTGTCGAAATCGATGCTAGTTTATCAGACAATTACTTTGCTAAATTGGTGCATGATTCGATGTCGTTCCGAAAGAGAGGTCTAGTCGCGGATAGTGACACGGTAACCGCTTACAATTATATGGGTCTGGTGCGCATGTTACGAGACCAATTCGATTTGCCAGAGGTGAAAAAATTGATAGAAAATCGACATTTGTTCCGGTTTGACGTGCTCATCACTGAAGCTTTCCTCGATTATACGTTAATATTTTCTCATCTATTTGGCGATATTCCGGTCATACAAGTGTCCTCTGGGTATGGCGTGCCGGAAAATTTTGAAACGATGGGAGCCGTCTCTCGTCACCCAGTTTATTATCCAAATCTGTGGCGGGACCGATTCAGAGACATGAATATTTGGGAAACAATCCGAGAGATTTACATGGAGTTGCGGCTGCAAAACGAATTTAGCGTCCTACTCGCAGAACAGAACAATCTTTTGAAAATGCAGTTCGGTGCGAACGTGCCTGCTCTTGAAAAACTGCGCGACAATGTCGAAATGCTTTTCGTTAACGTTCATCCGTTCTTTGACAATAACAGGCCGGTGCCGCCGAATGTTCAATACTTAGGCGGTCTACATCTGCATGACAAACGGGTAAAACCGCTGTCCGAACATGTGCAGAGATTTCTGGACAATTCGACCAACGTTGTATATGTCAGTTTCGGGTCTTCAATAGACACCGCACAAATGGACAACGAATTCCTAGACATGCTCCTCGAAACGTTTCGAAGTTTACCGCAGTGCAACTTTGCGTGGAAATTTGACAGCATTATCGATTCGTCTCGTGTCGTTCCCGACAATGTTTTTATACAATCTTGGTTCGACCAGTACAGTTTGCTGCATCATAAGAACGTAAAAGCGTTTGTCACTCAAGGCGGAGTGCAGTCTACGGACGAAGCAATTGCCGCTCTGGTACCGATGATAGGTATGCCTATGATGGGCGATCAATCGTTCAACACCAACAAGTATATCGATCTGGGTATTGGGTTGGTCGTCGACACGAGCACAGTTACATCGCAACAACTCATTAAAGCGATACAAACCATTACAGTTATCGATTACGATAAATACAAAGGAAATTTAATGGAGTTACGCAAACTAATTCGTCATCAGCCCGTCTCTGCATTACACAAGGCGACTTGGTTCACGGAGCATGTGATCACTCACAAAAAGAAAAATTATTATAAAACCAAATCGTCTAACGCCACGTACGACGAGTATTACATGTTCTATATTATCATACCGTTTGCCAGTGTTTTTATCATGAATCATATACACCAATTGTTGCGCATGTCTTTTTCCTAGAAAATCCTATTATTTATGATATGCCATTGTAATGATAATATGTAATTTCATTCTGAGGTCATATCGATTAAATAGAAACGGTAAAATCTGTTGTTTGTTTTATTTATAATGCAAAATAGCCTTTAATGTGTGTGCTTTAAATGTCGTTATCGCCTGTCGTCTAACATAAGTATTGCGCAGGCGGTACGTGCTTACATGCCCGCTTATAAACGATCGTTGGCCATTTCAAAGTCATTATAATATCGAAAACGCTGCCGACAACATCGTCATGTCTACGCTGAGAAACAAAATTCTTGTGAAACATTTACAGGAACGCGCACGTTTGTGTTATTTCAGCAGAAAGGGTGAACCGCGTCAGTTTAACGATGAAGGTTTACAAGTTGTTTCTGTGGAAAAATTAAAAAAGATATCGAAGGCGTTCCTGATATTGAAAGAATCACACAAAAAATTGTCAGAGTGCGTAAAGAGTTTGTCCCGCTACTATGAACGTCAATACGAAGTGCGATTGCAGCGTCTGAGATTGTTGTTGGGTAAAAAGACGAGAAAATTACAACGATTAAAGACGAAATTCAATAACGATAACAATCGGTTCAAGTATATAATAATAGTGCGAAGGGAAAATGAGCTGACGTTTTACACGAACGTGAATTGTATCAAAACGAACAATTTTACAATAGTTGTTTATAAAATAAGTGACGACCCAACTGTGGACAGATCCGTGTGCGTCTCCGTGGCCAAGACCAAGTACGGAGACCGCGCAAACGTTTTTCAAGGGACGATTTCTTTTGATCGTGCCGAAGACGCTGACAGTTTCGTTTCGGACATTAAACAAATGTTTAACGTCTAAGTACGACGATTAGATGTGAAGCAGCATAGTGTGCGGAGCGTGAAAAAAAAAAATGTTGAGAGTCACTCAACATCCGGTTACGGTTTATTTCGATGGCGTTGCTTCAGATCCCGTATTAGTTCAAGGCGATTATGTTAATAGAAAAATAATAATGAAATTTGTTATAAACGAATACAACAATAGATGTGTAATAAATCCTAAAATTAGAGTTGGTGTTAAAGTTGAGTCTAACAATAAATATATACAGGCTACATTTGCCAGTCCTCCGAGACACGTTTGTATAGTGAACGCAATCGACGCTAGAATGCCGTGCATGTTTGACGGATTCCCCAATGATGAAGATGAATCTCAAACCGTTCCATTTTATTTGTCCAAATTGAATCCGTTAAATGATAATAATGGTTTGATCAATGTAAAAGAAATCGCAAAAGCTATGGAAAGTAACGTGTTGTTGAAAATTTTTGTTAACGAGGCTTCTATATGTGATAAATTGAAATATAAAAAATGGTATAATCGGTTGTGGTTTAAAAATGTAATAACGACACAGGATAATCGGGAGAAGAATGGAAATGATGACGTAATATTTGTAGATCATGAGATGCAATTGATTTCAGAATTGCTCTATATTAATAAAAGAGCAAGTACTAATTTTGCTAATAATTATATTTGCTATAATCATCAAGATCATTATAATAATAAAAACAAAGATATTACTAGTAGTAATATATGGGCTCCGGTCGAATGTAAAACCGGACCTTTATTATTAACTATAGATTTGATATTTGAATTTAAAAATTAATGTATATCATTATTAGTCGAAAAACTTAATGTTGAAAAACGTCCTAAATGATTCCTATATTTATTATTAATTTATTAATTAATTTAGTATTTGATCATATTGGTAATGTGATTTATATGTTTTAACTATGTGTGTGTGTATAACAAAATAAAAGTAATTAATTTATTCAAATAGTTTTATTACAAATTCCTCGTCGTTATTATAAAATTTGTTTTTATTAAAAGAAACATTTGACGAAATAACATTGTTCTTTTTGTCCAGGTTGTTGCGTTTGAACCTTTTACTCACAATACAATTTGTAATTAGAACGTTAATCGAAATAATTAGAATTAATAAAATTAAAAATGAAATCACTAAACCTATTATAACGTAATACATATATACCGATGACAACGATGTATTTATAGTAATATATGTTGTATTATATTTTGTATCATTTTCAGTGGAAACAGTATTAGTACTTGCTGTACTAGTAATAATAACTTTAGGAATTGAGGATATAATCGTTGGTTTAGTCGAAGTCGTCGTTGGTTCAGTTGTAGTCGTTGATCTAAGTGAAATTGTCGATTTGGTTGTAGTAGTCGGTTTAGGTGAAGTCGTCATTGGTTTAAGTAAAGTAGTCGTCGGTTTAGGTGAAGTCGACGTTATGGGTTTATATGTATGATAATTTACGATTGTTGATGTTAATGTAGTTGGTTTTATCGTTGTCGTCGTTAACATATAACTGTCAATGAATGCATAACAATATTTATGTATTGTCCTTTTGAAATATGTCTCGAAATTTACGGAATAATAAAATATATCAGATGGTTTTAAACCATCATAGTTTGCTACATTATCAGCATACGCGTTACTTTTATACAATTTGTGATTAAACATGGCTATAAGATGAATTATCGTGTTGCCCCGCACATCTATGATGGTGTTTTTTTCAGTATCGTTCAAAGTGTCCATTCGTGTCAATCGATCGACATTTAAGACACATTGCTCCAGATGATTATTATTGAATGCTCCCTCACTTCCGTATATGTTGGGAGGATTCAAAAATAGTTGACATGTCTTGAGATTGTTCAAATGATTCTGTATAAAAGATCGTCCTTCGTGTAAATTTTTATTTCTGAGATAACTCACAACGTCCCAAATGCCAGATCTCCAGCCGAACTCGGCTAACGCATCAAACACAAAAACGTCTTTAGTGATCGTTTCGTCGGTTCCACAATACACGTTACTGTTGTATGTGTATATCGAGTCGACTTCGAATACGTTGAACTTGTCGCCGAAATGATATAGGGTCTTTTTTAAAATACCCTTCAGAAACCAATTATAATCGAAATTGGAAATCGGCTCGTTGTTATATTTAATCTCTTTTTGCGTATTAACTTTATAATGTGAGTATTTTTTGTTAATCTTTATCAGTTTGAAGCGTGTCATCACGAAAACGACGTTATCAAAATCGAATTTGATAAAATTTCTACACTTGAAATCTATTCCTCGAATCGTGTTCAAATAACGTTGCTGTATTAAATCAGAGACTTCGCCACGGCCATTGTCGTTTTCGTTTATAAATTTTTCACATTCGTGAATTTTATTAAACTTAAAGTGGTCAAACTCGAGATTCGTCTGTTTGTCGATGGTAAAACGAAAATTGCGGGATCGCAACATCGTACCCAATAGGAAAGGTTTAGTTTCATAAAAAAATGCCACCAGGACACTTCCCATGCTGTATAAGATTTCGCTTCCGTAAGTCGCCGCCAAGATGGTTTCGATAGAAGAGTTGATGTGACGTTTCAAGTTTATGTGATCACGCCGATAGCATTTCCTATTACCGATTCTGTTAGCGACTCCCTCAATAAACCATAACGGCACGTTTCTGATTGCGTCTAACGAATACATCACCGTGTGCTGAATCTCGTGCCCATAATTCAGAGGTAAAGTGTCGTCGTCGTTTTCATAATACACATGACTCTCTATTGTGTTCGATTTTCGATTGAAATGCGTGAAACCGCCATTGTCAGTGTCGATTACCCATAAAGGTCCTAGCGTTTCGTACATCTTTTTATTTTCGTGCACGTACACTGTCATGTTGGTATAATGATAATTAAACGACACATTCGTTCTTTTATAAAATTGGACAACGTTGTCGTATACAAAGTTAGTTTCATTGATCATTGCCTCGACCTTTAAAGCATCTTTAACATTATGATACAATCGATAAACGAACGGACCAACAATAAACTGTTTTAGAGAAGGCATGATTCTCTCCTTGTCCACCCTTTCATAAACGCCTTCAAACAGTTTACTCGTTTTCGTCAATATTAGATCCGATGCAATCATATCCTTGTTACTCTCTGTTGAGGTCTTTTCTTTCTTTTCCTCAATATACACAACGTACAGAATGTAAAACAATTGTCTGACGTCTTTGGGTATCAACATGGACAATGGATAATCGAGCGCCAATCGAACGCTCTGGAGTGCGCCTTCGTCGATGAGTCGCGGTTGTAACGGATAACTCTGTCGAACGTTTTTGTAGGCGTACATGACCGTTTTGAATAGATAAATGTCGTCCAAATTGGTCCAAATCATGAACGTGTTAAAAAAATTGACAAACGAAAATAGCGTGTTCTTGAAAACAGCATAATTGTTTTTAACATGAAACCTCACCCAAGTGTCGGAGATCCATCGAAAAACTTCGTACGATTTCCTTTTCATTTCGCTCGTTATTCCCGCATTGACAATGACCCATTCGAGACAACGATCTGATAAAACGTCCATCAGTTCGATATTGTTGTACGTGAACGAAGTCGACGCCGAAGGCGATCTATAATAATACATATTGTTGAGTAAACGCAACCACGCTCCAAACTTTTCAATATCATTTTCTTTTTTGAAATTAAATGTTTGAATTTTGAATTTGTATAAAAGTATTCTAGCGTCGCACAGTGGTGATTTGAATCTTTTGGGTGTGCACACATCATCGATAAGCTTGTTAATATTCTCAAAACTGTCCAGATAATTATCTACACCGCCTACTGTTGATCTTGTTCTCTTGATAACACTACTTTTTTTAGTATACTCTTTACTTAAACAACTTTCGTCGCTCATAATTAGAATAATAATTAGGAGACGGACAATAGACGATGTGCAACGAGAAGCCATCATAAGGTCTGAATTAATAATAAGAAAGGAGTAATTATGTGATGCGAATTATAGACGAAAGATAACATTGTGGTGACACATTATTGAGTCACGGCGCAGCTAACCAAGCGAAAATTATTCAATTTCAGGAGCGAATGTGTGTTTGGTTAAATGGTCAACGTTGAACCGATATAAATAGACAATTTTTGCCTTAACAGAATCAGTGTCTGTCGGAACGTTGACGACGTCGATAACGCTATTCTCTCCATAATGGAAAAGAACATTTTTTTATTAACGTTATTTCACTTTTCGTTAATCACGATGATGGCGTTGACAAACGGTTTACCCGAATCTATCATCGATTCGAATACTATAATCGAAGTTAATCCGTTACCGCACACGTCGGGATTCTATTATCAACCGATTAATAAAATGCAATTTGTTGAAAACATCTGGACATTTGTAATTGAAATGGATCACGGCGACATTTTCATGGAACTGGACAATCTATACGAAGAGACTCATAAATTTATAAAGTTTATTAGTTCAGAAACGATCAGTAATTGTAGCAGCAACAAGATCGTTCAGACGGAATTGCACACGTTTGTCATAAAACAAATTCTCTCTCTCGTCAAGAAACATAACGACATCGATTCGAAGATTCCCAAGTCGGGAGTGTTCGACGATCATCATGAGTTAACGCTTTCGAGAGAATCTGCCGAGCGAGGACACGGACTACGGCGAAAACGAGGACTCTTGAATTTCGTCGGCAGCGTCGATAAATATCTGTTCGGGGTGATGGATAGCACCGACGCTGATTTGCTACACAAAGTGGCGGCTGGTGAAAATGCCCTTAACAACCAAGTGAAACAATTAACCGAGGAGTTAATTTCGTTGTCCAACTATACAGAACATATGGCCTGTATTGAGAAACACAGGAGCGACGTATGTGTTTACATAGAGGCTAAGATGAGTCTTTTTGTTGCTCAGATTAACGATATCGCGTCGTTGTACACGAACCTGGATAGAGCCGTGGACGACGCTCTCTCGAACAGAATTAACTCGTTGTTCATGACGCCGAAGCGTTTGTATACCGAAATGTTGAACGTGACGGCGCATCTGCCGCCAAAGCTGAGCTGGCCGGTACCGTTGGAACAGAAAAATATGCATCATCTCATCAATAATAACATCGTCAAGAGTCACGTTTTCATTACGAAGGATCGTACATTGCTCTTTATCGTTGAGGTACCACTCATCAGCCAGCAAGTTTTCAATGTCTACCAAGTCGTTCCGATACCGCTGTGCAGCAACGATGGCAAGTGTGCTATAATTGTACCGGACAGCAAGTATCTTGGACTGTCTACAAACTTGCAAAACTATATTCGTCTCGACGACGACGCCACCAAGATATGTAAAATAACTCTCAACAATCTGTTGTGCTACAAACCCAATATCGTTTACGATTCCAACGGAGCGTTGTTGTGCGACATAAAAATTTTACTCGACAACAAGAACAATGGCGTCGTCGACGTCGCCAAGGACTGCGATGTACGCATCGGCAAATTCGACACGGAGATATTCTATCCCATTTCACAGTACAATCATTGGCTCTATGTTCTGCAAGCAGACACCAAAATCGTCTTTGACTGCGACACAGAGGCGTTGATCGCTCCACGTATCATAAAAGCTGGCACCGGTATTATCATCGGAAAACTGTTGGATTTTAATTGTAAAATTTCAACATCAAAAGTGGAAATGTCTTTGGTGCAAATGAAATCTAGTCTGTTTAGCGTCGTTAATTTACCTATAAAAACCTCATTCAATCTCAGTACAATATTAAACGATTTGGACAAGTTCGAAATCGACAATTTTAAATCGAACACCGATCTTGATCACAAAAATCTCAACGGCATGACACAGAGGCTAATCGATCTACGCAAGCGCATGGAGAACAATACGATTTTCAGTGCCAAAGAAACGGCATTCGGCACCGACAACGACGAAGACAACTGGTTCTGCTGGTTCGTGTCTATCTTCAACGTTAGCTGCCATTTGGCCAAAAGTATCGTCGCCACACTAATACTGATGATTGTATTCGTCGCGGCATTCAGACTCTATAAATGCATGTGTCCAGGATTATGCACTGATATATTTTCATGTTTTAGGCGCAACAGAGCCACAGTCGTTCGTGTCAATAGTAAACTACAATTTGTCGATGCAAACGAAAACAATCACGCCACCATTGTTCAACCATATCCCTCTGTGAAATATCACGTCGGTAATAATCAACACCGAGATTATTACTCTTCTGATAACATAACCAATGATGATAGTGAACAAGTTTTTATTAAAAAATATTAAAGTAATTGAATGTAGCAAATTATCCCTATATGTATATCAAATAAATAATAAAAATATTTAATCTCATAATGTTTTATTTATTTACAAAATACATAAAGCACACATAATGTCTATACGAAAGAAAAAATTTAAAAATCATCCAAAATTTCGTAACCATCTTGTCCGGCACCGAATCGTTTATACTCTCCGACACGTCTCTCGAAAAAGTTAGTCTTTCCCTCGAGAGAAATATTGTTCATAAAGTTAAATGGATTGGGTGTATTAAAGTGTTTCGGTTGTCGTAATTCGACGAGCAAACGGTCCGCTACGAACTCTATATATTCGCACATCGCTGTAGAATTCATTCCCAACATATCGCATGGCAGCGCCGACGTAAAGAATTCCTTTTCAATGTTGACAGCTTCGATGAACATACTTAAAATTTCGTCAGCAGACAACTTTTCATTTTCGGGTATATAATTATTGTAATACAGACATGCAAAGTCCGTATGGAGTCCTTCGTCACGAGAAATCAACTCGTTGCTGAACGTTAGACCGGGCATTATACCCTTTGTCTTTATAAAAAAAATAGCCGCAAAACTACCCGAGAAAAACACGCCTTCCACTATAGCGAAAGCGACCATGCGCCGAGCCAGTTTCGACGGCGTCGGCTTCTTATACCAACGGCAGATTTGTCGCCTAATCGGATCGACCAACCAATCGTGCCACCACCGGTTCGATTCTTCGGTCCATCTGAGGGCCCACTGAGCCTTTTTTCTGACACACGGGACATCATCGAACGCGTTTAGTAAAGTGTCACGTTCGTTTTCATCCTTGATATATTCAAAAATCAATAAATTGTACATTTCACTATGAACGTTTTCAATCAAAATCTGTTGATCGTAAAAGTACCGGGCTTCAAGTTCGGGTACCGCATCGCGTACATAATCGATGAGATTGATATTGACTATACTGTCGGCCGAAGCGAAAAAAGCCAAAATATGTTTCACAAAGTAGCGTTCGTCTTGATTCAATTTGAACAACCAGTCTTCATAGTCTTTGGACAGATCGACCTCTTCCACCTTCCAAATACAATCCAAGGCGGTTTTGTACGCATTCCATAGGTCGGAATGGCGTATGGGAAGAATTGTCTTTCTCAATAAAAATTGATTACCACTACTGACGTTTATTTTGTCCGACATGGTGCTAATTTTAAAGGTTTTCGTTCAATGTCCTCAGAAAGAATAATGTTTTCCGTTATAGAATTAAGCATTTTATACTGTATCATTTCCGTTAGCGCTAATCTTTAGTCCGAAACGTCACGCGTGTGTGATTAGTTATGTACGATAACGTACACGATTTGCCGGCGTCTGTACGAAATGCTCTACCACTGAAGGCACAGAGAATGTACATGCATGTTTTCAACAGCGCCTACGGTAAATACGATAATCCCTATCAAGTGGCGTGGGGTGTAGTCGCAAAATATTACGAAAGGCCGAAAGGTCGACGATCCAACCAGAAATGGAAAAGACGATCTAAAGCAAAGGATAACTACTCTAGCAATTACCAAGACAATGAAACCGATTTCGATTCTGACGAGGACGACGACTACGATGACAACAACGATTCTACAACTAGCGACGATGACGATGACGACGAGGATGACGACGAGGATGATGAAGATTATTAAATATGTGAGATAATGTAGTATATTGAATGATGTTAATAAAATTTAGAGTGTGAGATTGTAAGTTGTTAAAAAATAGTCTAGTAATTTTACATAGATGACGGATTGTAGATTGTCACCGTCACTGTGAACGATCAAGAAACCCACAATATAGTTTAGAATTCGACTCTTGTCGAAGAATAGTTTTTCTAATTCAATGATTCCGTCCAAGAAAGTTTGCACGGTCGCAATAGTGGAACTGCCGTTGTTGTGTAATACATTGATTATGAATCGTTGACAAAGTTTATAGAACATTCGCCGTCCGTTAACATTGGACGTGTCGACGGATTGGACCAAATTGTTAATAATATTTAAAAAACTATTATTGTTTATGTCGATGTCGTTGTTAGTATCCTCATAAGCGAAGTGGTGATTTTGTCGGTGTTGTTTCTTTCGGTTGACCGCTTTCCGTTGAAGAATATTTTGTATAAAAGATTTATTAACCTTCATCTCGCTATGGACTCGATACTTTATCAATTGTTTTATACGAAAACTATACCTTACATTTCTAAAAAAAGCATAAACGATTTGTTATGCCGAACAATTCTGCCAGAATTGGGGTTGGAATTTCATGAAAATATCTACCGAACAGTGGTATCCGTGATGAGAGACAACGCGTACATCGTGAAGGGCGATGTCGCAGTCGCAGCTCACTTGCGACACGACGACGTCGACGGCTTCGTCGGCCAATCGGAACGAAAAGGACGAGGACATCAAAAACTATATGAAGAATTATGTTTAACTGGATTGAAAATAAATGTTTCAGCCAGAATGGATGACGCCGACGACGACGATATCGTTAACGACGTGAGCGAATTAACTACTGAGAGTGTACTGAACTTACTACCTCTCGAAGTGTTAAAAATAAAATTGGAACAAATCACATCGAAATACCGAACGAAGCTCGAATCGATACTGAAGAAAAAATCATTATCTGATAACGGTCTTGGAATCGTTTACGATGATCACCATGACACATTAAAAAATAGTTTGATCATGTTCAAATCGTATGTAAACGAGGCCGTAAAATTCGGTTTGCCAATACGCTTTACTCTGAACAACGATTTGCCGATCAAAATGACAATTTCGATGGTTAATGACGACGATTATGTCTTGGTCAGATACTCTTTTAATGTTCACGCCAAACGATCATATTTAAACGTAAGCAACGAAAATAACAACAACAACAACAACATCAGTAGCAATAAAAATTACGTCTACAACGATGTCAAAGGAGAACACGACAGATCAATATCATTGTTTAGGTGTAATGAATCGATGGTATCGTTGAGTTATTTTCCTTTTGATTTATATTTTCTAGATTTGCATATCGATAACAAACATCGACGACAAAGACAACGTGGTGATATTCGTTCTGCCGATGATCTCGTCTTATGTTCCGATCGTATATTCACGATCAAGGTGGTTGTCGACAACTTAGAAACCGTTATCGTGGACCAATTAGACCGTCTTTTGTTTAACATTTTCCATTATCAGTTCAGCGAAATCGACACAATTGTTGATCTTTTGAGGAGATTAATACATTTATTGTTTCGTCGAGAAGATTCTTCAACGACACGGAACCATTACCAACATCAACTACGTGCGTATCATCAAATAAAAAATGATTATAGACGCATGTTTTCGCCAAGAGACGTAAAGACGACGATTCTTTCTACGGTGGGACCAGTTCTCGGCGCTACGCTCATCATCGAATTATATTTTCAGAAACGTTTTAAGACGACCGTACGCGACGTTACCCACGAGATCAACTTTCCATATCATTATTGGGAATATAAGTATTTTTCAAAGTGTTGGAAACGATATTGTCGCATTTTAAAACACTTATTTTGCATTAATTCTGTGGTAATTTACTAGAATTATACAAAAAAAATTTGAAAATAGATTAAACAAAACTGGTTGTATTGTTTGATAATTTTATTCATTAGACGATTACAATTATGGAGAGTCTGACGCCTGAACAGCGATCGATCTGTGATAAATATTTTTATAGTAATTATATTTCGAGTTTGTCATCGTCCCCGAAGAAAACCTTGTCCAGAGACGAGATAATGTACATTGAAAAAATGACTCGAGGTCAATCGGAAAACGAATTATGGAACTTGTTGAGATTGGACAGACGCACCGCTTCGGGTCCCTCGACACAATACATTTTCTCGAACAGTCGCGCCATGAGTTTCGGCCTTTCCCAGGAGAAATTAGTCAAACAGAATAAAATTCTAATTAAATTGATTAAAAGCGCGATCGAGAGACGTCTCAATGAAAAGGTCACAGAAACGGTGCTCGATTGTGGAATGTTCTTCAGTAGATTGGGTCTAAACTCAGCTTCTCCCGACGCATACTTTGTCATGGAAAGCGGAACTCTGGTGCCGATGGAAATAAAGTGTCCCTTCACATATGAAAACGTCACTGTGGAAGAGATGAGAAACTCGTTAAACGTGCGCAAACAAAGGTATCGCGTCGCTTGCACGGCCTTTTCGGTAAATAGAACAGGCACACCAATATTTACCGTTGAACACAAAGATCCACATTACAGGCAAATGCAAAGACAAATGTATGTGTTGGATTCGCCTATTTGTGTTTACCTTGTTCGGTTCAAAGATTCCTTTGTGGCAATGATTGTTGATAGAGACGAAAGTTTTTGCGAACAAGAAGGTGCGAGCGAACAAAAGTTGTACGACATGTTTGCGTATAAAAGTTCCGTTACCAACGAAAACAATACTCATTGTTATTACAATAAATTTTGTGATAACATACAAAGAATGAATACATTCCGTCATGCTACGACCTCCTTCGACGACGAAGACATTAAACGTTTGACCTCGAGTGGACTTTATTATAGTTTTGGACGATTGAAGTGTGCCTTTTGTTCGTGTAAATTTGACATCGACACCGAATGCGACAATATAATAAACAATCATAATTGTAACATTAGTTCGTCGAAGGATTTTAGTAACGACGTCACACTTCAAAACGATTTTAAACATTTAGATTTCGCAGAACACTCGAAGAGAGTAGAGTCTCTATTTAAAGTCAAGAACGATTACGTTCCTGCAAATTTGAATTCGATTCTGGCATTCAAAGGTTTATGTTATGTCGAGGATTGCTACATGACATTTTGTTGCGGTCAGCGTGTTGACGATTTCAATGTTATAAAACATTTAACATCGTGTGGTTATATGAAATTAATAAACGGAAATGTATAAAAAAATGTTTTATTTTTAATATACACATACATTGACACCAATAACCAATGACATTAATAATTATTACATACAAAAAATCTAATACAAAATTCTAATAATATCAATTATTTATTAATTCCGTAATAACATCATTATTATTGATTATTTCTCTTTCTTTGTTACACTTGTATTTAATAAAACCAATGATGTATGTCACCAGATACACCGCTACACACGTAGCATTGATAATTATCGAATACATGATGGCTTCCTTTATGCTGATGGGATAATAAATAGTTTTAGTTGTGTAATGTTGGTATACGAGATAGAATATTCCGTACAAAATATTAAACATGATAGGATGTAGAATAGATTCCAGACGAATGGGTATTGCGGATAGCACTAATTCGCATAAAACCAATATTGAGTTTGTAACGTGCACCGTCGTATTAACGATAAATCCCGCGTTGTCAGTTCTTCTCGATTGGGGATCGATGAGCATAGTTACCAAATATATTATCGTTACAACCACGTTCGATGAGATTGTAACGTTGAAAATCAGTGCTTGCAATTTCATATACCAAGGTAACGATCCGTAATTATATTTGTTGTGATTGTTTCTGTGAAAACCGGCGTCGTCGACATCGCCACTGCTAATCGTCTTGTAAACATGTCGTTTGCTATACATAATCGCAGACGTTATCATACCCGTGGTAAACATGAAGATTAGCAATAACAACACCCAATGCGAGTAGTATATGAAAAAATCAAATCTATCTCTCGCTATGTAATAGGCCGCACCGAACATAACCATCGACACGAGAAGACCAAATGTTCTCAACAGCAACATCACGACGTAAGACTTGTGTTTGTTCGATACTAAAAAACACACTGCGTAAAGATCACGGACACATTTTCCCCATGTTACGTTTTCATTTAAATAAACGTTATTGTTCAACATGGCGTTCGCTGTGGTATATCTTTTTACAATAATAAAACAGCACAAACGAACGTTGCAGTTATAATCGGAGAATATGAGAACTTTTAGGGTTAATTAGCCTTTTATACTAGCCATTCGATGATATCATTGAGGGCGCGCACGCGCTCATGTAATTAATTTTCTTAATTGTATTTCTCGAAACGCATACATTATAGGTTAAAAACATACGAAAACGACAACAACAACGATAAATTCTAAAAACTCATCATTTACCGCCCACCGAGTGCGCGTTCTTTTAAATAATTATTGTGTACGTACAATTCGGACAAATAAGGTCTGAGAACGAGTTAATCGGCGATAAATATACACCACGCACGCGAAATAAAAATAATGACACCATTCCGGTCGGTATAAATTGTCCGTTTCGTGTTCATTTTCATAAGTCCTGTACGTGAAAGGATCGACGATGAGCGCGTTCTTTGCTTTCAAACTGCTGTTGCTAGTTACTAGTACGAAGACAATGATGATAGAAACAACGACACCGTCTACTACAGTGGCGGCGTGGTATTCGACATCAACGTCGTTAATCCAATTGTCGGTCAATGGTTACTATGTGAGTGCTAATTCGGACGGTTTGGTGGCGGCTACCAGATCTTTGAGTCGTGAAACGTTGTGGTCACGCTTAGAGTCGCGAAACGGCGAAATCATGTTGCGCAGCCCACTGTATTGTTTCTTCGTCTGTATCAACGATTGCGGCCAAGTTTATTCTGTGTTGAGCCCGAATAAAGAGTGTAGATTTATTGAACATGTTAACGAAAGAAATTACACATCATTTCACGTTCATTCGAACGGTATGTTTTTGGGTGTTAAGAGACCGACAAAATTACAAAAAGCAACATTATCATCAACGATTTATGGTAACAAAAAGAACGAAACATGGCATAACAATAATTTTATTGTAGTGAATCATACTAGCGCCATGTCCAAAACCGCGCTGATCACAATCGGTCGTCGATGTTCCGACGATTTCGACACGAGTAGATTGAATACGAAATTGAGGAAAAAATGTAAAATAGAACGAAAATCGCTCGAAATTGTAGAGGTCAATAATGAAATTGTTCTGTCGGAGGAGGAAGAGACTCAAGATAACATCGAGACTGACTACGCTCACGCGATGAAGAAGAAAAAGACGATGACAAGAAGGAGTGGCACACTAGGCGATCGAGAAACGTATGAAACCGACGACGCACTGTCGATACCGGAGATGATTAAAATATCTAAAGATAAAACGTTTTACAATGTAGACGAAGAACCAGAAATTGAAATAATGGTTTTACCTGATAGTGTAACAACGATGAAAGTTATGACCACGACGACACCGACAACAACGACGACTATGTCGATGACGATGAAGAGCGATCGTTTGGACAGAATGGTTGAAAAATTATTAAATGTGCCGAAAGACGCAGATATCGATACCACCAACGACGGCGACGATGGCGACGGAGACGATTATGAAAAATCATCTTTTATGTTAAACAAGTATATTTTTAAGGATTGTAAATTCATTAAAGAATAATTAAAGTAATAATGTATACTGTTTTAGTTATATCCTAATAAATGTATCATAAATTTACTTTATTAAAACAATTTTTCGTAAAGCATTCTTTTTACTTTCGATTTGTTTTTTTATCCGTACAATATCAGCTCGACGCTCTCTGATATGTCGCTGTATAGTTTCATTGTCATCGTCCGAATGATTATTATGTGTCAAATATTGCAAGTAGAATTCGATTGCTAACTCTAGACATGTGACGGCTCTGTATAGATGTGATACTTTTTCAAATGTTGCGGCTAAACGTGTCGCTTCTTCGGCATTGTCCCTCAACGCGACGAGTCGTTCGATAGTGTTCTGTTCGTTTGTCGGCGGCATCTTTATCGCCGTACTGACCATACCTTTGTTGTTGAACGAAAAAAAAATGACTACTTAATAAAAGATTAATTTCAGTAATATAAAATAATACTAAAGTACTAATTTATTGAATAATTTCTATAAGTGTTTAATAGATTGGCTAGATTATCTATATTATCTTGACCTGTCACGGTATCATTGCCATATACGATATGAACAGTGGTGAAATCGCGATTGTTCCACGATACACCGAACAATACGTTCAATAACAAGGCAACAGGATATTGTCCGCTTCGGTATCTGGTCGCCGGGCTCCATATACGCAAGTGTTGTCCCTCTCTACTTAACAGGCACCAGGAATTGGTCAATGTTTCGGCTGTTCCGACAGCAGTTCGGTTATGTCGTCGAATACAATCGTTCGGGTTGACCGTGATGCAACGACCTTCTCCCGGAAAGAGACATGGCGCGCTCGTTCGAGCCGCAATGGTATTATATCGCTCGAAAAGACTCTGCGAATAGACGTCATGATGATCGCCGAACAAATAGAGAGGACTGTAAGCGGTGCTAAATTTTAAAATGAAATTCGCAGTTTGTGTTAAAGCACCGATGATCGGATACGTGATTGAGACATAGCGCGGATGACTCAATTGATTATGGCGCACGTTAGCGATAACCTCGTCGTCAGATCGTGTCTGATCGAGTTGAGCCCAAAAGAACTTGTAATCTATTCGAGGTATATTGGCAATGTTAACGTTGAACGGTTGGATGCATGCGTTGCAGACGCGACTGCTCGATTCCCCGATCATGTTCGGCGAATCGCTGTAAACCGAGAATAGATTGTGCCACAGCGGGCAGTTGCAGTATTTGTACTCGACATCGTCATCCTTGTAGTACATTAGACGCCCTGCGGTTCGTTGGCCACTGATGGGGTCGATGGAGCACGGATCGACGACGCAGATGTCGCCCCGATTGAATTCGCGTCTATATGTTTGATCCAGTGCGGGATGATCGAGACGAACAAAACCGTCTTCACATGGCGCTATGGGGAAAAACGTCGGATCGTGTCTCACATCCCTAACGGTCGACGGACGACAAAAGGGCGTCTGTGTGACGCTGTCAAAGTCAGAAACGTGACCCTCGTCGCAGGAGCATCGCAATGGCGATTCGTCGAGATCGACAATGCGGCCGTTCGGTTGGCATCCGACGGGTACGTTGCAATCCTCGTACATGTTCAGCTGAGTAACGAGGCCGGGCGCCAAACAGCTACACAATAGAGAGAACCCGACGTCGCTTTCGGCCAAGAGCCATATGCCCGTGTGTGGGTTGCACGAACGAGCCCGTTCTCGGTCCAGAGCCATACAATACGATTCGCCCGGTTCGATTTCGAAACGCACCTCATCGTCAGTGTCTTTGTCGCGCATTACTAAAACCGTCCTGTCGTGGAAATATTGACAGTTGGCCAGACCCTCGCGACATATGTCACAATCGGCATGAGTCGCGCACGGCGTCAATGACTTATGACATTCGTGTGTGTTACCCTCGATGACGATCTCGGTCGGGGGTTCTATCAAAGGAACATCGGCGTTGTCGAAACGCAATATCGGTACGACGATGTCTCCATGCGTTACGGTCAACACGTTGATCAGATTGTATAATATGATTATTATGATTAAAATGAACACTACGGTCACTATGTAATGCATCTCTTTGTGTTGACAGTCTTAGTTACACACTACATATTCGCTATTAACATTTCATGACTTTTGTATAATAAGTGTTGTAATATTTATACTTGAAACCCGTCGAAGGCCTCTCGCGATATAACATGATGTACGAAAATAGCAATAATACCAACAACAACACTCCCACCAACACAATCAATAATTCGTTTTCGTCATCGTCGTCTATTGCAATGTCCAGCAGCAGTGCGACTCTACCGTCAGAATCAAAGAATACACAACATTTTCAATATGAAGACGAAACTATCGAAGTCGTGATCATTGAAAATGGAGAAGACGACCGAGACGGTTACGTGGAAATTACGTCGGCAACTAAACTGGTCTCGCCAATCGTAACTATACGCGGTTTTAATAAAGCCGTTCTCTGGACTAACGCTATGCCATTTCAGAAATTGACGCGTAACAACAAAAATTACGTACACGTGTTTGCACTCTGTAAATATTTGTCGATGTATAATCTGTCGTCGAATAGCGTTCATCCGCCTCAATACTACGTGCTTAAACGTTTGATTTGCGATCTCATTATTGGTGCCCAGAGTCAGGTGATCGATCCTATAGACGATATCAAGAATCAACTGTGTACTCTACAGCAATGCATCAACAACGGTATCGGTAACGGTAATGTGATGGCCGCAGGCGTTTACCAACCGACAACTGTCGACACCGGCACCACTAGCGCAAACAATAATTGGACAGAGTATATTCGCGACATGCTCAGATATGAAAATTCATCGTTATTAACAAACATAACAACCTCTCTGGACAACATCAAGAGTCTTCAGATCGATCTGGCCAACAAATTAGCTTTCAGTAATGATACAATGCTCGATAGTTTTAAGAGTATCAAAGATATTATTATTAGAAAAAAATAAATTCTTACCAACCCATGACATTTGTTTACCACCAAACTATATTTTAATTTAAATTAAAAACGAAATCCATATTCGAATAATGGTTTTTCTATCCGCCTATTCTTAAAAATAGATTTCATTTTAGATTTTAAACGAAATCCATTTTCATTGACATTCGATTAAAATTCGTGTCAATATTACACCCATCATTCATTGTGAATTATCTTTACTTGTGAAATGCTATCGAGGTAAGTGATTAAATTTTCAAAAATATCCACTCCGGTCTGTTTGTTTTCATTGAAATCAGATTTTAGTGTTTCTGAAATTTTAATGATTCTCTCTTTAATTGCCGCGGCGTCGCTCGAGTTGACACTTAACCCATCGTCTAATAATGATGTTTTCCACAATTTTACGTTTCCCGACATGTAGTCGTCGACCAGATCGCCGATTAGTTGTATCGTAGTCTTGGCAAAATTTCTGTAGTCTTCGTACGAATACTGGTCTCTGTCGCTGATGAATCCTTTAATGAATTGTATAATATTTTGAACATTTTTGTAATAATCGAGATAACTCGCATTTAATTTATCGCTATCAACATCCATTTCGTTTTAGTTATTCACGTCGTATTTTTTTTAAATAGAAAAATAACACAAGATTTGTTGTTTCAGAGTTCAATTTTTTAGCTAAACTTATAATAAATGGCAAACAAACTTTAATTCTAGCGCCGTCTCATTCGTATCGAAAATGGATTTCATTTATAAACAAAAATGAAAACTATTTTCGTAGAGCATAATCTAATATGTTTCGAAAATGGATTTCATTTTGAATCTTAACCGAAATCCATTTTCGATCACTATTTTAAATTCTAAATGATTTTATGTTTATAAGTATTCAACGGAAAAACGTAACAATCATTTACAATGAATTATAGTGCCATCGTTTTGATCATGCTGGTCGTTTACTTGTGGCACGCTGGATCGCTTGTAAGGGAAATATCTTTTATTAAATCTCTCTTGATTGAAACTTACGATATGATCGAATGCAAGTTCGGTTTATTGACTGGAGAATTTTTAAGTTTTAAAAATGAAACGATACGGCTATTGGAACATTTACACGACAAAACCAGATACACCATCGATGTTGTTTTAAATAACAGTAGAAAGATCGACACAATAAATAAAAAAATAGATTTTATGATAGATAGGTATGCGTTGAATAATAATTAAAAGTATAAAGGTTTAGTGAAATATAATAAAACGATAAAGTTAGCAATATAGTTTTTATTTAATTTAACCTGATATTGACATTCATATTTTCGTTTGGGAAATGATGACTTGTTTACGCTGTTTTTTGATTAATCTATTATTAACGCTTTTGTTTTTCTTCGAAACCCGTTTCACACTATATTTCCAGGGCTTATTAAAGGCAGAATTTATTTTGTATTTTAACTTCAAAATATATTCCATCAATTCGTCCTTAAACACGAAATCGTCGCCTATGCAGAAAACTCTATATTCAAAATCGGTCAACGGCACCTCGTCAAACAGTTCCAACATTTCCTCGTCTTTAATCTCTTCGGGGTCGAACTCGAAGTGGTATCGGTCGATTGCCACATTAGTTTTCTCATTGAAACCATCGTCGTCGTTCTTGACATAATACCAGCCGCTAGGTAACGCCTCCTTTTCGTTCAGTCGTTCGACTACAGTTTTCGGTAATTCAATCGTAGGCAGCTTGTGTTGTTCGACGACGTCAGCGCTGATATCGAACAAACTCAACGGTTGGTAATACATTTTGTTTCCTTGGATATTCCAAAACCGGTCTATCGTTTCGGGGTTGTCAAAGACGAATGATTATGGCGTATTCGGTTTGCTTCTTTTATACAGTCCTCTATGTGCTGATAAATGTAAATACGCGGAACGATAAGATAATTTAATTTTATGAAATTAACATGTATAAAATCGATCAGAGATATGTTCGCGATAACGCTATCCTCAATCATCGATCAGAGGTAGCGATGAATAGAATTATGCGCGAACACGATACAATTAAAAGCGACATTTACAAATTACGTTCACAACTTTTAGAAGTTTGCCAACAAGCTAACGGAACAGACACCAATCTATGTTCACGGATCAAGACATCAATCACACAATCCAATTTCGATTACAACATTAACAGCGGTAATAACTATATAGATTCGAAACAACAATCTCGTCTTCAGTCGCCGCTGCAGCCACTAACTGAAAACGTTGTTTTAAACAACACTAACAGCGTTTATCGACAATAGCAGTAGCTATAGAATCAATTACTATTAAAAAAATCATTTGTTTAGCATCATTCAAATGGATAATGTTGCTGAAAAAAAAGAAGAGGATTACCTATTCTGGAATTCATCGATTAGCTTCAAAGACATAGATAAAACGAAACAATATTTAGTATTGGTTGAAGATTTTGATTTTGAAATAGATTGCTATACTCCATTCTATAATAATGGTCAGTGTATAAAAATTTTCGGAACAATACTATTTCATTTAATCAAAAATAAAAACAAAAAAACAATTTTGTCGCCGGCGGCGTCATTAAAGATTAAACCATCAACGATCGATACAACCAAAAGGAGTCATCGTAACGTTTGTTTCAAAAGCGTTTCATCGAATAAAAAAAATATCATTCACCTAATCAAAAGTACTTTACGAATGCCTCCTTGTATGTTGAATCTGTTGAATTTGATCGAAATCGCTCCACGCGGTGGCCGATTCAAGAAACGATTCGTGTTTAATTGTTATATCGTAAATTTGATAACATGCACGAAATGCAATAAACATTGTATCGTCGACGCGATGAATACTCTTTATGATTACGACGAAAAATGCATGAGAGAGTTTTTCCATTTGATCAATAAAAACAATTCGCCATACAAACCTCCTAATTGTGCGAATATGAGTAAGAGTAATCTTTGTTTCAAATCAAGCCAATGTAAGGGTTCTAATCCTTTATGCAATAAATAGTGTATAATAACTGTTATTATTGTGATGTGCCATGTGATTTTAAATATAAGATAGACTTAAACTGTTGGTTTAAGTGTGTACTGGTCGTAAGATTAAAACATGGAACTCGACAATGAATTTTTGAACTTGTACAAAAAACGAGACGACTATTTTAGAGAGTATCAAAGCAAAGTCGAAACTTTTTTCCGTTTGAAAGCGGACGATAAAAGCAAATATGTCAATTTGGCGAATCAATTGTACGTGATGTCGGCAGTGTTGTACGGTCTTGACGAGCAACTCTATAGCGTCGAGAACAATTCTTCGCGACAAGATAAAATCGATTTCGTTAATAATTTAAACGAACTCGGAATGGATAACGCTTTTATAGAGGAACTTTACGATTCCGGCGATTATCTTTTGTTGTTGGCCAAATTGACGCAAAAAGATGATCCGTCTAGACCCGACCACATGCAAAAAGTTTTGCTCAAAAATTGTAAAAAATTTACTCAGATTCTGTCACAATTCGTTGATAAACGTAAAGTTTTTAGAAAAAGGTACAGCAGAGACGACGCCAACGAGAGCTTTAATGATCCCCTGTTGAAAGAGATATTCCTATTGAAAACTTTATTGATCAAACATTTGTGTATTTTGGAAAAAATATCCAAATATGACGAGAGTGTAATCAATAAAGATTAACATGTTTATTACTGATGTGTGGGGGCGATAATATCAGTATATAAACTTTGGCTCTGAAATATTTAAACAGAACCATCGTTGACATTGGATCGGCATTGACAACGAATCGATGTAAAATGGAAAATAATATCGCTTTCGTTGTTCACTCGACCAACAAACAAGAACTGGTCAACGAAGAGGAACCGACCAACGAACAAATTGATATCGACGATTGGAGCATAGAGCGCCTGCAGCAGTATGTTACAGAGAAACGATTAAAGTCTCCGGCTTCGTCAGTGGTGTTTGTTAAAAATGAAAAAAGACGTAATTATAAAGCGATATATAAAACGTTTAAACTGACTTCAAACCGAGAGGACTTGAAGAAGATGGTAAATTTTTATATCGATGAGGAAAAGTCTAATAAATCGAAAATGGAACAAAACAAACCATATATTGAAATTAAGAAACAAGCCTCATTGGGTCTATACGAAGGAGAATGTGCGTCGAAATGGAGTCTCAAAAAATTACGAGATTATTTAAAAATTAACGAACCCTCGTTTGTCGGTAGAACTACAGCCGATAAAGAGACTTTAGTTAAAATTGTAAATTATTATATGAAAAAAACATTAGCTGGTAATAACGATGCGTCCGCTTTATTGTCATAAAATATATTAGAATAATATTACAAATGTATTATATTTTTGAATAAACAAATATTGAAATAAAACTTGTTTTATATTTATAAAAGGATTTATTATTCTTTTTATTAAACATCAATGAAGTTTATGTTGTCTTGATGATTGTCATAATTATTGTTTAAGATGTCGACTAGTTTGTGTATCATATGAAAACTGTGTTCCGATGAACCGAACTCTCGTATGGTCACGTTGCTCGACTCGCTGTAGGGCGAACGTAAAAAGTCTCCGTAATACTGAAAAGTGACTGAACCGTTCTCGATAAACATTTTGTCTTCGCACACCGAATATGAACACACAAAGGTATGAAAATAGAATAGTGGACAAAAACAGTAATTCAATATTGTCTCGACGAGTGACTCGTTGTGGCGATAATCGCTATTTGTCGTTATAACAATAATGTACGAACCGATTTGCATTTTTAAGAAAGTATTGTCCGTCTCAGCGCATAACAGTTCTCTTCTGTTATTGACAATATTCGCGTCGTTTCTCCATCTTTATACTTGTGGCGTACAAAGAAATAATTCTAAGAATTTCATATGGGTAAAATAAATAACAGATGTGTCTAATACAACAATAACGACAAACGAGACATTGATGTGTTTCATTAGAATAATTATTGCAGCTGCTCGTTTCAAATACTACACGAGTTCTTTGAGAGGAAAACATCGTATCATTAATTAGTGTGTCATGTACTCATTGATATTATTGTTCGTTGCCTTGACAGTAATTTTTCTTTTTTTAATCTATAAACCGATTTACGACGCTCATTCCGAGATCAGGAAAGCTCAGATCTGGTACAACGAAACCGTCGATGATCGCATCGATTATATGCAAAACGTTTTACAGAGAAGACACTACGTGCCTCTAGAGAATTTACCAAACATAAATTTTAACACGAACTTGGGTACTGTGAACGAGGGCGAACTAAAGTGTTTGTCTGTTCCGATTTTTGTGAGCGTTGAAAACACCCCAAATTTTGATTGTGCAACACTATGTGACAATCCTTCGGCTGTTTATTTTTTTGTCGGAGAGTACGACAGATTCGTGATAAACGGTCAACTCCTCACAAGGGGAGGATATTGCACGACTAGCAGTGTGCCTCGCAATTGTAACCGCGAAACTAGCGTTATATTGTACGGTCTAAACCAATGGTCATGTATAGCTGAGGATCCGCGCTATTTTGCGGGTCCCCAGAACATGACGCAGGTGGCGGGACGGCAACACTTCGATCGTATAGCGCCCGGCCAAAGCAACCGAAACGTTTTGTTCGATCGACTCTTGGGTATGGAAGTTGACGTTTCGCGGAACACGTTCCGAACCGATTGGGACGAATTGATGGACGACGGAACGAGACGTTTCGAGATGCGTTGTGACGCTTTGGACGATCACAACAATAGAATGTTCGTAAACCCGCTCAATCCTATAGAGTGTCTACCGAACGTTTGCACGAACGTTAGCCATGTCCACGTCGATGTGAAACCCAATTTCGAGACCGGCGAATGTGAGTGTGGAGATTTTAATGTCACTCGAGTTACTCATTCTGTCCCTGGCGACAAAACGTCAATATGCGCCAGTGTCGTCGACGGTTTCGATCATGATTCCTTGTCGCACTATTTCAGAGTCGAATGTACGAACATGAACATGTCAATTTCGGAGTATTCACGACTAAAACCTCTGTGTCCGGGTACTATTTTCACACAAAACACAGATAACGCTTATACGTTTATTCTGCCGGGGTCGTTTCCAATGTCCGCCAACGGACTCATGGAGCCCACCCATAGATTCTACATGGAGACAAAAAATAGGATATCGTACCCGTTTATTAGACCGATCCCGGCAAATTAATGATATTGTTTTCAAAGTAAAAATCAATTATCACAAACTGCCCCGATAACATTATCGTTATCAGTGAAAATATACGTTATCAATCGTATCTGTATGTTTATAAACGAGTCTTACCAAAGGCCGAGTTAAGTGTGAATTACGATTTTAGAACGACAACTATATTGCCAATAACGTCTAAACATGCCGCTGTTTGAAATTTTGTCGGCTTGCTCTAACAACAACATTAGGAAAGAACCCCTTTCCTCTAACACATGGAACCGTCGTCAATGTAAAAATTGTCTAAAATATAATTGCGAAGAACAATCACGCGGGTGTTTTAACGCTAGCTATTCTGGTATCAACTACAGCAATGTTAAATCGTCGTCATCCGCTTCATCGTCTTCGTGGAAACAATTTAATAGAAAGTTGTAAATTGATACGTATTTGTTATAATAAAATGGTAATTATTATATAACTAGATTTGTTTTATTTTTGTTATTACTAGCTGGCATCTTTCCATGATGACCGTGTGGGTTGGCACATTTAAATTTGGTAATAAAAAACATAAACTGAGATATGTTTTAGATATAAATCATAAAATCCGGTTCGTCGCTAAAGATATTATACAGATTCTGAAATATCAAAAGTGTAATAGAGCTACCGCCAATGTTGTCGACCGAAAGTACAAGATATATTTTAATAAAGTAAAACTTTTATTACCGTCATCGAGAAGACGGAACGAATCTGGATATTTACAACCTCGCACGATTTTGTTAGAGAAAATCGGTTTGATACAAATGATTATGCGTTCCGAAGCAACGATTGCTGCCGAACTTCAGAATTGGTTTTTCGAATATGTCATACCCGAGTGCAGTAGAGGCGGAGTGTCATCGATCGGTTTAAACGGATTCAATGTTACAAGACCCGTCCGGGGATACTTTTACGTGGCCAGTACGAATTCATATATCGGAAAGAATCTTTACAAAATCGGTCAAACGACGAATCTCGAAAGGCGACTGGCTACTTTAAACTGCGGACGCGCCAACTTTGATCACATGGACTACGTCCTTTACACGAAACCGATCACCTATTTCGTGTTGTTGGAAAAGATGGTAAAACGCCATCTCAAAACGTATAGGAACAGCGGCGAAGTGTACGAGGTCGATCTTGAAATTGTAATTAACATTATAATAAACTGTATAGGAAACCACTTTTTCTATCGTGGATAAATTTTAATCTTTGTGTAGACTATTAAATAAACATAATTTATTTCAACCAAATGAACCTTTCTTTTTAACAAATTTCGCTTCAATCGAAAGCAAACAATTTTAATTGGAAACCCAATCTAGCGGAAATTTGTTTGACACCCAATTAATGGATAGACACGAATTTAAATATCGAAATCTTAACAGTTAAAATATTCATTTATTCGAGCAGGTAAGTAAATTACAAAAAATCTACATTTACGCTACAATATAATGTCGTTCACGGTGCTAACGAAAAAAATCCAAGACAATCCAATAACCTCGTTTTTAGATCAACAATGGGTTATGTGGATTTGCGCTGACGATGTGCTACAAGTGTTACGATTGCCCGCAGCGACTTTGCAATCGGTTCCACTGAGACACAAAAAGTGCTGGCACGATTTCAAATGCCCCGATACCTCTTGCCGATTCGACGGCAACCGAATATTCATAAACTTATATGCATTGGGTTGTCTATGTAATCGTGTCAGTTCGAATAGTTCCGACTATCTGTGTACGCTTTTCGTGGCCGAAGTTTACAGAGAATTATGTTTACAACAACAACCCTCGTCACAACAGCGTGCACATCACCATCATCAGCATGTGGTGCCTTTGTCTCCGCCATCGCCAGATACACGTAAATGCGACGACCACGAATGCACTCCCGAATGCGGCAAATGCGGCCACAACAATCATTGTGATCATGATCACCATTGCGATCATAACCATCATCATCATCATCACCATAACCATAATCGTGAATTATTAGAATGTATCGGAAAACAAAACGACTTGATAATAAACGGGCTGGGTCAGTTGTGCGTTAACAATAGTAACCAACATTTAGAGATAACAAATGTTTTACATTGTATAAAATTGCAGAACATAACGCTCAACGGTCAACTGAGCCAGTTGATCGATTCGATCGACAATCAACTGAGTTCCATTTCTGATGACGTTCTCAAATTGTTAAATGATTTCGACGAAAAGTTCGATAAATTGTTGGGTGACATTAATAGGATCCTGGCCCAACTCCAAGACACTTTGAGAAACGAACTGACCGGCATCAATTCGATTTTAAATAATCTGACGTCCAGCGTGACCAATATCAATTCAACTTTGAACAATATATTACAAAGTTTAAATGGGTTAAACTTGGGAGAATTGCTGGCGAGATTCGACGAAATTTCATCAAAGTTAGATGAAATTCTTGGTTTACTAACAATAGACATTCCCTTGAACAGCAAGGAACGTTTTATCAAAAAACAAAAGTTGTAATTCGATATGTTTGTGTGTATATGTATTAAATCCATTATACGTTAATTTAAAATAAAATAGTAAATAATTTAAACATTTAATAAACTTTTATACACAAAATTATACATTAATATTGTGGTAAAAGGTTGATATCATTAAATTTTTCAACAGTATTAAATACTGAATCTTGTAGTTTTTCCAGATTTTCGTAATCGTCTCTGTCAATTATCATGAAATTGCAAATGCCATCGTTCCTTTCGCTCGTTATAAATGTCTCGAAACATATTGGCAAGTCCGATGTGATGTTCAAGCGGCTCACGCAGGTGACGAGACATTCGCCGGTGTCGCACATTACAGCGTCGACCACATCGAAAAATGTCAAGTATTTCTCGTAAATGGAGCGCTGCAACAAATTTTGCGGATTAGAAATATACATTACGAACGCAGTCAGTTTCATCGTGATTAAAAATAAAACACTTGAATCCAAACACGAGTGTTTATAAATCAGTTATATCTATATTTGCGTGCTTATCGTTCTAATCTTTAGTATATTATACATTCGCGACAACGTTTTATTTGATCGAAAATGGATTTCAATTTTAATTATAAATGAATTCCATAATAGTTTTTATTACACAACTACAGTTTAGTTGTATATATTGATCGTACACTATACGTTTATTTATTGTTTCACCGCACTTTATACAAATCGTCAGACGTTTAATTAATTTGATATAAAAATTTATAGCGTCACGTTATGAGTAATAATAAAGAAATCGACAACGACTCAGACGGGTTTGACAATAACCGGTTTTGTATAGTTTTTGTGTGGTATCATCCAGATTCGTTCGTCTATAATACATACCAATATCCGTTCTGGCACAATGTACAATATCATGCGCTCAAATATAACTGTTATCTTGTCTATTGCATAGAAGACGAGCGAAACGTCGTGTTTCCAAAAGTGAACAATTTACATTATATAAACTTGAAAACGCCACAATTGATGAGAACGATCGAGCGACTCAGAAATATGCCATGTATAATTGATTACATCAAACTGCAAATGCTATACAACGAAACAATCGTCGAAAAGGAAAATTTACTTTTCGTAATGGATATGGATTGTACAGTTGAATCAGTCGACTGGGACACAATCAATAAATGTAATCGGTATTTGGAACCTTTTTTCGACAGAAGCGTTTCACAACTATACGAAAAGACATCATCGTCATTAGGTTTCCAATCTTATATCGAAAATTATGCGATGCTTCTTAACAGAAAAATCGAAAGACCGTCTACCATCCTTCAATCTTACAATATAGATTTAGATATGATAACCGCAAAGCAAAATTTAAATTATGAAAATAATTACATATATTATCAGTATGTTCTTCTGGTTCAACTGTACTACAGAGATCGTCATGCCTTTTTGTTTCCGAACAAAGTTGCAGACTTACAATTTGAAAACTGTGTGACGATAAACTTTAGGCGAGGAAACAGTTGGCGTGAAATAATCGTATCCGAGTATGATTACGAGTACGATGCTAATGAAAAACCGTCATTTGACGTTTGCCTGACGTCTCAATTGTATTTAGCTATTCTCGACAAAGACGAGGACAAGATCAATACCATCGTTCAAAAATTGAAATCGTTAAATTATAATTTTGCTAGCAAATTTCAATGGTCCAATTCGATGCAAAAATATACAAATGTAGCGGGCGTCTTGAAAGACAGAATCAAAACTTACGATTTTTTTAAAAAGGATTTTTTGTTACCCATAACCTTATACGATAAATAAACAACAGTTTAATAGTATTTTTGTTTTATTGATGTTTAGTTTTTATTGACAACAACTCTGTTAATGTATTTAAAAATAATTTTCATCTTCCCGTCGAACCGAAGCCGCCGTCGTTTCGTTCGGTGCTCGAGAGTATATCCGTCACAACCATTGGCATGGCGTGGTAGGTGTGTATGATCATCTGGGCGATTTTGTCTCCTCTCTTGAATTTTTTCATTTTTTTACCGAGATTAAACAGAATCACATTAATGTTGCCTCTATAATCGTTATCGACGACACCACCGATAACTATGATCTTATCCTTGGACGCTAGTCCTGATCTGCTTTCGATCTTTACATACATGTTGAACGGTAGTTCGATCGAAATCCCCAAGTCCACTTTGCACGACGACTGAGGTTTGACGACAAAATCGACGGGCGTTCGTAGATCGTATCCAGCGGAACCGATTGTTGACATTTTCGGCATATAGGAGTTGTTCGATTTTACGATCTTGCAAATGCCGGTTGAAACTACGTCCATTGTTACTCTTTAAAAGTGACAAAATATGTCGAAAACTAATATTCACTACAGTATCTAGACAAAGTTTGTCATAACCTTTACAGAACACGACCCTTTTATATGATATTGCGCGCGTGCGTGTGTACCGTTCTACGACGGATTCGACTATCAAGATTATACTAGCGATTAATAATACTGATAAACGACAATTGACGTATCTGATACTAATCTTTTAGATTACGATTTTTATATAAATATGAAGGGTCGCGACTGTTTATTTATATTCGAAGTAACAATTCGAGGTTTAACAATACAAACCGAAAATGTCTCATCTTTTGGCTCTCGGTGGTGTGGCTTGCACTACGAAAACGACACTTTTAAAAAAATTGAAAACTTTCAATAACGTTGTCGTTCATTTAGATGATTTAAAGGAAATACACAATCGGTATAATTTTGATAGACGTATCGGCGAACTCCTATTTGCTGCATATCGAACGAAAGACACTGGTTCGTATATGAGAGACTACAAAAATGTGCATATTTTTGATCGTCAACCTGTGGAATCTGTCGTGTACTCGGTCATATATCAGAAAATGACAGACGATGAATCGCTGAAGGCGATCGAAGTGTGTAAAAAGATGGGTCTGTGCGACAATTGGATGTCGTTTGTATTCGTTCCTGCAGATAATAGCCAAGATACGCTATTGTTAAAGATGAAGCAACGAGCCAATCAATTAGATATGGAAACGATCGAATATATCGAACAGCAGACTAAATACTTTCATATATGGAGTAACGTTATGGGTTTCGAGGAAATCACAGTCGATTGGAACGCTGACATAAATGAACAGCAAAATAAAATTTTACAAACTATACATGAAACGATTTACAAATGGACGGACGATTACGCCGATAGCGGACTGTATATGTACTCGTTTAAAATACCCATAATTAAAAACAAGATCGCAGGATTCGATCTCGACGGAACATTGATAGATGCCATCGAAAAGGACATCGAAGTTGGCGACACCGCGGTTCGCGATTGGAAGTTGAAGTATTCGGATATCGAGGAGAGGTTTGTCAAATTGCTTGACGATGATTTCACTCTTGTCGTAATGTGCGATCTATCGGCGGCATATAATGATAAATTGCTCGTGACAGATTTTAAAAAGAAAATTGAAGAAGTGTGCAGCGAAATCGGTCTACCGATGATAGTGATTGTGGCCACAAAGCATGAAGATGATGATCGAAAATTGATGACGAAAATGTTTGATCATCTGAAGAAAATATCAAGTGGGGCCATCGATTTGGATCGCTCATTTTTCTGTGGCAACAGCAACGACGGCGCGTTTTACAACGATCTACAGTTTGCTAAAGACTATGGTATCAAATTTATCCACGATTCTGATTTTTTTAAACAGAAAACAAAACGACTACTGTAACGTCAATGGAAACGACGATGACACCACGTACCGTTTCGAATTGGTACAATTTCTTTGCTTGTTTCTAAGAAATAAATAAATTATTTTGTTTGAATTTATCTTTTTTGTTTATTTTAATTTAAGTATTAAAATACAATAATTTTATAATATCTATTTAGTTAAGCCAAGGGAAAAGACATGGACAACATGACTGATATAGAGGATCGTTTGAAAACTTTCAAAGGTCGTTATTGGTGGTCAAAAGACTGTGATATAACTTGTAGAGAAATGGCATGTGCCGGTTTTTTCTATTTGGGAACTGAAAAAGGGAGAGGTTATGCAGTCAAATGTGCATATTGTAATATCGTGATCGATCACGATTGGCCCATCGGCAGTGATCCCATGTCCGAACATAAACGATATTCAAAGTGTCGTTACATTGAAGAGATGTTAAAATATCCGTTTGAACCGACGAATAACAGTTGTCGTTTGTTGACATTATCGCAATCGTTCCATTCGCAATTAAAATATCAAAAACAGAATAATGATTCGAAAAAAGATTCAGAGTATTTTTACCGTTGTGTCATCTGTTTGGATAACGAACGTCAAATTATGTTTCAACCTTGCCATCATGTCGTGTGTTGTCGCACATGTTCAGACTTGATAACCGACTGTGTAATATGTCGAAGCGTAATAATTGAACGTGTAATTGTTTTTTTAAATTGAACCTCAATATAAATGAGAATTATTATTATTTTGATACATATTTATTGATCTTAAATTGTTTTTTATTACTAAATATTTTTACATTATCAATAACGGTTAATTTTACATTGTGAACAACGGTGTTACGACTCTAGGATTCGGTTTGCTGCTGCTGCTACGACGACGTTTTAATTTTGTACGATCTCTTGTAATCTTGTTGTTGGTTTTAATGGTTGAATTTAATAGATTCGTCGATACGGGAAGGGTGCTGCACGTCGTCGTGATACTGGGCATTTGTTCAAACGGACTTTTGTTGTTGTTGTTGTAGCTATATAGATCTATGGTTTCGATAAAAATTTTGGTAGCTATCTCTTTGGTGAACGTGACGAGGTGATGTTCGTCGTTTCGAGGATTGTCTAAGTTCTCCAAACATTCGTTGTAGTGCTGCAACATGGCGCGCGGCGAACTTTTCAGGTCCGGATTGATACTGTCCAATCGTTTGAGAGCGACTTCGATTATCGTCTTGTAATTTTTGAAATATAATTTACTTTTGTTGAGAGCAAATTTAAAAACTATGAGCAGCATTCTGCGATTGAAGTCTTTATAATCGATAGCGTCGTCTACATATTTTGTCTGGCTAAAGAGTCTTTTGATGTAGTCGTAATTCTTATTGGTTGGATTTTTAAAGTATTCATCACGAGCCCGTTTAACAATTACCAAAATATCGTCTGGTAGCATGCCCTGAGATTCTATCAGAGCGCTACACTTATCCGCGATCAATTGTCGCGCAAACACATCCACGTTAATGGGTGAATCCATGCTCAAAGTTGTTCTAATTTCGATCAACTTACTAATTGTAATTGACGTCGCCACACTCCAATATACAATAATACATTTTTCATATGTTTCGTAAAAAATAACAACACTAAACGATTGTGTCAACCAACCGATTGAAAATTTAGAGGTCCTACAACCGCAAATCTATACACTCTTAATCTCTCGTACAACTTGGATACAGTATCAATGTTTGCGTTTCTCATAGATTCGAGAGTATTGACTATTTCATTGTACTGTTCCTCGTTTAGGGCACGATAATTGATACTTAGTTTGTAATGCATAGCCATAAGACACTCGACCAGAAATTGAAACGTTCGATTTCGTTTCATACCGTATGGTCCCGTATGCACTGCGATACTGTAATCTTTCATCGATTCATAATTTGCTGTATAATTGGAGAAACCGCTAGAGATTCTGTCGATTTCATTGAAGAAAACGGTTTTGTCATATTTTCTGGCGTTACGATCGTACCGAACGTCATTCGATCTGATTGCCATAAAATTGTTAAGCGCGGTACCGTACGAATTGAATATATTTTCGCCATATTCAATATCGGACGACTTGTACCGTATACTATTTATTTTAATTAAATTGGTTATTACCACCGATTCGTTGAGTCTCAACGTGTCATCATCGACGTAATGTGACACAGCGTACAGTTCGGGATATTCGAGAAATTTCAACGATCCTTTACTAACTCCGATGTCCGTAGCATCGGACCCGATCAGTTCATTGGTGTACAACATTATTAAGTCAAACTGACTGGGTAGATCAAGTTCTTCGAAACGAGCCGGGTCGGCAGTGCCACGGCTCACCGATATTCTATCGTAAACGATATGACTCTCGCTATTCTTAACGGATTCGTATTGTGACTCTGCGCTATAACGATTGACGAAAATATCGTTTTTTACATAATGATTTATGTCAAAATTGTAATCGCCATAATTGATGTAATTGTCGCGCATCAAACCACACATGCTGTTAATATACTCGAGGATACACAATAATTTAACTTTTAATGTCGAGTTCAGGAGCGAAGCAATCTTAATTGTGCTGAAATTAATATTAGACATGTTATCGAGAAACAACGCTTTGGTCACTATTGCGGCGCAATCGATACGACTCAATTTAAAATGATGTGAATCACTGACATCGGGAACGGACCAATCTAACAACACATTTAATTCTACTTGATATTTGAAATCTCTCAAATAACTCAATTTGAATGTGTTTCCATGCTTAACTAACTCGTCATAAATACCCAAATAGTCGATCTTCATTTTCATCGATTGTGGTGATGGTAACGTCGATGTCGTCGACAATGCAGACGTCGATATCAACGCATGCGTAGGTTCTAAAGTCGTTAACGATGTCATTGTCGTTGTCACTTGACCACGACTCAATGGTGTATCGATAATTTCCTCTTTTATCAGAAACGGACTCGTCGTCGTCGTAGTCGTCGACATTGTCGTTATTTCGTTTACATCGCCAACTAACGGTATTGTCGGTGACGACGGCAACAACTCAAGTAATCTCGAATAGTGTCTGTCTACAAGTTTCCTAGTGTTAATCAATATTGTTCGATCCGAATCGTACAACGTTTGCATCGCGACGACGGCGCTCTCGCTCTGAGAATATACACTTTTCAATCTCATCAGAAAATTTATATATCTTTGATCGATTTCGTTCAATGTATTGACGATTCTATTATTGTCATTATCATCACTACGACGACGAGGGAGTTGTATAATGTCTTTTTGTACGGTCAAAAAATCTTGTTGAATTACAGCAAACTCTTTAACCAGTGCAATGTCGATATTCATGTCGTTGTAATTTTCGTTAACATTCAAGTCATACACTTTCTACTTCGTCGACACGTTTTCTATTCTCGTATTATATATATTCAGCGTAATAACGTTTTCCGCTTATAAAAAAAATAACGGTTTGTACAACGGCGCGTCTCGTTGTAATCATAATCTATCGTAGATTCTACTATAGACAGATGCCAATGAATCGGGAACGCAGACTGGAATTGTTCGCGCAAACGCAGTTTGGTAAAATGTCATTTTGGTGTAGCCAGGAGAACATATGCAATCGTTTGGTGTGAATTGACGCAACATGAGGTCCACATTCAAAGTCCCGTCATCGCACACATACGGTCTAGGCGTACCGAAATCATCAATAATGTCTCGATACGTACTTATACATAATTGATCGACGACAAACTCGCTGGCCGCAAACACCTTTATCAGACCCAACGAAGCGTTACACTCGAAATCGTCCGGTCTACCAGAAATTTGAGAATCGCGATTCGAACAAAAACCCTCGTCACACACCAAAGTTCCTATTGCGTTCTGGGAAACGCAATTATCTATACACTGCCGATCGGTGACGCATGGCAATTTTGTATGACCACAATCTACCACGCCATTACGGTCGTACACAAATTCCATCGGGCTAGACGAATCGTCGGCAATTTCGTTTGCGTGGAATTCATTAAGCCGCACAGCTTGATTTATGCATACATAATAAATTATTATTAATACTACTAATATTACAGAAAAACCAATCAAATAAGTAGACAACATATTTTCTTAATATTTTATTAGTTTAAAATGAATACATTTTCATTTAAATGATGTGTCGTCAACGAGTGTTGAATATAACTTGACCGTTATTGAATTTAGTACTATACACCTTCACAAAGAAACCATAACAATCGTCGCATTCATCGATAAAGTGGTGTTTCGCTAACGAATGTCTACATTGATCACACAACAAAACATTGAGATTACATTTATCCAACATCAACAATGAATGTCTCAGAATAAATTTAAATTTTGACTGATCATCCAAATTCTTGTCTTGGACACAATTTAAACAATAGTTTAAAAATATATGTTCGTTGATCTTGATTTCTACATATTTCACAGTTTCACATCTATAGAGGTGTTCATGTTCTATATTTTTTACTGTCTGCTGCCGCTGAAGATGTGATCCTTGACGATCGATAGCTGCGTCAATGTTGGTGTCGTTGTTTGACATTTTTATCTTAATTTTTTTTATAACAATCTAATTTATATGTATATCTGTACAATGTAAGAGAACCGTTGTCTCTCTAGAATACAACTGAACAATATAAGTTGTATTGACTTTATTTATATCGTTCTATAAAAATACGTCATATTATTTTTATCTAACATGGAGGCCGTTTGTTTCATAGACGGCGACGTTAAAGGAGAAATTACTTTTTTCCAACAGTCGCCCACCCACCCGACCATCGTGGAAGGCTACATACTGGGTTTACAGAGAGGTCAACATGGTTTTCATATTCACGAATTCGGAGACACAAGCAACGGTTGCACCTCAGCGGGGGAACATTTTAATCCGTTCGGCCAAGATCACGGCGCGCCCGACGCTGCCGTCAAACATTTAGGAGATCTGGGTAACGTCGAGGCCAAAGTGTCTAATGCGTTAACACCCGTGAAAATTATCAGCAATTCGGTAACTTTGTACGGACCAAATAACGTACTCGGAAGAAGCCTGGTCGTACATACGAATCGTGACGATTTAGGTCTCACTGATCACCCTCTGAGCAAAACCACAGGTAATTCTGGAGGACGTCTTGGTTGCGGAATCATTGGTGTGAAGAACTCTCAAAACTCTATACCGAAAATGGATTTCATTTAGAATCGAAAACAAAATCCAGATTCAGCATTTTTTATCGAAAATGGATTTCATTTAGAATCGAAAACAAAATCCATTTTCAAGAAATTTTACGAAAATGGATTTCATTTAGAATCGAAAACAAAATCCAGATTCAATCAAAGTTGGATTTCAGTTAGAAACAAAAACTAAATCCACTTTCAAGAAATTTTTATCGAAAATGGATTTCAGTTAGAAACAAAAACTAAATCCATTTTCGATAAATTTTGTTGAAAATGGATTTCAGTTAAAAACAAAAACTAAATCCATTTTCAACAAAATTTATCGAAAATGGATTTCACTTAGAAACGAAAACCAAATCCATTTTCGATAAAATTTCTTGAAAGTGGATTTAGTTTTTGTTTATACATGAAATCCATTTTTGATTGAATCTGGATTTATTTTTTAATTCTAAATGACTTTCATTTTGTCGTCAACAAATTCGATATACACTAGACTTTATTTTGTTTAAAAACAAAATCCATTTTCATTATTTAATCGAAATTAGTTTGTTCCTAAACAATTTCATTCAATCTCCTATATTTCTATAATCTAAATTGGCCATGAGAGTTTTGTGGCGTTTCATTGCATCGATCTCCAATTGTTCCATGTTTTTGGCAATTAAAACTATAAACAATATAAAAACAATTAGTATAACAAAAACAATTATACAGCATACGATCAAAATGAAATCCCTCAGGAAAATTTTGTTTCTTGAAACGATCTGTTGTAGTTGATCGTAATCTAAAATGGATTCAGAAGGAACGGCCCCTAGTGCGGTGTTCGCCGTGCGTCTCATTTTTGCGTTCAACTTACAAATCACGATTCGCATTATATCATCATACGTGAAGACTGAATTACATATTTGTTATCCCATTCAAAAATAATAATTGTATCGGGCCGGTGTGACTTTTATATTGTCAACGTTTGAATCCTTCATGATTGTGTTGACGATTTCGAAAAGATATTTACTATTGTTAATGTCTGAATAGTCGAAAGTCTGTACATTATCGTCGGCCATGTTAATCGGCACCGGACCGTACGATGTGATCGCCAAACTATCGTTCTTACAATACAGTCTCACCCGCTTCTGTTTGTCAAGCGTGTTCAATTTTATTATTACGTCAGGAACCAGTTGGTACGTCAGTATCAGAGGTTGAAATTGTAAAACAAAATTTACTACCACTTTGGAATTGTTGTCGATACCTAGCATATCCATTGCGATTTTCAAATACTGCAAACTACGTCTGTTCACGTAGGCGCATTTGTTGTTCGTATCGCCCTTCATAAGGCGTCGTACTCTTTCCCACATTAATCTATTGAAAATACTGTCGACCTCTTGTTCTGGCAAATATATCGAATATCGTGCGGTCACTTTTCTGTATTCGAAAATTGATAGAATTTTTTTGATATTTAAAATCTTCACCATAGTCGGAGTCTCCAAACGAAAACATATGATAAAGTCATTGATATTGTCGTCGAGTAATTTGTTGAGATAAAAAAGCGGTTGTTCTCCCTCGATGGGAAGTGATTTTTTGTAGTTTACTTTGCCTCGAAATTCGATCGGACACAGAGGTGTATTCTGATCGACGACCATGGTTTTGCAGAAAAACAAATCATTGGTCAATAGTATGCTAAAGACACGAGTTTCGCCTACGCCGATTTCATGTATCGGAACTATCGGGTTCCAGTATACTATGGTGGACGACGCGTTCTTTTTGGCCAACCGTGTCTCAGAACGATCGTTATTTTCGTGTCTCAAGACGCGTACCGTTTTGAATAATGGAAATTTAGTTTTATCGATATACTGTATATCTTCGTCTGTGGGAACGTAGACGATTAGGTTGTATACGGCGGCACCACCCACATCGTTTTGAGCAACGACATATTCGTAAGGAAACATGAAAAATCTAGTGCTTATACACACTTTAATGTTGTTCGGACAAGCCATATTGCGATGTTGTGTTAAGAATTATATGATCGGTTTCAAATTGTTCACTTTAACCAAACTTATTAATGGTTCGGGTATATAATTGTATTGATAGTATACGAGTCGTCCGAGTTGATTTTTGTTTAATCTTAACGTGAAAAGCAAAACGACAAATAACACAAATATAATTATTAGCGCTACAATGTAAACTATCATTATGATTTTGATATTAATTACAACGTCAACGACGATGAGGCCTTTGTCATCTTAATTTGATTATTATGTTATAAACGTTTTGAGTAATTTATTACGCTCGTTGCTAATTAAAACTAACCATCAATCGTATGACATTGTTATCAAACCTCCGATTGACATTGTATTCAACGAATGGAAATTTTAACGATAAAATTTCGAATCGTTTTTGTACTTTATTGTTATACACCGCAAGTATATTTAGGATTTTTGGGTTTCTGAAAGCAGTCAGCGTAGTGGCCGGTAGAGTTCTTATAAAGTCTCTGTAATGCCATAAAAAATTGTACTTTACAATGAACATGAAAATTCTGTCGCGATCGTCAGAATCTCGGAACGATTCCGTGATCGAGGCATAATTATTTGCGCACAGTATGAAATAATTGTTCGACTTTGACACAAACCAAATCACTTGGCTTTCGTTGATTGCATCTCCGCCGTAATAGCTGAGCGGTAATAACATATTATAGAAATTCACATGAGCGTTGTTGATTGCCGATAAATTCAGTTCTTTGATTCTGCCCAATGAATTTCTAAAATTGTTATATTTTGGTATAGAATCTATGGTATTGGTGGGACAGGTCAAATACGAATCGTCAACGTCCGTCGGTATCGTGGTTACGATGTCGATCAAGTACGTCGGCATCGATTGAGGCGGTGGCACATTAATTCGTTCGGACGGTACGTCTTCTAATGGTTGTGGTTGTTCTTGCTCCTGACGTAGTCGTCGATTCGATTCTGACCGATTGTTGTCGACGAGTGTGGCGTCGCGTCTGCGTTTTTTAGTGCGTCGATCGCGTCGGCCACCCGAGTCGTCACCGCCATCACCACGTCGGTTCTTTCGTGTAGTTGCAAACATGCCGTTTTCGTCGGCACTTTCCAGAGATTCAAACTCGCCGAAGGGAATGTTCCACGGTATGGTTTCTATCAGTCGCTGCTCATCGGTCGCTAACGGTCTCCTATCTACATCGTAAGCCATGTCGTTTTCGTTATGCATAGTAATTGTTTCGTCGTTTTCATCAATAAAACGTATCGCTATTCGAGAATTGTACAAATCCAAAATGAACTTGACCGTTTCGTCTCGTATTTCGTTATAATCGTTCATATTCACAAACAATATCATATTATAGGGAACTTTGTCCAAGATTCTTCGTTTTAAATTGATCAAGGACGCTTTCACCGACTCGGGCTGGCGATGTATCGTGTCTTCATTTAGATCGGTCAAGCGGTTTTTCATTTCATCTGGTATTGTTATATGTTTATTATAATCGGCATAATTAATGATGAACATGCGAACCAAATTGTTCGTAAATACTAAACGACTTTCGAACAATATTTCGTATTGCTTGAACGATGAATTTGGAACAGCTAAAGACGACGTAGACAACATATTGCTATCGTATACACGTTTTACATTGTTCAGATTGTCTTTAGTGTATTGATCAAGGTTTCGATCGCCAATTAGATCGATCAAATCGAACTCGAATTGTCGAACGTTCAGTTCATTTATACAAGTATACATTTGCGCTATCGCACCGAATTTATTGTGTCTATTGTAGTTTATTACATCGTCACCGATATAATTGTTAGCGTTGTGAGGCGCATGTATCGGCGTCAACGAGAGCTGCGCATCAAGGTCTCGCCTCGTAGGCGACGCATCACCAACGGAATCGTCCAAAGGGAATCGTTGTCCGGAAAAATAATCTCGTATGTTTAGGGACGGTGCATCGGACACATTCGCAACGCCGACTTCGTCGTAATTATTCGGATTTTGTAAAGTAATCAAACGGCCAGTGTCATCTTCATCGTTGACACCTATCATCTGATTATAATATTGTTGTATATTGTTTATCATCTCATCGATAACCCGGTTTTCATCATTGGGATTTTTATCATTCAACACGATCTCTGTTCGTTCCAAGAGTGTACGCAAAACATCGGAAGACGTTGTCGCCGTGACAGTATCAATCAGCGTCCTCAAGTAATTACGTTTCAAATTCAGCGAATTGGATTTGCATACGTCAACGCTAAAAACAGTTTCATACACATCAACATGACCATAGTCCAAATCATCGCCGGTGTACTTCAAATACACGACTCGATCGTTGGGATTGCCCAACGCCTCATACAATTGACCGTTTCGATAAATATTGATGTATATGTTGTAGAGTTCTGCCGCGGCACTGATTTCAGTCAGCGACGCAAACGTCGTGGGATTCAACATTTCCCTTTGATATTCTTCAGGGCCAGTGTAATTTCGGACAGGCGGCGACTTTGCCTCGGTCATCGTCCTTTTCCTATCTTGCGACACATCGGTATCGTTGTCTCGTTGGACGAATTTTACCAAATAGGGCCCGAAACGGTCCCAGTTGTCGACAATATATCGAACCACATCGCTACGTATTTCATAATGTCTCGATTCATCACCGTAAATGACATATGATAACGAGCGAAAAATGCAAGCGCCGTCGCCTCTAATCGACCTACACACGACCGGCGTCTGTACGTTATCAACGTTTAAATATTCCATGTAAGATATATTAATGATGTTACAACGTATAGAAACAGCAAAATTATATTATAAGATAAACGACAAAACGAACAATCGTTGAGTAGATTCGACGTGTTCGAGTGGTGTCTGTGGCAAAAGATCTATTAGGCAAATATAGATAGATAATCAATAAAGTTATAAATGTATCTATGATTGTTGTGATAAACACGTTTTAATCGATTCACAATGAACGTAACACAGACGCACCCGGTCGAATACCGATTACAATTCAGAAAAAATGAAAACGACTTTAAAAATGTAATTTTTAACGCCCGGCTGACGATTTACGAGATCGATTCTCTAGCATTCTTATTTTCCAATTATTACGACCATACCAAATATGTAGTGGTAAAAGGTTTGACATTTTTCGGAGAATTTAATAAATGTGTCGATGCCGTTAAAAAGAACTTTGATGAAAAACAACAAAACAATGACATTAAACAGTTGTTTTCGATGTTTTTAAAACACGAATTCATGGGTCAAGTGCCCAATTTTAAAAAGATTATGGTGTACTTGCAAAAATATCTGAAGCCGATAGAATCGCCGCCAATAGCAGAATTATGTTCCGAATGTGACAAGTGCTCGGTCAATCGAATCGCTTGCACACGCTGCAAAATAAACTATCTATCCGTGGCGATATCGTGTTTCGATGTCAACATACAGGACGGATGGGACATTTTTCTCAGACCCATGTTCGGTTTACCTCTCTTTTTGTACGTTCTAATGAGAACCGATTACGACAACAATGGAATTTTTAACGCCGATGACTTGATGACCAATTCGTTTTGTTGTTTTTTTTACAATCTACTCAGCGATAAATCTGTAAAGTACGTGAACCAAAAGACAGTCCAACCGCTCGTCGATGAGTGTCGACGCGTCACCGTCGGTCTGTCGCGAGACGAACTCGAATACATATTGTGTATGTTGAGAAACAAAAACATGTGCGACACCGCACTCTTTGCGCCCTTTAGGAATTTCATAATACAATTGGCGTGCAAAACTAAGATCAAACAAGCCAAAATCAACAAAATAGCTTCTGTCGTCTTCACCGGATTCTATCTACGTTTGTACATAGAAGGTGCGGCCAACAAACTGCTTAGCGGAGCTGCTCCGAGCACCAAACGTTATCATTTTACTGAGGACGGTTCCGCGAGCGCGTTCGAAATGGAATTGCGAAACGTGTGTCGTTTCATTTTACCAAAGTATACGAACGAACAATTCGAAAATTTCATTAACAAATTGGCCTCGATCAAGAGGGACTTATCGATCGAGCAATATATCGTAACGGAAAAACATATAAGACACTTGGTCACGAAACACAAATTGGACGAAGATTTTTCCGTATTATTGAACCAAAATGTCTGATGAACTGATAGAAACACTAAACTCTACTCAACAACAACAAAGACGAAGACAGAAACATTCATCTGACAGGGATAAACGTTTCGATCCTGTCGAAGAAAACGACATAATAAATCCGGCGACACTGATCAACCTGCTGAACGACAACGATTCGAGTGTGGCCATGCTCGTATTGCAGGACGAGTCCGACAAAAAATTGGAGAGTTTCAAGATACTGAGCAAGACGTCGGCCACCGCTAAAACCATTCTGAATGATATCCAAAACGATCAGGACTCTATTCGATTAAACACGCTACGCGCAACCAACGTTTTACGTTTCCTCAAAAACATTTATGACAATCAATTGACTCTGAATTAAGTATCAAACATGAGTTCTGTAGATCTTTTCAACGAAATGGTGATACTGCGCGACAAAGTCGATCCTCAAATGCAAATGGATATTTGGCCTAAACTATTTCATCTACTGCCTGATCCCAACGATGCAACCATAGACTTGTCGTTTGATGAATTCATCGAATTCATGACGAACGTCGCTGCCGCTTCGGCCAACAGAAACCTTTCCGATAATGCCGCTCTGGCGAGCGAACACGTATCGGCCAACGAAAACATCACGGCCGGGCGACGTCGTAACGTCAACAATATTGCCGTCGACACTGCTACAGATACCGGTAGGGGAATCTTGAACGTGTTCAGCAGAGGCGGTGGCGCTGCCGCAAGAAACAGAATTATAGATAACGATGTCGTTAGCGGTTCGGTCAATCTGAACACATTGAGAAAAACCTGTCAAAAGGTTTTACAATACTATACTTTGAACACGACAAGTTCTTCTGATTTTAAAGTCGGCGATCTCGTGTATTGCATGCTCTACCTGTCGAAAATATCCAACTATAGACCGCTGTACAATCTATTGGAACAAGCATTTGGCGAAACGTACGAGTGTATGCCAAATCTAACTGCGGACCAAATGTATCACATTACGAATTTGCTTCGCAGTCTGTTAAATTTGCCCACATCCACGATAGATTTCGATACGGTGAAGGTGTTACGCGCTAGTCTAAATAAAATAATGAACTACCCTTTGACGAGATTCCCCAGGATAATCATCATACCGAACACCGGTCTCTCTAGGGACAAACGCTGTACCATAGAGGATCTGTTGTTGGAGAGAGGTGAAAAACTCGCCCGTTTCGAGCCAGAGCATCAGATCCTTGCATCGAACATGGACAGTAACAAGATACCGTACTGTGACGACGAAGACGCGATCAATGACCTGTTGAAAACCACAGATGAATTCAGTCTCGAAAGAATGTTCTATAACGCAGCCAACAGTATGTTTTACACTACTATGGAAAATTATGCGGTGTCCAATTGCAAATTCGACATCGAAGACTATAATAACATTTTCAAGACGATGGATGAATTCAAACAGTTAAGCGACAAGTGTGGTATCACTGCTAAAAACCCAAAAATCACAGATTCTATGAACGTATATCTGAACGGTGCGAGTGCGTCGTCCAAAAGAAAAAAATATTAGTAAGGTATAAACAAAATATTTTTATTGGTATTTACAATTCATTGATACAAGTGTCGTGCGTCGACGTGTATAAGGCATGGTATACAGAAGAGCCTCGAGACGTCGTTCGTCAATGGGCGACGGTAGGCGACGAAGCAGCGCCGGTGGGAGACGTGGTGGAAACAGGAGTCGGAGTCGTAGTCGTAGCGGAGGTTATCGACGCCGTCCCGGCAGACCGAGAGGAAGTCGTAGTCGCAGCTCGTCTGCTTCACGGCGACGCCGCTCATCATCCGGTGGCCGTCGCAGACAAAGCGGATACAGACGCAGAAGCGCTGGCGTTGCCGATGGTAGACGAAGAAGACGCTCTCAGGACGGACGCAGACGGCGATCGTCGCGTGGCACATCTCGAAGACGTTCTTCGAATCCATACGGTTATAACAATAGAAGATATTAAATATAGATAATACTGATGATTATGTTGTTTCTTCTATTTCATAACATAATTTGTCACGTATATTTTAATGGAAAATGCTAATAAAATTGGAACACGATAATTTAGTTTTTACTCAGCGTTTTTCGTCTGTAATCAATGATAAAAGTAGACTTCATTGTCTCGCTTACGAAATATTTAATTTCCTAATTGTTATTTGTGTTATAGTTATCTCGTCCAGAAAGATTTACGAATGAACATTTTTTGCAATATCTAATGAAGGAAACGGCTTCGTCACCGGCGCGCATCTGTTTTTCCGCAACCGTCCAGTCGTGATGACAAGACGTGTCCAGCGACATACCGTTGATCGTATTCAATTTTTTCATATCGGCGCTTCCTTCAATGTAAATATACTCATCTGTCAGAATCGATCTATTCTTCAGTTTTCGTTTTTTTTTAGTTACAACGTTGTTATGAGAGAGATTTTCGTTTAATTTACGCTTTAAAAGTAAATTTTTCCAATTCAACGAATATTTATACATGACGTTGTCGATGGTTTCTTTCTTCAATTTAGGTGGTTTATTGTCAAACTTTTTCTGGTTAATCATATTTACATAGTTCTTGATCTCGTCTCGACGCTGCGTTAACAATTGGCAAGGACATTCTTCTTTCATACCATTAGCGCGTATCATGTCGAACAGTTCAGAGTAGAGTTTAAAATCGTTTATAGTGTTTATGAACAATTTTTGTATACAATCCACAGATAATCTGATCTGTTTTCGTTCCCTTTCGATGTTATTGATGGCCGGAATGTATGCGTATAACGAATGAAACAAATGGTTCGTGTTGATGAAATTAAAGGTTTTATTCTTCACGTTGGCGGGATAGTTCTGTTGGAGGAAATCTATGAGCTCTCTATGTTGTTTTTTGTCACGAAATCTTTTAAATATTAAGAAGAGATCGTAACAGCAATGCAATGTTCCACATGGACCGTGCTTCGTCGAAAGCGTCCGTTTATCAAGCGTCACCTTTTGGTCGTGGATCGGTACCGCGATTTGCGCAGACTCATGTTCGGTCATTTGGAGTTTTTTGAGTTTGTCCTTTTCGCTTTTGATAAGCACACAAATCTGGCCGTAGACCTAGATACTTATATGATTCGAATAATAAAATGTCCCGATGAAATGAATGAAATTCGTTACAATCTGAAGCTGGCGTATAAAACGTCCGCGTTAGGGCACACGTATATAATCAATGAATGCGTACCGATGTATGGTTTCTTGAACGAGTGGTACATTCAAAATTATCTGGAAATTTATCAACTGCGACAGGAAACGTACGTCTGGGAGGCTCCCCACGTGATAGTTTTCGATTTGGACAGCACTTTGATCACGGACGAGTTAGACGTCAGGATACGGGATGAGAATGTTTATTGCAGCCTGTACGAACTCAAAGAGAAGGGTTGCGTGTTGGTACTCTGGTCGTATGGTAATGAAGAGCATGTGTCGCACTCTTTGAAAAAAACAAATCTGACAGACTTTTTTGATATTGTCATATGCAAAGGGTATAAGACTATTTCCGACAACGACAACGATGATGACACGCAAACGAATGTTTCTACTGGACGAGTTGTAGTCGACAAGAAAAACGATACCGTTTATGTGGATAAGCAGTTTTATCTCGACATCGAAGACGGTGACAGATTACCTAAATCTCCGAGAATAGTTTTGTGGCATTTACGTAAAATTGGAGTGAATTATATAAAATCATTGACGCTCGTAGACGATCTAAGGTCTAACAATTATTCCTATGATTTTTTCGTTAACGTGAAAAAGTGCCCTCAACCGCGCCAAGACTGGTATCTGTACCATGATTTAATCTTGGAAAACTTACAGACACACGATAGAGATTTCGAGAGTGCCCAGTAACGATACGATATATTTTTTCGAGTTTCAAAGTAAATTACCGACCGAAAGGATATACGGTATGGGATTTATTTTATTTGAACATAACCCAAATGTATGAGCAGGTTAATGATGTCGAGAATGCTGTAGTTAATTTGATCTACGCTGAGCAGTAATCTTTCGTCTGCTAAATTATTTTTCAACGTTATAAAATGTTCTAATATGGTTAAACTGTTCACGCTGGTGCACACCGTCGAGTAGATGCCGTTGGTGTTGATGGCGTTTATGTCGTTTTTAGTGAAACGGACGATTGAGAATTCCCTGGGACAAAAAACGCTCGATGATTCTAGGTAATAAAACAGAACGCCGTCTAAATTATACAGCACAACGTTCTCTGGTCTTATCAAAAACAAACGCTCCGTGCGTTGTGGGACGCTAAGGTCGTAGATATCGATGTACGCGCCAAACTGTAAGGTGTTCGCGTGATCGTCTACCAATTTTGCCGCTTCTTTGCGATAGGGATTTAAAAAGAGCAAAACTAGCAAAAAAACTAACAGACATAATATGGCTACCGCACCGATGAGTGTCGACCAGATTTTTGAAAACATTTTCGATAGTTCGGATCACGTCGACGATTCGATTTTGGAGGATTTTGAAAGCGTGGATAATATAATATTGAAAAGGGATACCACTCTAGAAAAACGTATCGTGAAATCGTTGAACAACTTTCAGAGACTGATACACGTTCTGAGCAACGACAGAACAGAATCGAAAACGAACGACGTTTGCGTAAATTTACACGAACAAAAAATTGAACAGCACGATTGGTCGGTACAAGGAAATTGTTTTGTTATAACGATAAGGCCCTTTATCGAGTCGAGGCACTTTGATCGTATCAAGGATGATGTCAATTTCAATCGATTCTTTCAGAGCAATCGTCAGGACTACGGTAACAGATTTAAATCGGCAGGCGATTACGTGTATTGGCCGAACATATCGATTTCTTATTTTGGTTGGAGACAATATTTGTATATGAAGTTTGGCATCGACATCGGAGAATACGTTCCGCTGATTCATAACAAGCGTTTGGGTAACGTTAACCTGTTCGACTTCTATCCAGAATTTTTTTTGAACGTGGAACTATCGTTAACGTGTAACGGTAAGAAACTTTTCGTAAACGGTAGAACAGAGTTTACAGACGAGCACGATGATCTGTTTCAAGTGTCGATGGCCAGCGGGGCAATTGGAACGTGTAAAGTGGCCGACAAGTTGGTGTACTCGAATAAAAACTTTTTGGACTACATCCGTGACGACATCAACCTGACAGAGTTTAGAACGAGCGAAAAGTATAGACATTTTATCAGGATTAATTTAAAGAGTTTACGTCTCTTTAGAAACGTCCCCGAAATCGAGATGGTTTCTCTCGAAGAAAAGTTGACCGTTTCTAACTTGATCACTGCCAGTAGCGAAAACGACGACATCAAAAGACATGTGAAAGAATGTATAACGAAAATAAATGATCACATGCTAAGTGTTTTGACGCAACACCAAGTCTCGGAACCCAATGTGTTATGTGTTTATCTGGAACAGAGTAAATTCGTGAATTTCGATTACCTACTGATATTGGTGTGGCGTTTGATGATAAAAAATGACGATTTTGCCTTTTGTGAGACCGATATACGATTCTATTTGGAGATATTGTGCGAAACGTTATATGAACCCGGCACCAAAGAGTTTGATATTGTCACACGAAGATGTGAACCGTACACTAAAGTGTCGACGAAGGTTTTCATCAGTTTCTGCAACCATTGGACGTTGTTTAATCAGGAGGACGCTACCGAATCGCTGGCATGTTATTTTGCGATCCATTATCGGATTCACGCTCACCTATTGGAGACGATGGTGGTCGAAAACGAGGAAGAATCTTGGAATTATAGTTTCGAGAACGTGTTAAATTGTGGAGTGAGTCCCGAGGTGATGTGTAAAGGCTTTTTTAAAAAGATACAATCGGCCAATGCGTGTCTCGTGTTCAACGGAAAACACTACGTTTCGGTGAAAAAGGACGATGATCTGTACAAGTTGACGGAAAAGACGAGTCCTATAGCGATGTCGAGTGTAAAATTTAACAATTGGAAATATCTATATTTCACCGACGAAGGAGTGTATAATCTATTTATTAATGATTATCACAGCAGCACGCCGTTCATATTAGGCAACACACTGATGGGCGCTTTGATAAAAAAATCGGAACGCATTTATTTGCCCGAAAATGTGATAAATTTCATGTTGGACACGGGTAAGATCGAAAATGATATTTATAAAATTTATCATGTCGCTAAGTTGTGTCGCGACGTTAAAATATTGAAAAGTAATATGGCCATGATTTTGGCATTCGATAATTGTGAACACTGTAAACGCACCGAGCAGTTAAAGTTTAACCAAGTCTTTCGTGAAATATGGAATTTTGACGACGAAGAGCTCATCGCGATGGGTGTGTATTTGAATGAGAGGAAAATGTCCGATCTTATTGTCAATATGAAATGTTATCAATGCCAGTACAGAAGAGTATCTAAAAGGTGTTCATGTTATAACGAAATTAACGTAGATTTAAAGGCGTTCAAAGTGATTCTCATTCTGGAACTTTTATCAAACAACGAGGCCCTGATAGAATTGGCGTGGACCTTGCTTTATAGTTCGGCGTTGTACACTAAAATCTTGGCCGATAGCGTTAAACATACTATACACACAGTAAAAAATCACTATCACATTTACAAATATGCCAGTTACTTTCATAGCGAACGGAAAAAAATAATCGACAATCTATATAATAACATAAATAGGACAGACAACGTTGACGTCTTGATCAACGAAATATCCGATTTGGATGGATTCGTTGTACGTTTGAAACACCAGTTGGACTATTGCGACAATTACGGAGACGAAACCGGTAGCACGATCGATGACGACGAGAATAATGATCATTGTCAAGATCGAACGGACGATCTTCAATGTGACAACGTCACTAGTAGCGACTTAAACAAAAGAAACGACATTAGTCGTGTTGATGACAATTGTGAAATTATGGACACTCATGACATAATCAAGAACGATAACATAAATAATGTGATGCGACGTATGCGCGTAGACGTTGACGATGACGTCGATAACATTGTCAATTTCTACAAAAAATATATAAATATATTATCTCTATTGAAAAAATGGAACGTATGGTGGGACAAATTAATAGTGGCTCGTAACAACGATGATATGAATTCGTGGCTAGTACGTTTCTATACGAGAGTGATTCTTTCGAAAATGGATTTGAGACAGTATTCACACTTTTTCATTAAGAATATCGTTATGGGCTATCTGTATTTTAGAAATTTTACCAATTTTAATTACATTAACTCATTGTTGATAATGCATTTCGATGCCAGTCTGGGTATTCCGTCCGACTACGAAAAGTGTTGCATATATTGCACGGGTAATCCCGGCTCGGGGAAATCGAGTAACACCGAGCTAATGGAGCACATATTCGTGGTGCACAAACATGACGCCGAAACGTACACCTTGTCCAAGAAAGAAACCGACGAAATGGAGGCGAACAAGTTGATTTCGCAGTTGTACGTGATCAACGAAATGAAAGAGTGTAACGATTCCTTTTTCAAGAGCACGGCCGATTCGACGAAGAGCAATTCTGTTTGTCGAAAGTACCAGGGTTCGCAAAAGTACGAAGCCAATTACAAGTTGATGATCATCAATAATAAACCATTACACATATCAAACTACGATAAAGGTGTACGTAATCGTTGCGCCATTATTTATATGCAGCACGAGTTCGAGGAGAATTTACCCTTTAGTGGATCAGTGTATTCTCATATAAAGAGTAAAAAATTTCCCATGGAAAAGACATATTATGAGGGTCTAATCAAACCGGTACGAATGTTTTTGTCGCATATTTTGATGTATAAACGTAACAAACGTGACGGTTACATTTCGTACAAGAATATAATCAAACATGATCCCGTTCACAATCACAATCTGATGTGTTTGGACGTCAATAATAGCCCAATAAATGCCCTCATATACATACTGAAGGTTAGAGTGAAAATGGGTGCTAAACTATTGGACGAGAGTAATGTGGAAAAGTTAATCGAAACTGCCGCGCCTTACGTCGAAACAATGATACACAGCTCGATGAAACTGAAACGGAACGCCAGTCGTGTCGATCAGTTATGCACGGACTTTAAAAAACGTTTCATAGATTATTACCGACACGACGAACGAGCTTATTATAATTTGGACATGGTCTTGAACAAAAACAATTTTAACACATCACCACCTTTATTCAGATGTTAGTATTTATTTTATAATCATATCGTAATGTATTAAATTGATAACATTTTTATTATGTATAAACTATATATTTTAGTTAATATAAATGATCGTGATGTTATTACAATAAAAAAATGTACATAAATTGTATAATTATAGTATAAATCACACGATTCTCATTGAATATAAGTGTGTATGTATGTGTGTCTTTTGTAAATATTAGTATATAATGATGTTAAATAGTTTTTAACGTTTTAATAATAGTAATAAAATTTATTTTCCGAATTAATATATGGTTTCACTGGATCCTGAATGAACGATGATTCTTAATGTATAACGTGCCAGAGTCATTGATTTGCACGTAGTTCCATTCGTTTAATTTTTGTTGCACTGTCGAGTTGGTCGTGTAAATTGTGATCGGATACGAAATGTCGCGAATTTCGGGCACTATAGTCGTCGTGGGATCGATAAAGAAATAACTCATGCCCTCACTCTCGTAACGAACCATGTTGATACTCTCCTTGGTCTTTATTGCGTCTAGATTCTTGAAGACTATAAATATATTTTTGAATTGTTTCACATCAAAGTTGGCAGTCGTTCTCGTTGACAATGATGATGATGATGATGATGACGACGATGTACTACCCGAAGTACCGGCTGCGGCAACACCATTAACGGCACCGCCGGTGGCACTAGTACCGGCGACGGGGTCGTCCACCAGCGTACCGACGAACACACAATTTGTTCCTATTGACCTGTTACCCTCGTCGATGATTTCATTGAAAGTCATGGGCCGTTCCGCCACGAATATTTTAGAAATTCTGTTGCTGCCGTTGACATCGTAAGTGACCCTGAGTGACTTAACTCTAGGATTATTTAACTTGACAGAATATTGGCCCGTCTGGGGATTCATTTGCACAGAATCACTGCTTTCGTTTAGGCTAGGCGACATGTCGGTTATCGAGGCGGAATTTAGTTTGTTGTTTACGCTGAGGAAATATAAAACCGCCAGAATCACTATAATGAGTATTATCACACCAATCATTTTATTATTTTGATCGATTTACGTTACAATTTCTATTATCGCCAATTGCGATAAATGTTTTAAAAGTGCACTTAAATTATCTTGTTCAAAGTCGATACCGTGCGGCAGAACGACGACGATTTTACTCTGCAAGCGGAACAGTCTGAATATGTTTACGATGAATTCGACACACGACTCGAGAATATTGTTTCCAAACGCCGACTCGTCGACCAATTCCACATATGTCTTATACATTAAAAGAGCATCGATGAGTACGTGGTTTTTACAATAGGTGCCGTTGTTGTGTTCCAAGATATCGTAAAACGTTTTTTTCATAAATAAGGCTTCCTCCTTTTTTAGTGTAGCGAAAACGCTAAATTTATCGCAACCGTCATCTTCAAAACTCTCGGCGACACTTTCAAAGTACATCACGTTTTCATCGCAAGGTTTCTCGTTTTGCACACCTTCGGGCATATTGCAGAGATATAAATAGATTGTATTGTGTTCGGAGGACGCGCCGCTAGTCATGATTCCGCTCACGCCTCTCTACTACAAATATATAGACAGTTTCTTTTTGTACACCTTTCGGTACATGAATAAAATACGGACGCTTGAATCCAAGGACCTGATCACGACTCTCACCTCTGAATTGACTTATCTATATAATATTGCGTCTCTGATCAAGTACAAAGAAGTGCAGACCTACGAAATTAAACAATTGATAGACTGGCTTACAAATCTAGACGCCAATCTCGATCTGGAACAGATCAAACTCGAGTTTAACGATAAAATCATTGAGCTTAACCTGAGAGCGTTTCAGCCCAAAAATTACACGTACACATTTGAAACGATATGGAACGTTATCCATTTTCTAGCCCTCATAATCGATGACATGTTCGAAAATCGCCAAAATCTAACCTACGAATTTGTAACATATCATTTGTCTCAAATGAAAGCGATATACTACAATTTGTTTTTTAAACTCGAGTGCGCCATGTGTCGCGATCATTATTTAAACATTAAAGGTTTCCTGATAATCAGCATCGAAAGAATGGAAATTTGTCTTAACAGAGAACGGTTCGGAGAACATATAACTATGGTCGAAGAGATCGACATTCAGAATTCTACGCGCAATACACTGATGAGACATGGTGTCCTTTATAGCAGCATGGTTTTACATAATCACATCAATGAATATAGATGGGTACAGCGTAAAGTTAAACCGCCTGTCGACGCATTTAAAATGGAATGGAACCAATACAAAAAGATGCTGGGACTAAACTGATGATTCTTTTATTCGGCGGAAACTATTCCGGTTAATTTTTATAATTTATGATATATACGTGCATTTGGTATCGCAAGATTTAATCCTGTTATAAAGGAAAAAAATAACATAATTTACTTGGCATATTTTTTAATTAAAACAAATATAATACATAATAGAAAGAAAATGATAATTGCGATATAAACATAGACACATATATTTTATTTTACAATAAAAATATAAACATAAAGTGTTATAAATCGGTCGTGCGTTGATTAAGAAGGACGTGAATTTTACGCAAACATGTCGTCCTTTTATATGATAGATCATTTACATTTTAATGGTGCACCACTCCATTTAGTGTTGTTAGATACGACCAACAATGATAATGTTTCGAATACGACCAATGAAATCGTATACGATATAATGTCCACTTTTTTAATTTCGATAGATGGTCTCGTTCCGATAGCAGAAGAGTTTATTGAAATTGAAATCGAAAACACTCCACCGAAGAAGATACCGATTGAAGTTCAACGAAAATACATTAGACAAAAATTATACAATAAAAAAACGTCATTCAACGACACATGTTGTGTGTGTTTGTCAAAATTTAGGCCGAAACAAAGACTGTCGACCATAACAAAATGTAAACATTCATTTTGTGTCCAATGTCTGAAGAAATGGATAAACTCAAATAAATCACGTCAATGTCCCTTGTGCAGAACACCAATATTCAATAATGAAACTTTGTCATGATCGCAACAGTCTATACGTTTTGATTACGATAACAAAAAAAGTTTTTTTTAGTTACAAATTTTATTTATATCAAATACATATTTTCAAATCAACTGTGGTATTAATCTATCGTTCCTGATTTTGATCACGGACAATTCATCGTACCGTGTCACTGCCACTTCATATATTTTATTGTGTTCCAATTCAAGGGAAGAAACTATCCTATAATCGGTCAGAGGCCCATTCAAGGTGTAAAAAACCTTTTCTTTATCATTATATTCTAGTTCAACGGTTCTAATTCGTTTATACTTTACGTATTTCTTATTAATATCGAGGACGACGAAACCGTCGGTGGCCATCGAACTGTAACCGTCGGTTCTCAGAGGTGGGTTCATGAATTTTTGAAACTTGACATTAATCGTTCGCCGGCGGCTAGCAACGCCTCTTCCGAAAGAACGATCGTTTCCATCGCCACCCAATTTCAACTCCAAACCACCGCCGGCGCACATTCGACCCATATAATTAATACAATCGACTGCTGCCAACGGATCTATGTCGTAGCCGTCTAGCGAACACTCGTATTGGGTTTTGTTGTTGTATGTATATTTGAATACGTGTAAAAGGTCGGTAATGTACAACTCGGATTCACCGAGCAGTTCGCATTGGAACGCGACAACGTTGTTGACGGCGAACAGGTGAGGAAACTCACCAGAGAATAATTGCATATCGTCCATAAAAACTACCACATAGTTGCGCATAAACAGGCCTCTACCGCGGATTCCGTCTAGCTTCAAGGCCCATCTCAAGACATCGTCTCCGAAAATTCTTTGGTCATCGGATGTGCTGTTTACGTCGACATCGGTGTCTGTTAGTGTTCTTTCCTCTTCGAATTTCCTATAAACTATATTGTTCTGTATAGTCGTGTACGGTAACAGAGGACTAATGTTGTGATTGTGACCAATCTCGTCCATTTCACGAATCAATTCTGACATGTAATCGAGCACGTCCACGTTGGGCGTTTCGCTCTTGTACTCGTACTCCAGACGAATGTTAGCCAATATTTCATCAGAACCGAGATGTGAATTCTTCGATACTGTTTCGTGTCTCCTCTCGAGAAGATTCAACAGAGTCACCTGTTTTGACGCCATCAGCGAGTCGAATCTGTCGCCGACGTTTTTATCCAGATATATTTCTTCAAATTTTAACTCAATCTCCGGTCTCCGTTCGTCCGTATAAACTTGACATTTGATGATCTTTTTCAATTTTTCCGAAATTTCACCGACGGTTTCCACATCTCTCTCGATGCTAACACGATCGACGTAGGGTATCAAAACATTTCCGTGCACATGAACCATTTTATTTAAGGTTTGCGGTGATTTAATCGTGCTCTGGATATGACCGTTCGCTAAACGACTCCGCACATTATTTTCATCGATAAAATCAATATATTTCTGTGTCAAAGTAAATTTTTTGGAAATATAAGAACTCAAAATAAGATACAGCAAATCTTGGCTGAAATTAACTGAATACGATATTTCTTTTTCGACAACAACAAACGAAGACATGTCTCTCGTGTACGCCGGCCTGAACACCAATAGAATAAAAAGTTATTGCGTATTCAATGCTGTCCAACCCTTTGACGCGTGTCGTCGGTACGATTCGCCGTGCACGCCCGACAATACCGTCGACGACGGATTTTTCATATGCGACGGACATTTGATGGCGTTCAAAATGGAGAAAATGGTTTTACCGATACCAGACACCGATGGCAATACGTATAATAGAACGTTAGCGAAAAGTTTGGTGTTGCATACACAACAAGGTGATGATCGCATATTGGTGCCAACGAGAAACAATTATCAGAGCGTGTTGAACGTTAACGGTCTTTCTTACGCCGAACAACTCGTTTGGCACATGATCTACGAAAACGTTCCCGAACAAGAGCAAGTTTGTCGACTGCTACAGGCCAACGAACGTTATAGAACTGAAACGTATCCGATCGTTGAATCGGTTTACTCGAGAACCGCAACCATATTGGCGATGACAAACCCAAATCGATATTGCGCCCGTGTCAACTCCAATATCGAACGCATCTGGGGTATCGACGACAACAACAATATAGCGGGCCGTACGTATCTCTCGATGCCTCCGTTCATACAGAACCTGATCAATAAAGCTGTAGCGCCAGAAAAGATGACTATAGAAAATGAAACGCTACTGATCCGCGAATGCCCGACGTGTCACATTCGCGAGAGCGGTCTCGTCGCCGACGTAAACCTTTATAATCCGGTCACTCCAAAGTATTCGAACAGGAGCAATCAAAACGTTTTACAAATCGAAAATGTGCTAAAGTTCAAAGGAAACGCGTACGCTTTGCAAAAAATCTTGAATCGTTACGAAGCGTACCCGGTGGTGGTTCCATTATTTTTGGGCGAACAGATCGTTACGACTGTGAGAAATACGATTCCCGATAGATCGATGGGATTTAGTGCGACAACAGTAGGTGCCGGAGGAACGACGCCGGCACCCTTCGAACGCGCTTCGACACCCCTTCAAACGACTACCGGCACAATATCGTAATTATGCGATATATCATATTTGTTCAGAGTATACTGGTGCTGGTACTCCGAATTGATATATTAAAGTGTTGATAACAATAATTCAGAGCAACATGTACTTTTGTTACATGTGTATATAAACATTGACATTTTCGTGTGATCGCATCAGTTTGCTGGTAAACATGGCTTCGGTAACGTTGTGTTGCAGCGTGTGTTTCGCTAATAGCAAGATTGTTTACAAGAAGAATGATGAAGATTTTTTGACGGTTTTACCACTCGCTAAACTGCTTCCCTGTAAACATAGTCTTTGTTTGACGTGCATAAATTCAATCAAGGGGGACGGTGACGAGATCGTTTGTCCGATGTGTCGCCAAAGGACATACAGGATCGGCATGTATTCTATCAATCGCGAGAACGTGACCATCATCGAATCGTTTATGAATATCAAGAATTTGTGTAAATCTGTGAATTGTATCGATGGTGTTGAATTTACTAAAGTGTTTTTCGAGAATAACGTCGTCGAAGAGGCGCAGATAAGTCGAGTCAATTCGAATATTGTAGGCGAAAAATGTATACAAACGGACGACTCGGGCGACAACAACAGCTACGATTCATTGAATAAATCAATTTTAGAAAACTATATATTAATACAAAATCAACACAAAATAATGGCGAACAATACCAATATGATACGTGAACAGAGTGAACATATAAAGAAGAACAGTACTATATTGTCAGAACAAAAAAGACGCATCGCGACAAATAATGCCACACATACGATGTTTTTACGAAATCGTATGAACAATATTCGTCTGGTCGAGGCTAATAAACGTTTGATCGAAGAGTCGAAATATATCAACAAACAATTAGCTGTAATGAAAATGGAGAAGAACAGATTACGTAAAGAAATCAACGAAAAGGCAAATTTAATTAAACAAATCGATCAAATGATAAAATGCAAATGCGATAACGATGGATTACCTAGCATCAACGACGTTCGTAAATGTTTACAGAACGCGAAGTCGAGAAACAGCGACGGTGTGTTGAAATGTAAAAATTCAACGAACATGTGTTGCGATATATTGTCGTTGTGTTCTTTTAATAAAATGTAAATATTGTTTAATATACAAATTGTAATAATATAAAATAGTGTTTTCTTTTCGCAAACACACGATGATCATCTTTATTAATGATAGTTAACACAAATTAATTTAAATTTGTAAATTTTCAATATAATAAAGAACATTGTCTGGAATATTACATTGGAAATTTTCATTGTCTAAATAATCTGGAGGACAAGCCAAGAACATATCGTTGTTTTTGTAAATCCATTTGTTGTATTTGAAACCGTCGTTACTTTGTGATTCCAGATTTGTAAAAACTTGACCATCATCGATTCTGTCTATGACTATACCTCCATCGTCTGGCCGGTAGAGACACTGACATCCGAAGCCGTCGCCCAGATACGCATATGAATTTATAACATTAGATAAACCCGATGCCTTTACGCAATCCGGATGTATATTGACGTTGTTTTTGAGACGATTAAAAGACTCGATTATATGGTCGTTTTTAATGTCGCACATGCTGTATTTGAATGTGGGTAAGGCGTAAAAACATGAAAACTCAATCAACTTTTGGTCTAAAATCAACTGTGGTGGTTCAGGTGAAGGAATCGGTGGTGTCGTCGGAGGATTGGGTACTTGGATTGGCGGGGGCGATGGTGTACGGTCGTGATCACGTGCATCGGTTTGTCGTCCAAAAGGCTGTTGGTTCAGCACTTGTTTGTTAACAATTACGTTATCTTCGACATTAATGGATAGTTTTTTTGTATGATTATTATCATCAATATTAGACACAAACGGATTAAAGTTCGGCTCGATAGTATCGAAGTACTCGAACGGATCGAATATTGGCTTTACAATGTCGTTGTTCTCGATCTTGTCATCGTATTCGTTCTTGTCATCGATCTTGTCATGATCATTTTTCTTAGTAACGAAAATGTCGGGTACAAAATTGTTTGTATTTATTTTGTCATTATCGTTGTCTTTTTCGAAAATCGTAATACCATTTTTTCGTATATTCGTGTCGTTTCCATTAATATAAAATTGCGGTTTTACATTTTTGTAGTTATATTGGTCGTTAATCGTAGTATATTTCGTTGAAATCGTAGTATATGAGGCGTGAATGTCATTTAAAATTTCACCGCAAACATCATTGTGTAGTATATCGGCTAATATACGCGCTGTAAAATGATCAAAATTTACGAAATTTGTAATTTTATCGAGACGAGAGGCGCACGCAGAGCCGTAGTCGACATCGTGGCCGATCGTCACACTTATCGACCGTATGAATTGTTCCTCATTCAAATTTATCGTTTCTTCTAATTCGTTTTCGTCGTTACAAACGTTTAACCGTCTACCGTCGAAGACATCATAAATCTTTTCGCCGAAACATTGCAACTCGGTACCGTCGAGAGGATTCAGAGCCACGGCATCAAAATTGCGGGCATATGTGACGACATCGTCGATTCGATCACTGACCGTGATACCATCAGCCGTTGTCGACAACAACAAATTCAACTTGTTCGTTTCGCCGATCATCGAAGTGTTAATATTAACGTTAAGATCGTTCGGTAATGATTCGATCGCGAAATATGGCGATTTCATCGTAAACAGATTCATTCGGAACGAGACACAATCACCAATCGTGTTGTCGTACATCTGTCGGGGTACATGTAAATTAACTTTAAATTTTTCGTTGAATACTCTATCGTCTATTATATTGGTCGTGTCACAATCTATGTTCGACACGATATTATAATTATCGCATATCAAAACGCCCGTGTTAAACTCGACAGTTTCGTCGGAGAAACTTTTGATTTGTGTTCCGGTACCGTTATCGAATAAAGTACATTCCACGTCACCGGCACATCGATATTCGTTGTCGGTAAAGATTCTATTTATGCATGTTATCAGTTCCGATTCTGTGGCCGATGTGCACCGAAAGAACTGTGATGGTCCGATGTCGTTCGTAATAAAAGTATACCCTTCGCCGTGTATCGAGCACGGATCGGCATCAACGCAAGACAAAAGACGCCTATCAAATATCTTGTTTTTGGGACATTGTGCCGTTGTAGGTTCATTATTCTCGCATACCAAGTATTCGTTTATATTCAAGTTTTCGGGAAACGTGTTCAGAACGAAACCGTCGGGTCTGCTTTCGCAATCATTTCTCAGTATGCATTCCGATGTCGCTTTATCGAACAAATGACTAGGAGGACACTCAAGAATTGCGTGAGAACCGCCCTCGAAACATCGCAAATACATAGTCGGGTGTATTGCGGCAACGTCGGCGTCATCGTTGTTGCCGTTACTGGCGTTTGTGTTCTTGATCACCATATGGTTCAGAATCAGCGAATCTATCATTTGCTCAGTCAACCCATAATTGCCGGGTGGTTTTCCTTCGCAAAACGATATAGACACACATTTGTTTGTGACAGGATCGAATCGTTTTCCGTATGGACATTTCACGTCAAACCAACCGTCATCTCCACGCAATTGAAATGCATCAACTTTTCCGTCGGGATGTTCTCGTACGCGACTGTCGTCGGCGTCGTCAATGTTTGGAGAAAGAAATGTTTGATTTAGAAAATTAAAGATTTCAATACGGTCGTCATGCGTAGTGATTCCGAGAACTGTCAGCGTGTTTGTATCGAAAGTTGTAACAGTGAAAATGTGTCCGTCTACCTCGGACACGTATGATATTTTGTCGGGCAAAGGCGATTCTGCATTCGTACGTTTCATGAATTCTAAAAGGACTTGTAAACGATTATTAAAGTCGTTTTCGTTAAAATCATTGTATATTATTAAGTATATTATTAAAAATAATACACTCAAAAAAATGGCTACGAGCAACAGCGGCACGGTTAACATTGCCGTGTACGTGACTCTGGAGAGAAAGGTAGATAGAAATATTCTGTCGTTTATAGTTCAGGATGAATATCACTTAAAAAAACTAGCCGTCGGCGCGTACAGCCTTAACATTCTACATACACAACTATTGAACAATCTGATCGAATACGATTGCAAAGTCATCAGTTGTGGCGATTTCGTTATATGCCACAATTACAGTGAGCACAATAACGGGCTAAATGTCATCTTGTTTAATACAAAACCGACAATCCTGAAAAAAGAGTCTTGCATATTCAAAATAATTTACCCAACAACACGGTTATCATCTACAACAACAACAACGACGACGACGAACGGTCACGGAAACAATAATAAGATGATGCAGGGACATCGTAATACATTTTCGCAAAGAAGTAGTAAAAGCGACAACGACAGCGTTACTCTCATCAATGTTCCCATTGCAAACGGAAATGAACACGGTGACGAGTCGAGTCTTAACGTTAGCACACATGCCGTGGCCCTGGACGAAAGAACAACATCAGATCGTTCAACGTCGAGACCATCTTCTCGAACAAACGTACGAGGAACGACAAGAGAATCTTCTGGATCACCAGCAAGCGAAGGAATTACAAGAACTGATAGCGTACAACAATCAAAACACCACCAATTGTTCGTCGACACCTTCAGAAACAATGATGATGACGATGATGATTCCGGATCCGACGCAGGCGATCCAGGATCGAAGCAAAGTGTACGCAGAGAGACCGATTCCGACATCGAATATGACGCCGACGCCAACGACAACGACATGGAAACCGATGATGTCGATGACGAATTGGTTCCACCGATTAAAAGACAAAAATTTAACGACGCTTAACCGAATTAAGTACGACTCGGAACTACTGTTGCACTACCTGTATGACGGATCGCAACCAGATACGGACGGTTCCCCTAACTATGACATCAATATAATTAAAATTTGCAAAATGAGAGTACGCCGAACGTGCGGTACGTTGTTAGCACATTATTACGCCACGATCGAGCTCTCAAACGGGTACAAATTCGAATTTCATCCGGGCAGTCAGCCTCGAACCTTCCAGCAGATACACAGCGACGGACATTTAATCATATTACTCGTATACTGTGACGAGTGTTGCAAAAATGAGTTGCGCTCGTTCGTCGAAGGCGAAAACGGATTCAACGTAGCGTTTCACAATTGCGAAAGTATACTATGCAAAAGACAGAGTATGCAAACCGTATTCATAACGCTTGCTCTGGTTGCGATTACGTATAATGTATTCAAATTTACGTGGTATTGCATTTTTTTTGTTCTATTCATTCTTCTGATGTTATACTTGAACAATAATTATATATTAAGTAGTCCCCGAGTAATATTCTGTCCACACAAGCGATATTTATCGTAACAAATATTTTGGAACGAAGTTGTAATAAAAAAAATGTATAATAATACGATCAGTTCTGCGATGTCAACACAATCATTGTATGATAACAATGTTACAAATCACATTCGTCGCGATGATCATCATAATCAACAACAACAACGACATAATTATTTAATAAATGCTAAAAGAGACGAAAACAATTATCATTATGCTAATATCGGTGGGTCTGGAGGAGGAGGAGGAGGAGGAGGAAATAGTCGTGGTAATATGAATAATAACACCAGCAGCAGTAGGAGAACTAGTCAACGCCAAAATCGGCGGGAAAGTCAGCGCCAGAATCGTCGTCGTTCTTCTTCTTCTTCCGGAGAACGCAACGATCGTTATAACTCGCCATCGATAGGGTATAACGGTGGCGGTAGCAGCACCTTAAACAGAAACGTATCTACGACGTCGCCATCGTCGATCGCAATTTCCACTAACACTGATTGGACAAGCAAATGTATAAATTTAGATCAAATCATACGTTATTTTCGTACAAACGATTACAGTAATTTCGACGTCAGAACCGTGTCGCTGATGAATACAATTCGAGACATTTTTATGGATACGAGTCCGCTCGATATAAACGTGGTGAAACGCTTCGACAGTGACGAGGGTCTGATGCGACACTACGAACGCCTCGTGAACGAGAACGGCGGTAGCGCAGTGCCATCGGATATTTTCGTCGAAAGTTTCATGATTCACATCTTACCGACGTATGCGCAAAAGTTTCACAACAAGGGGAACATGTCGTTGTCCGAGGAGAGTCTAAAGGAAGCTGCGAATTATTTAGGTCTAGCGTTTCAGTATGAGATTTCACTAGCCATTAGTCAGAACATGCGAGTGCCACTGGCATTTTCTCAAGGGCTGGCCGACGAATATATGACTCTTCTCTTGAGACAGGCTCAGATTCCGGAAAACATTCAGTCGGCAGTGAAGACACGTCTCTACAAAAGGATCAATAATATCAACGATCTCGTTAACAACGTGATCGACAATGTGTTCGCCGGAGGCAACGATTATTATTATTACATTTTGAACGAAGAGAATCGCGCCAGAGTCATAAGTCTCAAAGAGAATCTGGCATATTTGGGAGCGTTGTCCGAGACGACGAACGTTTTCGAATTTATAGCTGAGCTGGCCACTCGCAAAGGAAAACAGCCGGGTCTGTTTCGAGAAGCGTACAGCATAACTCATTCGAACGCTAGTAGACATAAACAACAACAACAACAACGATTGAAAACGTCAATTGGTAGCAACGTCGGTGGTGGCAACAACAATAACATGATGATGATCATAAATCAAAGAGAAGAAGAGCTTCATATGAAATACCGACGCAGTCTTTCAGAACTGGCGTTTCAGAACGAAGCGTTGCGTAGATTCATTTTTCAACAGTTAAGTTATAAATCTAATAAACGAAACAATTTGTCATAATCGTACACACTTAAACGAAACATGAGCCTCGAGATACCATATGAAAGATTAGGCATTAAGAATAGCGTGAAATACATTCCACTAAAATTGGCTATTGACGATCGCGATGCCGAAAACGGCAACGACAAGAGTAACAAACGATCGGGGAAAACCGTCAGTGGTACAAGAGATAACAGTGGCGTTGTCAATTATAATGGTGCCAACATGTTTAACGATCATGACACCAATTATAGTAGCAGTTTTAACATGTACGAAAGTGTAAATGTATTAGTCGTCACTCTGATTTCGATATTCTGCGCGATAGTGATTCTTTACATTGTCTATGCAGTATATTTTTTTATTATATTAAGAGCTAGACAAAACGCAATAGAGCGTCAACAAAAAATCTTCTAAATTAAACTTATCACACACACATATTTCGGTATATCTATTATTTGCTCTGAAATTTAAATAGTAATACTAATTACGAAAATAATAATAATAATAATAACAGTCATGATGATGACAAATAGTGAAATAGTCAGAAATGAAAACATATTCAATTATTGGAAGACAAAGATTCAGAATCACGATCGCTTCGAATTGGTGTTCAATCTGGCAACGGATAGACAACGATGTACACCCGAAGAGGTAAAAAACAATACTTTGTGGTCTCAGTTTATGTTTTCGAAACCTTTCGCGGCGACCACATTGAAAAGTTACAAATCACGATTGATAAAATTATTATTTTGTCTCATCGACGACGACAACATCAACAGGTTTGACAGTCACAATATGGACGCTGAATTCGATTCGATTATTAGACAGAAACCGCTAATAAGTTGCGACGAAATGTGTAGACGCATGTTGCAGGTACGTTCCGTTACCAAGGACACGTTACAGTTGACGATAAATTTTTACACAAACGCTATGGGTCTGCCGGAATACAAAATACCCAAACAGGTTTTATTGCCGCGCGATAAAGAATTAAAACACATCAAAATGAGAGAAAAAAATCTAGTACTGAAAGAGATCATCGATAATGTTTTGAATTGTATTCAGAAAAAGTTAAAATATTTGAACGGTGACGACGTGCACGATCGTGGATTGTTGCGCGGCTCCATCGTATTCTGCATAATGCTCGGTACTGGTATGAGGATAAACGAGGCGCGTCATCTGTCTCTGTCCGATCTCAACGTATTAATAAAGAAGGGAAGAATGCGCAATAACAACATTGGCTTAAAACGTAAACGATCACGAAACAATCTCCTAAACACGATCAAAAGTAAACCGTTGGAGTTGGCGCGCGAGATTTACACGAAACACCCGACAATCTTGCAAATCTCTAAAAATACCTCGACTCCGTTCAAGGATTTTAAGCGGTTGTTCGAGGAGGCGGGTGTCGAGATGGACAGACCCCGTTCCAATATGATTCGGCACTATCTCAGTAGTAATCTTTACAATAACGGTATGCCTCTTCAAAAAGTCGCCAAACTAATGAACCACGACTCGGCTTCGAGTACACGTCATTATCTCAACAAATACAACATCGGGGTAAACGAAAGTGACTATGAAACGGATAACGAGGACAATGATGAAAATCATGATCGTGGATCGGGCAACGGATCTCCGCATGCGATTGAGAGTTCTGAAAGTAACAACAACAGTATCACGGACAACGATAACAACAACAACAACGATGACGACGACAATAACAACAATAACAGTATTAGTATAGACAGCGGCGCGAGTCTCAGTAGTGGCAGTGTCGATATTTAGTTACAATTATATTTTTAAGTATACTTGTATTTTTAATTCTACAGAAATCAATTTAATTAACCTAATAATACTTTTATTTTTTTAATTATAGTTATAAGACATAAACAAGTATAAGGAGTTTCTTTGGTATAAACGATTTTTATAAGTTACGTTATAGACAATGTTTATTTACACGACATTCATAGTCTTGATACTGTTGGGTTTCATTTTTGATAAAAATGAAGGATTTTCAAACTTTTTAATGGTTCTACTTTTAACTTTTATCGTATTTATATTAATGTTACAAGTGTATTATATCAAACCGGAATCTACTACTGCCGACCTGCAGACCGGTAAAGCTAAGAGTATAAAAAAGAAAAGAGAACTCGAAAAAGCGTTTGACGCAATTTTAAATAAGAACACTAGTTCTACAGATTAATACAATCATGGATTTGTTTAAAAATTTCATCGGTAACATTGTCCAGTCGATGCCGCACGTCAGTAAAGTGGCTTATGTGTCTACGCAAATCAAAAAATATCTATCAGAATTGAACGAGGTCGAAAACGAAAGATTCAGCGAAAAATTTACAATTATACTCGAAAAATTTGTAGAACAAAAGATCACACTGACTCAAATGTGTATGATCGTCGAAGCGTTGGACGGAGTCAGTCTGTCTAAATCGCAGATCAATTACTTTTGCAACCAGGTCTATCTCAATGGCTATTTGATTGAAATTCTCCAAAAATACATAGACTGCAATCATATAAACGATGAAGAAATCCATTATGTAGCAGAATTTCTAGTAGTAGAAATCAACAAAGCCATAATCAACGGCTAGTTTGATCATGCAACCGATGCTACAAAGCTTGACAAATTTTATGTGTGTGTGTGCGCGCTTGTTTCATCGAATAAATCGTTACAAATTAATAAATTTGCACAAATTAAAAAAGAAACAAACTAATTTGAAACAGTTTAATAAAAACAATATACAGCGATGGTATTTTTAAAGAATGTATTAATTTGATTTTACCATTCAAACTTGTAAACACTGTCTACAAACGACTTTTGTATGATTCAATTGTTTTTTTGGTCTTTTTACATACATTCTGAATTGATATCTTGTCGTGTTTAATTTATTATTTTCCTGCAAGTTTATAACTTCATCTTCGCTCATGTTGTCGAAATCATCGTCATTGTCATCACAACTAACGTCGTCATCGTCGTCTTCGTTTTTTTTCTTGATACTTTTCTTACACTCGACCAACACCGGATACTTTACATCGTAGATTTGTTTAGACATATAAAGAGAACATATCTTGTCGAAATAATACTCAAACTCTGGGCGATTTCCGAATATTTCCAAAAGTTCGTTCATAAAATTACACAAAATGTTAACATGTTTGATCCAACTGACACGTAAACTCGAGTCATTTTTATCGAACAATGCCAGAGGATAAGATTTTTCCGTAATTTTGCCCTTAACGTCGACCAATAAAAATGGAATACGATCACCGTTTCCTGGTAAATTTTTCGATCCCGATTGAAACAAAATCTCGCGACAATGTTTGGCGATCGTAATCACCGGTTTCCTTTGACCGTCCGCTGATTTTCTTTTCTTCAACGACGTTGATTTCTCATTGTACGACATGCTAAAACTATAATCCGCAAGCACTGTCGATTCCTTACCAAAATCATCATAATACTGAGACATCAGTTTCAATAACAATTCCATACCACACGCGACCGAATGGTTTCGTAAAAACGAATCGATCACAGACCTAAACGTTTTACGCATAAACAATGGCATGTCTTTTTTAATCAACCATCCCTTGTACTTGATTCTATTCTCTGTATTTAAATAACAATATTTTTTCTTTTTCAACAATATTAAAGACGGCATCACATTTTCAAGAGACATTTTAAAACCTTGTCCATGCCACGAATCATTAAGCCTTTTCAATACAAAATCGTTTATCATATTCTTTATGGTTTCATATCGGTTATGTTCGGTGATCTCGTTCTCGACGAAAGCGACCCGGATAAAACACGAATCGGTATCACCGTAAATGACTTTAAATTTAACACTAGACAATCCAAATTGCGTCTTTATTTCGTCGCTCTCGCTCATAGACTCGATCATTTTGATGGCCTCGACCAATTTCGTGCGACCGATTTTTGTTATGTGATTCGCGAGCACCTTGAAGTATATTCCAAAATAGCCATAAATGCTGTTGGCGATGCGTTTCACGGCGTTTTGCATTTTATCGTTTATATTATACTGAAACGTTCCGATTTCATATCGATCTCGTCTGTCTTTAAATTTTTTTCTTAAATCCAACAGGTTTATCAACAGTTTAGGATTGATAGCGTTTTTATTCTTGTCGAGGTACACGAAACCGTCGTCGGCAATGAACAAATTAGAAAAACAAATTCCGCCGTACATCATTATGGTTGGATATAGCGAATTAAAATCCAGTGTCACCACCCACTTTTCAAAACCGCTCTTCGGAGATAAGACTTTACCTCCCTTGTAGTTGCACACGGGTCGAGTCGTACACAGTTTAACTGCATCTTTAGGTATATTCGCAGCTGGAATCGGCTTACGATTTAACAGAGTCAAATCCACCATGTTTTTATCATGACCACTGTTATCGGAATTGTTGTTAAAACTATTGTATCTCACATTTTGCCTTCCCGATGTTACGTTCAAATCATTTTTGTTGAAGATGAACGGGTCCGGCTTCTCCTCACCTTCTTTATTAGTTACTGTGTTAGTCAGACATAGATGGAAAAATACGACACTAATTTTGTGCGAAATGTTACACAGCAAATCGTCGGTGCACATGTACAATAGCATACATTGTGTGTACAAAAAGTCTATTATTTCCAATCTCAAAAACAACATTATCGGCAACACGCTGTCTTGAATGTTATACTCAATAATTTTTTTTATACAGTTATCGTTGTAAAGACGCAACATTTCAGATACATTCAAATCAACCTTGCTCATTTTGAGATAATGTTCCGCTACCGTGTTCAGTTGGTAATTTTCCAAATTGCTGTGTTCGGGATCGGTGCTCAAGAATTGGTATAAATCGACATGAACATAATACCCGAACAAATGATTGTTTATTTTATTTGTAAACTTGTCGTGTATCACCTGTGTCTCGATATCGACGGGGTCCAAATCATAGCGTACAATCTTGGTTATCTTGGATGCGTCGAAGTTACACCCGCTTGCGGAGTATTTAAAACGTTTAGCCATTTCTCGATTAGGCGCGTTTTTCCTCAAAGCACATAACGTTTTTATGCGATCCATCATATAGGGCAAATCGAATTTGTCTCCATTATAATCCAAAATGCAATCGGGATTAAACACGGGTAATAACTCAAAGAAAGCCTTGAGCATGTCCAATTCATCCTCAAACCTGACAATGTTCACGACGTTGTTGTCGTATTTAATATCACCAAGTACAGTTGCATCATCGTTAGTTTCGTCGTGCAAATCATCATCTGCGCCCTCTTTCATATAGTACAGACACGTCTTGATCATTTTGTCGTTTCGACGCATCACCATCGATATAGAAATCACGTGATCTTCGAGTGCGTTTGAAAACTTTTGACCTCTCGAGTGGGTCTCTATATCGTAACACAGTATGACCGGTACAATTTCTTTTTTCAACTCTTCCACGAGCACGATTGTAAACATATCCTTTATAGTGCTGAGGTCGCGAGCGTAACATTTTAATTGACGATCGACACATACTTGCTTTTCGTTGAAACGTACATACTGTCCTTCCTTTAGGTCCGTTTGCATGTGCACTCTATTGATGTCTTTAAGAAAGTAATCGAGCGGTTTAACGTTTTTGTTGCCCTTGTTAGAAGAAATCATCGTCGCTTCGCTCTCGCGTTTATATTTCATCACATTATACTTTTGCATATAAACATTCCGTAGGCCGGGCATCACAAATGTTTTTAGACTCGAACAATTATTGCGACAATTTTCAAAAATGTGATTATTGTAACAAAACTTGTATGAGTATAGAGGGCATTTTGCTTGCACATAGAATTGAAAGAGTTGATTTGGGCACGATTTCAAATATCCGGATAGGAATATGATCAAATAGTCGTCTTTATAAGCCATTCTGACTATACGAAAAACATCGTTAGTGTCTATATTGATCTTCCTCTCGAAATGGTTAGATTCAATTAAAGCATCTTTCAATTGATTCAATTTGATAAGATTCATATAGTTAGACGAAGAAGACGAGGATTGTTGCTCTGGATCAGACGACATCGTTATGTCTCGCTACAAAAACATTCAGCCAAAGTACATGAACACCGAGGTTAATTCGAACACCGTAAAAAATTTACTTCAAACGATAAACTCGATCAGTAAACAATGCAAGATTCAAAACACAACTGACGATACCATCGAACGAATCCGATCTATTATATACTTGTATAGACCACATTTAAAACTACGATATGATCTACAATTACCCGAATTAGTTACTGAAGCGTTGATGCCAACCGGTGGAGGTATCGGCGTTCCTAATCAGATAACACACAACTTCAATTACAAGTATGATTACAACACGAACATAAGACCGACGCCGACAACTGTCGATCAGTTCGGTGTGCCTGTGTTTCCCTCGACACCGTTTCATCCGCCACCACCACCGCCTCATCATGTTTATGCAACACAAACACAACCTCCAGTCTCTGTATCCAATTTGTCGTCATCGTCGATGCCTCAGGAACAGTCTACCGGTGCGGCGGCGTTACAACCAGTGCAACAAAATTACTACATAAACCCCATCAATAACTCAACGATTCCGACCACGGCGACGACGTTTACGACGACTACCGTTTCCAATGAAAGGCAGCAGCCTCCACCGCCACCTTCACCACCCGGAGCAGCGGCAGTGGCTACTACTTTCACATCTTCGCGGAACCAGTTGATCGGTTTCAACGATTACGATATCGCAACGATCGATGATGCTCTAAAAGAAGCCAACGGTTCGCCTTCAAACGTATCGTACCATCGATTGATTCGGACTCTTATTCGGGTAACCAGAAAATACATAGAAACTAGTATATTCTTCATTAGCTTAGAAAAAATCGATACATTCGAACAGTTGGCCAAAAACGATTTACACGCTCTGATCAACTGTATCAATCGTGATGCCTCGTTAAGTCTCAACACGAACAGTCCCCAATTGTGTAGGGTTATCGTAACCATAATACAGGGCTATTATCGGTTTGTAAAAACTATACTAAAAAGCGAAGAGTTCACTTTTGTCAACGTAAAGAGTATTGAGGAAATCGAAAATCAAACCTTTGTCACGATACGAGAATTTAAAAATATTGAAACGACAATGGCAGAATTGAGGACGAGGTCGAGCGAATTGGAAATCATCAATAATCGATTGCAAGAATCTTGTAATGTTAGCGATCTCAACTGTGCCGATGCGATGCAACGGTTTCGGAACCTTCAGACCGTTTATGACGATCTAAAAAATAATTATGACAAGGTTTTAGCAACAAACAGGGAACTAGTTAACGCTAATGAGACGATCGAACGAACGATCAGGACGTTCGGTTCAATGGTGAGCCCGTTCGACGGGTCCGTTTTGCGATACATCAACAGTTTACATCGGCACATAGAATCGTTAAACGCACGACTCGTCGAAAATGCTAATTACACCACCCCTAATGCTATTGCGACCGTAAACGATAACAATATCAGACAAATGGTCGACCCGACAGCCGAACAGCGTATCCGGGATCTCGAGAGAAAAAATCGATCGCTCGACGAAAGACTCGCGCTCGCGCAGATCACGATCAGAGATGGAAACGATGTTGTCGTCGAAAGGTTGAGACAATTTTTGACAAACATACATGTGCCTATCGAACGATTATCGTCCTCTCCTCGAGACATGATACAGATTATGATGAATGAATACAATGAGCTAAAATCAAAATTAGACGAGACGGTGGGAAAGTTGAATGGCATATCAGATGAACATGTTAAAACAGTGCGCGATCTCAGTGAAACTACCGCACAACGAGATCGTTTAACTTTACAAGTGGAATCTTTACGTAATGAAGTCGAGCGACAACAAGCCGCCGTTTCTAAATCTGAAAAGACAGTTGCAACGTTACAACGACAAAACGATAGTTACGAACGAAACGAGGCGACAACTCGGAATAGAATTGACAGTTTAGACAAACAAATTCTTGATTTACGAAAAGAAAATGAACGTTTAACGCAACAAAGAATTGTAGCTGTCCTTCCAAACCAACGCCCACGAAAACGACCATTGCCAGAAACACAAAATACTCTAGCAACGGGATTAGAATCGTCGTACGTTAGCGATAATAATCCTTCATCCACCACCAACGATGTTGACGAGACAAGAATTTCTTCTCGTATAGAGGAATTAGAGTCCGAGAACGCGCGTCTGAGACGAGAACTGAGGGAAAATTCAGCCGGTGCTACGTCTCCGAAACGTATCAAAAGATCGTCTCCGTTTGAAGACAACGACAAATATCAATTACCTGGCGGTAATGTTGATGAAAATATGACAGAAGCACTGTTAAAGACTAACGAATCTCTAAAAACAACCCTGGCTTCCTACACAAACAAAGATAAGTACATCGCTCAGTTGCAAGACGACATAAACGAAGTCAAAAACAATCTGAGCCGAGTGATTTCGTCGTCGAGTGTGACCGGATCGGATTTTCTAGTTTTGACGGATATAATAAACCGAGAAAAACTCAGGGAATACGATCAGTTGAAACAAAGAGTATCAGCTTTGTCAGACATTAGCGAGGAGAAAATAATTGCGCAAGGAAAAAAACTCACACAAGATCTATTAACGAGACTGGAACAGTTAAACGAAACGGCCTCTAGTCTCGAAAATGACAATTTAGAAATTAAGCAAACGTTGACAGATTACAGACGCGACTACGAGTCTTTGTCTCGTACGTCGGCACAATCAGTCATTACTTCCTCTAATGAAACAACAAATGTTTTAGTATCTTCTGATTAATTATAAAAAAAACAAAATTTTAAATATACATTTTTTTATTATTCAATCAATTTGTTACAAAGGAAAACCCAATAAAATTTACATAATTATAGATTATTATACAATTATAAACCACTAAATGTGTTTTCTTCAATGTCGTATTTAGTCACCGCCAAAATGTTACATATATTTTTCTCCGCCTCAAACACGACATAAATGTGAACACGTATCAAATTATTCTCAATCATATCGTTCAATTGGTTAAATTCGACTTCTAGACTCTTCAAATTGCCCTTGTTGAAATTATCATTAGCGTAGTGTGTGGCTCGAACGACATCGGTGCAATCGTCCGCTTGATACGTTACATACAAACGCTCCTCGTGATTAAGCTCCGCATTAATACTCGACACCATTTTTGTAACAATATATTTATTGTTTTTGCGACTAACGTTGAAAATCTTTTTATCGATATCAAAGTTTAAGTCGATATCATCCTTTGTCTCAATCTGAGTCATGGGCTGAATGACAAACGTCTTAAACCCGTTACTCGATTGATTACATTTTATGCGTTGCAACTTTATAATCTTGTCGACGTTATCAAAGTAGTACTTGAACAGATCATTTTCTGTCGTCACAGTGTAATCCGTTATAGTATTAGATATCTTTTTAAAATTAACAGTGCATTCAATCTCCTTGACACTATCCTCGATAAATACATGATAAACCAATTTGTATATGTGGTTGCCGAGAACTTTAAACAAGTATTTGAATTTCACATAAACAGAAACAGTGTCGTTACCATCAAAATCCGTTTCCTTTAAATATTTATTCACGTTGACGGCGATGTCGCCCTTCTTACACTGCTTATACGTGCCAATGTAAATTTTTTTTTTCTCATAGTTTAGCGTCACCTCGTAAACATTGTTAATTTTCATTTCGTAATATTTACCCGCATCAACGTAATACTCCTTGCTATAGTTATCAAACAAAAATTTAAGTAAGTAAAACGTTTCATTGTTGATGCTTATTTGATTTTTTCCGATCAGCTCCCCAGTGAGCGTTTTGAAGGCGCGCCTTACCCCTCCATCGATAGTGTCACTGCTGCTCGCGTTACTCGACGACGACATACGTTTATTTTGTCCAAAAACTTGACCTTTTGTTTGATCAAAAGCAAAATCATCATTGTTGTCGCCGTCGTCATCGTCAACAACGTTACGATCGTCGTCAGTGTCACTTTTCTCGTCAGTATTTAATTTTATACGTTTCGTATCAAAGAGGATACTTTCGTCGATAGTATTTTTACGTTTAAATAGTTCTCGTTTTACTTTATCTTTATTAATTTTGTTTTTCGATGTATTGTTGAATCCGTCTTTAGACTCGTCATCAAAGATTTCACTTCTTGCGATTTTCTTTTTGATCGGTGAAGCTAACAATTTCTCCAAATTGTCACCGTCATCGTTGAATTGATCGTTTTCAAACATGGTTAAATGGAGAATGTTAAATTCGGATCGTGTCGAAGTAACACCAGAAGATCGTAAAGATGCCTGGCAAGAATTAATTGTCGATATACTAACAAAGTCACCGCGTTACGCTACTTTTCGCACGATGATAAACAGAGCCAATTTTGAATCTTTTGATTACAAGAGACCGATAGTGTACGAGATTAGTTCCAAAACACTTTTGATTAATAACGAATTTGTAAACAAAGCGCTGAACCGTCCGCGCACTGTAATCGCTCCGTTCAAATTGAAGTCCTTCCAAATCGTACTGGCTTTTATTTGTGCTATCCTAATCACGTTGATCGCGGCTTTTGTATTTAATACGCCCGAAACGATCTCGTCGTTGTCATCGACGTCGTCAACAATAAAGAACATTGATCGCTATTGAAATATATTTCAAACCAAATCTAATTTATTTATACTATATAAGTTTATATGAGCGACGACCACGCCTAATCGTGATGTCTCGTTAATATTAATATAGACGTTGTCATTGTAATTGCATCGTCGTCACGTTTCGTTTCTACATATTAATTCGACATCGATCATATGTGAGTCAGTTCTTGTGCGGTTCGCATAGCTCTCGATTGCAGAAAGGATTAGAAAAATGACAAATAATTATCAAAGTGTTCTTTGCACAGATCTATCGCCGCCGACGCCGCCGAAATATTTCAAAGTGTTGCAAAATCGATTCGATTCTTTCAGATGCGTTGTCAATCTAATGGTAGACGACAAAACCGAATTGGCGAAACGGGGTTTCTATTACAACGAAAACGCCAAATGTTTCGAATGTGCATATTGTGGTACTATAATATCCAAATTTAACAATAGTTCAATGAAATATCATACGTTTTCGACGTGTGTGAAATCGCTTCAACTGTTGCGTGAAAATGAAACGCTCAGAAAGATCAGTTTCAAGAGTTTCAAATCCGCACGAAACAACAACAAGATCGATATCGATCGTTTGGCCAGAAACGGTTTTTATTTTTTCGGTAAACGCCACGAAATCATGTGTAGTGATTGTGGTTTGGTTCTTGTGAAATTACATAAAAACGATCATATAAACGCAATTCATAGTGTCTACTCTTCTAGTATTTGTCGATTTGTCGAACAACGTGTGCAAAAGATTGTTTCCGAACAACGTGAACTGGCACAGAAAAACGTCGATCCCGTGTCAAACACTTCGGTTTACCTAGTAACACCGAGTGCTCCTCCAGAAAACGTAGTCCACGATAACAATTTGACCAAACTATACCCCGATCTCAACTTTGATATTTCCGAGATGCTTGCATCGTCTTCGTTATCTTGTGAAAAAAATAAGAGCGCCGAGACCGACAGCGGTAACGCTGCCATTTTCGACGATAAGGATAAAATTAAACATGTCGTTAAAAATGATTCAAAAGTGAATAATCAACGTGACGACGCGGAATGTGGCGTTGACAATGTAACTGAAGATGATAAGATGTGTACGATATGTTTCGAGAATGTCCGTCAGATATGTTTCAGTCCGTGCGGACACGTTTCGGTCTGCGAAATTTGCGCTAAACGTTGCCAAAAATGTTGCATATGTCGCAAAACTATCAGAGATAAGATAAAAATATTTCTCTAAATGAATAATTCGACCATTTATCGATTATTATTTCCTTTAATAATTTTGATCATGTTTATATTCATATTATTATTTAATTTTAATAAAAACAATAAACATGACGGCAACGATGATTCGTTTAATCCTTGTAAAAATGTTATTCATGGCAACGTACCAGATCCTTGCAATTGTAAATTTCTTTATTTTTGTGTTCACGGAAACCCCATCAAAATGTTTTGCACTCCAGGATTTTCATATTCAATAGAATTACGGAGATGCGTGCCCCATGAAGAAAACGATTGTGGCGAACGACCCATTTTGCGTGATATAGAAAATGAATTGTGAATATATCATTTATCTTTATATAAACAATAACAACCACGTCTGATATTACAATATAAAAGGATTGTGTAAACGAAATATTCGTTCATTCAATCGTAAAATTTAGCAGAACATGGAATCTTTTATCGTTAACAATGTACAGTTTAAAGTTAATTTCATATTGCAGAGAGTATATTGTGAGCGATACAATGGCAAAAAAATGTTCGTTCATATATTTGGAGACTATAATGCCCATCTGAAACTGGAATCGTTATTTCAATATCCGGGTTTGGCTACCAACGTGAAGTTGCCAAAATTAAACTCTAATGAAACAGTAAAACTTGTCACTTTCGATCCGATTGAGAGACACATTAAGTTCGTCGAGTGCCGATTGGACACTAAACTTTACTTTGCACACCACCGTTACGGAAAATATTACGTATACGGTCAAGTACCTGTCGTTGTCAAAGACCGTTGCGATCACATTGACATTTTCACGGGCGCTCCTATCTTCGACGCCGACGACAATTTGGTTTCATTTATGACGGACAGTTTCATCAACAATGACAACGTGCAATTGATACCTGTTTCGGGAAAGTCGTATCGTCTGCAGGGAATGTTCTGTATCGACGGAGTGATTCGCTTGTACGACGAAAACGAAATTGTTCGTCCTATCGTTTCTGATCACATTGACATAAACGTGCAGTACACCAAAAAATATGTCGAGATACAGCTAATATACAAAGGTAACATTTTATCTCAGCTCAAGATCCAATGCAAGTTCGCCGGTAACGTTTTGATCATGTAACATCGTACTAGTACTGTAATTTGTTTAAAAATTATTATGTTTGTGTGTGTGTGTGTGTGTGTTTACGAATCTCAATAAATTATATATTTTTATATTAATTTTTTTTGTTTTCATGCTCATCATTCATTCTAATACAGCGGTAGACGTCAACTCGTTGACCATACCGCAGGCATCTATGTTTTGTCTGACTCGAAAATAGCCATCCTCACCCCAATCCGTACCCCACGTGTTTTTGAACGTCCAATATGGAATGTTATTTTCGACACCGTAGCCGACTAGCAGCACGGCATGATTCAATCCGTAATTTTCGCATTCGTTTATTATACCACGATAGTAGTTGACTATACCCGAAGCGTCTATTGCTATCGGAATCGGCCCTACTGCCCGTAGCAGATCTTTAAGCTTTTCCTCGTACACCACAATGTACCTGTAACAGCCTTTCAATTTGACAGCAAACTGTTTATTTAACGAGGACAATTCGCATCGCTTATTGTAGCCGACATACGGATATTCGCTTTCGCGTTTCAATCCACCGAGCTCTATGATATTTTCAAAAGCGGTGTGCAGCAAGCCGCCTTCGCAACCCATGTCGACGCGATCGCAATCGATCAATTCTTGCTCGGACAAGTTTATCAGAACATTGTTCCGGATCGCGTACTGACTCTCTATGCTACCGACGGTGGCGAAGGCCCAACACGCGCCGCACGCACCTTGGTTCTTTATAGAGGTTACTTTGTTTTGGGAACGCCAATCGAAATTGAGAGGCCCTTTACTCGACGGTTGATTGAGTAGTATAGTTTTGCAAAAATTTTGTCTCAAAATGGGTTTACTCAACCCGGTGTATTTCGATATTATTTCGCTTTTACTCAGATCAGAAAATTTGTTAACCTTGTAAATGGCACTATTGTTTAACTTGTTTTTCTTGTTAATCTCTTCGAGATTGTTCAAAAAAATACTGTAACGTCTATGTCTTTCAGAATCATCGCGGTACATTTTGTTGTAGTTGGTTATGAAGGTTTCGAAATAATCTTCCGATTTTAACAGATTATAATACATATTCTTGGTTTCATTATAGTTTCTGACAACGTCATTGTCGTCGAAATTACCACTGTCGCCGATTTCGATTCGAGATAAAGTCTCAAAAGAAAATGAGGTTACTAGCAGAAATAACACTATAATTCTATTAATCATCGTGCGTTACATAAAAAAATATTAACTTAATAACACAAATAAAATTCCATTATAATATAAATATAATTAAAGATGACAAAAATCGTAGATGGACATCATAAAAGTATTATTGAAATAAATTTTTAATTATATATTATAAGTATAGTATGGTGAAAATAAAAATGTATAAACATATATTACATTTTTTATTTTTATACAGTCTGTTGTTTCATAGTAGTATAGCGGAGCCGCCCGGTACGCCGGCTATAGACTGGGCTGATCGTAATTATGCTCTCGTGGAGGTCAACACGGAAGCGGTGTCTTACGAGCGTCTGGTTAAATTGAAAGATAGCGTAACGATTCCCGTTTCGTGGAATGTTTGGAGCGGCAATGACGAAGCCGATGTAGCGTACGTGGTCCTAGACAACGGATCCGATAGACAAGTGTGGAAAGTCGACGCGTCGACGAAACGAGCCTCGATCAATGCAACGCGCGGCGGCCGATATGACATGAGCGTCCGATTGTGCAACAGCGACGGCTGCTCTGTCAGCACACCGGTTCGCGTTAAAATCGCTGACACGGACGGCGCTCACTTGGATCCGTTACCCTACATTTGGCTGGAGAACAACAAGCCGTTCGATGTCGCGTCGAAACCTGACAAGACGATAGCGGCATATTTCGTCGAATGGGGCGTATACGGTAGGAATTTTGCAGCCGACAAGGTGCCAGTGCCCAATCTGTCGCATCTCTTATACGGTTTCATACCGATCTGTGGCGGCGACGGCATCAACGATAGTCTCAAAACGATCACGGGTAGTTTCGAAGCGTTGCAACGCTCGTGTTCGAATCGTGCTGATTTCAAGGTGTCCATACACGATCCGTGGGCCGCACTACAGAAACCACAAAAAGGAGTGTCCGCTTGGAACGAACCGTACAAGGGCAATTTCGGGCAGATAATGGCTATCAAAAAGGCGAACCCGCATCTGAAAGTGCTCCCGTCGATAGGCGGTTGGACACTCTCGGATCCGTTTTACTTTTTACACGACAACACGAAACGTCAAATATTCATCGATTCCGTTCGTGAGTTTCTACTAACGTGGAAATTCTTCGATGGAGTCGACATCGACTGGGAGTTTCCGGGTGGCAAAGGCGCCAATCCCCTGTTAGGTGATCCAGCACACGACGGGTCGACTTATGTGATTCTGTTGAAGGAGTTGAGACATATGCTCGACCAGTTGGAGATCGAAACGGGTCGTAAATTCCAACTCACGAGCGCGATAAGCGCGGGATACGATAAGATAGCCGTCGTCGATTACGACGAGGCGCAAACGTATCTTGACAAAATATTTTTGATGAATTACGATTTCAAAGGCGCTTGGTCCAACTCGGATTTGGGCTACCATACGAACGTTTACGCGCCCGAATGGAACAAGGCAGAACGATATACGACAGATTTCGCTGTGCACGCTCTCCTCCAGCAGGGCGTAAAGCCGAACAAGATAGTGCTCGGTGTCGCCATGTACGGCAGAGGTTGGACCGGAGTGACTAATTTCACGAAAGATCATCCGTTCGTGGGTGCCTCTGCTTCGGGGCCCGTGTCCGGCACATGGGAGGACGGAGTCGTCGACTATAGACAAATTCATAACAACCTGGCCAATTACGAGTACACGTACGACGAAACTGCCAAAGCGGCGTACGTTTTTAAAGCGAGCACCGGCGACTTGATAACCTTTGACAGTGTCGAAACCGTCGCCGACAAATGCCGTTACGTGATCGACAACGATTTGGACGGTGTTTTTTCGTGGGAAATCGACGCCGATAACGGCGACCTGTTAAACATTATCAACTCTGGACTGAGGAATGGGCGTTCGCTCAACAAACACGAAGAACTGTAACACGTACACAATGTAGTCTTAGATGATAACATAGTAAATATATTTAATCTTTTAAAAGTGTTATTTACTGACAATGGTAAAGGTGAAAGACTGTGGATCGAAATAAACATTCATGTCCATAATATTACTACACAATAATACTTTATTGGTAATCATAAATATACAAATACATTTTTATAATTATGTTGTCGTAGAATGAATCTTAATATCAAAAAGAGGCCTCGTGTAACATTTTTCGCACCAATTTGTAATGTTAAAAATTACACTGTTTAAATTTTTGCCCGACAAACGTGTTATCGAGCGTTTGTAAGTATTCGTATTTAAATCGTTTTTCAATACACGACATCTCCAATTATGATTATCGTTATTATTTTTTTTAATAGGATCGTTGCTTTGAAGATTTCGCCCGTTTGCATTGTGGCGGAGGCTCGTGTCGCACGAAGCACACATGCGGTCATTGATCCACACGACATCATAAAGCGTATCGGCGTCGTAAAGACAATTTTGTCTGTTTGAATACATCAATTCAACAAATTCCTTTTCAGACATGTTTAACCAATTGTTCGGTATCGAACCAGTATTTTTTGTTACGTTGTTTTCGGACATGTCATTTTCGAATAATTTGCGTATTAACATTTCTTTCAAATGATCGGGCAGCACTCTATTATATTCTATAAAATTATTCCTATAATGGTTACACTTTAGCAAATTCGTCACGCAAAGATCTTTTAGAAATCGGGCATTTGATTTTTCCTTTTGTCTTCTTCGTTGGATTTCCATACGATCTATTTGCTCCAAAATTTCATAATTGACATTTTCGTAATGATAATGATAATCGTGATGGTAATTGAAGTGGTCGACGTCAGGTGTGTTATATTCAGACATATCCGTTGTTGTCTTCTTAGTCGTTCGAACAAAAATAATATAATCTTTTATGATGTCTTGGGTTTATATATAATTTTTTGTACAGTACGATAATACTTTTACCTATGGATAAGTAACGATAATGTATCGTCCGGTATTGTTTATTGTGACATGTGTTTGTATTACAATTGTTTCCGTCAAAGGTCACGGCTATTTGTCGTGGCCCGCCGCCCGACAATACAAGTGTTATCGAGATAATAATTTCTGGTGGCCCGATGACGGTACTAAGATTCCGGACGAAGCTTGCCGTGCGGCATTCCACTCGGTATATTTAAAATATAACAATCGCTCGAGTGGAGCTGCCGCCAATGCAGCCCAATATATGTTTCAGCAATACTACGAGTATGCAGCACTCTCGGGAGCTGATTACGAAAACCTTCAACATGTCAAAACTAAAGTTGTGCCTGATTATTTGTGTGCCGCAGGCGCTTTCGACAGACATCATACATTCGGTGATAAATCCGGTATGGATCTCCCACAAACGATATGGCGACCTGACATATTAAAAAATAACGATCGTGTCACCCATGTACCGATTACGATGCGTTTCTGCCCGACGGTCGTTCATGAACCGAGTTATTTTCAAGTGTTCGTGAGCAAACCCGACTATGATTACGGTAATCGTCGTCTAACTTGGGACGATTTGGAACAATTGCCATTAAACGGCGCATCCAGTCTCGAGGCCAACGATTATTCCGATGAAGCGTGCGACCATAACATGATCTATAAGATTCCCGTTTTGTTGCCGTGGCGAAAAGAAAAATTCGTTGTATACGTGCGATGGCAACGTAAAGATATTGCGGGAGAAGGCTTTTATAATTGCGCCGATGTTATTTTCGATCAAAAACATACGCCAATTGTTCGGGATGAATTTTAATATTCTATCTCTGGTTCTCCATTTTTAAAACAATCACTTTGTCGCCATTCAACACACTTTTGTTTATCAAAACTGAAATATGTATCAGGTAAACAAAATATTAAATTATTTAAATTTCGACAATTTAAATACTGACTACATCTAAATTTTGTGTCAATTGGACTGTTGAAATAGTTTTTGTTGGAAAATGGACATACGTTATTTGCTAAATAATTAGTTACACTTCCAAATGTTTTGTCTAAATTGTCAGGATATCTATAGCCATAATAATCGACCCCTTCTGTATCAATAAAAAGTCTATTAAAATATATCAAAATACCAACTAATATTGCAAAAACAAAAAATAAAATTTCATAAAATTTCATTATTATTATTATTATTATTATTATTATTCTTATGAATCAAATAAAATTACAACAACTGTCTTCGTCGTTAATTTCAAAATATCTCTCATATTCTATATCTTCAGTGCATATTATATCGTAAAGCGGTCTTCTGCATAGAGTACAATAATTTTTTGAATTGAACACTATATCATACAATTTGTCATCATCATTAAACGAATAATTATAGTATGTTTGACATAAGACACAGCGTAAATTGTCGGTGTCGAAACGTTTCATTGACGGTCGATGCATTAAATCACTGCATCTGTAACATGTATTATGTTCGTAATTTTTATAATACAAAATTGACCATTTTTCATATAAAAAATGACACTTAGCATATTTAGCCATCCACATTAATTCGAATATTTGTTGATGGTCGTAATCGTAGACCGCTGTCTCGACGTTCAACTCTGGGCATTCCGATTCTAACACTGTATCGTGTTTAAAATGATCCGTATGCTCTAATAAAGATTTTATTGCATCAAATTGGTGAGGTTTTTCGCAGCAATAATAATAATCGTGGCCATTATTGTCATGAGTGTCGATGTCATCGGCGAATAATGAATTCAATCTTGATACCGCTTGAAAGAAACATCCCATTGCGGGTTTTCGTTGTTAAAAGGAATTAATGTCTAATTTTAGATTTCGTGTTGCAATAATGATGTGGACTTTTCGTGCCAAAAACCAAACAGAGTCTAATTAAATAAATTAAGATATTATCAATTTATACAAAAATTATATCAATTTATACAAAAATTATATCAATTTATACAAAAATTATATCAATTTAACAACTATGAAACTAAATACTTTTATGGCGATTGTTACGGTAACAATGGCATATATCGTGTCGTATAGCAGCCTCGTTTTGGCGTGTACCGAAACGGGTCGAAACTGTAAGTATAGCGACGAGTGTTGCAGCGGAGCATGTTCGGCGGCTTTCGGGTTCTGTTTACATAGGTAGACAAATAAAAAAGATCGAGAAATAATAATGATATCTTTGTTAGATATAAATTTTATTATTTCACAATAAAACTGGCATCAATGATTACAGTTAGTATATAAAGTGAGCTGATTGCCTGCTATATATTATTTTGCTTTTGTCTCGTTTCTCGCTACAACTACCGAACAATTAATAAATAATGGAACCGAAAACGTTCGACGAATATGTTTATGAGAATATGTTAGAACAATACGAACAATCCGATTACATTGATTACTTGTTGGATCACATCGAAAAGTTTGAGGACATCGAGAAATCTGACATGGAAGAGCAACGTATTAAACATTTGTTAGATTTGTACGAGGTCGACTTAAATGAAGAATTTGAACGTTGTTATTTGTATAATTGTAAAGACGACGAGTCTAATGACGAGTCTAAAGTAGAACTCGTTGCCGATCGTATAGACCATAAGAAATTAACGTCACCGCAAACAGAAACAACAAAAGATTATTTTGATAATTTTTGTAATACTACTACTACTGCTCCTTCCACTACTATTACTAATACTAGTACTAAGATGGATTTAAACGAATAAATAATTTGTATGGAAACATAAAGGATTTTATTATATATTTTTATTTTATTCTAATAAATAAAGATCTAACAAGTGTTCTGGAAACAGAAATTCATTAGGTAACACACACACGTCTGCCAGACGACAATTGTCGTTTTTGAAGCAAATTTTGTCATTTTTTATGTAAACGTTTTGAAGCACCGTAGTGTTATGATAAATGTCTCCTCCTCCGACTTTGACTCGATTATGTGACGAAATGTACGTGTTAAGACTCTTGATGGCTCTCTGCGAAATAGTTTCGATGTCGTTACGCTTCGTCTGACGATAGGTGCGCGTACTCTCAATTAAATCGCGACTACCCTTGGCTCCGGACTCGATCACATCGACGAAGAGGCCGGCCAGATCGTCGAGCTCAGTGTCACCGCATACCATTTCTTCTTCGGCGATCATTTCGCATAGTCTATTGAATAGTAAAAAACTAAAATTTGAACTTATCACAAGGGAACAATCGCGTAGCATCAATTCTAATCGATTTGAAAAAACGACACGGTCGTTTGTGTGATAGTTCCATATTTTTTTGACGAGCGGCATAGTGGAGAATAGCGCGTTCAATTTGCTTCGGTTCTTGTACAAATAATAAATCTGTTGCGAGACAAAAGACAATCTGTTTTTGTCGAAGCAAATGAAATTGTATCTCGGGTCTCCGTAGAGCAAACACTCGAGATCGATCAATGAATTGGGTTTCGGCAAATATGTGATGACCTTTTTGTCTCCATCGCAATCGGTGTTGGCGCCCGGAAACATACCGGTTCCCGCCTTGAGATTCCAGTCTGTGTACGTGTCGGGCTGTATTACATTCGATACTTGGGTATTGAGTTGGGATATGTTGGGGTGTCGCGTCGTCCATGCCTTGACATTGTCAACGTCGCGTCCGTAGTAGCGTTTGACGCTTGCTTTGGGCGGAACGATCACGTTGGCTCCGTTCATACATTGGACGTTGGCGTAAAAAGAGGCCGTGTTTAGGAAAGTGGAATACAAAAATTGACCAGCATACCCGTTTTTGCTCTGCAATTGATCCTTGATTATTCCGTGTGTCAGTTTGATCTTTTGTATGGCACTGGAGATGTCGACGAGTCCATTTTCGTGTTTCGAATTGAACGCCTTGTTAAGGAATATGATAAAGTTGTGGTCCCATAAAATGAAATTTGGTAGAATTAGATAATCTATCGTGTCAGTGAATTTGTTCGTTTTAAGTTTCTTGAGAAAAACGTTTGAAGGTAGTTTGGTTATAACTATTGTCGTCGCTTTTATCATCCGACTGAGAGTCTCAGTGTGCTCGTTTCTGACATCACATTCGGAATACACAGATATCAGTTGTTCGATGAGAGTATTGAAATAGTTTATTTTGATTTTTTTTAAGTCCGCAATGAATGTTTTCAAAAAAACTTTAAACTGCTCAATATTCAAGAAGCAAACGTTATCGATTTGATTCGGTTCCAATAGCAAGTCGAACATTGTGGCTTGTTTCTTCAAAAATTTTACACAATCTGTCTCCGTGTTCATGTTGGTCGACGTTGACGAAGTTGTCGGCGGCGTCGTCGTCGTTGTCGTCGTTATTGTAGACATAGTCGATTTAATTTGGTCTAAATATGAAGTCGCCAATGACATGTTTTCAGTTTAAACTACTAAACTATAATGAAATAAATATTAAGACGTGATTTTGGGTCGATATCACAATAATGTGTGCGTGTGTGACGTCTTAATGTTTAATAAGGGTGAAATTAATAATTTTAATAGTTTACACGCAAATCGACATGGAAACCGATCTCATTAATGTTCCTATATTGAAAAATTTGATAAAAAACGAAATCGATCGTAACGTTAACGAAAATATATATTTGTTGAATAATAAATTGAAAAAATTGGAAAACTCCGAATTGAACTGCAGCGTGGAGATTTACGGAATCCACGACACTCGTCTTGTCGACAAAAGGGTTCGTCAGTATTATGTGAAAAAAATTTGTGGATTACTTTCGTTAAATTATAAATCGGTTGTCGATTCAGAGTTTAACAAGAATCACATCAGATTGAAGCTTACGGACGCGGCCACGGCGCGCGAATGGCAAGCGAAATCGTGTAAGACTCGTTTAAAGAACTACGATTTGGATGTGAATTTCGACGGTCCCGTCAAGATATTCGTAGCCGCTTCGGACGAACACAAACAGTTGCTCAAAAAGACGCGTGACGCTCTTCTTACGAACTACAAATATGTGTCTCTATGTAGGACTGGAGTAATGGTTCGCGAAAACGACACGAGCAAAATATACATTGTCAAAAACGAAAACGACATTTACGATCTATTAATAAAGTCGAATAATGCGAAATTTCTCAAAAACGATATCAATTGTGATTCTGAAATCATTTAATATAATGAGTACATAGAAACGCTGAGACTTGCAGTCAATTCGGGTCGATATGTTTCTCTTGTCGATTTTATTATTAAGTTGGTTTGTCAAGTTGAATCTCACGAAAGGTTGTGACGTTGTTGTGAATCTATTAATAATAATAATAATGTAGTTTTAAATTTTTGATTGTATGATCATTGATGATTAATGTTTTATTATTCTTTGAATAATAATTTCTATTGGGCTGTAATAAGAATTTTTTTGTCATTGAAAAATACTGTAATGAATAATAAATTAAATTTGACACCAATATTGCATAAATTAAAAACTATGTTCGATTCGGATATGTACACCAAAGAGCAAGTTATCCGTCTAATTTGCGATTTAATTGAGAAAAACGATTTTAGTGTAATCGACGATTATGAAACTTTAGAGGTCGACGACTATAAAAACGATACAATAATAAAGCCACAAAACAGCCGTTTGTTACACGCTCTGGCCGTTTGCGAACTGTCTAGCAATCGTTTTGCTTTTTTACGCACGCAAATGAGATCTCTCAATAGGTCGTTGAAAAAATTAACTTTAAGCGAAAAAACAAAACCTACGGTAATATATCAAATCGATTATGTACCAAATTCTATAAATGTTCTCAACAAAATTAAAGAGCAACTACCCAAAGATAAGTTTAAGGCCAAAAACAATCAAATTCAATTGACCGACGATTGTAGTAGTAAATTTCTAGTGGACATTTTAATAAAAATAATGAAACGATAAATTTTGTAAACACTAATTATTATTAACAAAACAAATTCTTACATTGTTATTCGAACGGTCATAAACTTAAAATTATTTAACATTAAACATAATAAAGCATTGATATTTATATGAATAATAATGATAACATTTTCTGATTTACCTAAGTCTACATTATCGTTGCCTTATCATGGTAAAAGGATATTTTTAAAATTTTACACAAAAAGCATTCAATTGTGTATGTCCAAAAAGGCCGCTAGCAGAATCGCTTGGAAAGCCGTAAAACGTAAATATTACAAAACTCCAAACGGTACGTGGAAGCCTTACGACGACTCGAACAGTTTCGATACTACTTGTACTAGTAGCGATAATAATACTTGTAGTAGCAACAGTAGCAGCACCAATAGTTGTGATGACAACGACAACGATTTGTGTTAATAATTATAAAAAATCTAACCTTTTATTATACTTTGTTAAGAATGACAATAATGTAGAAATTCTAATATTATTTTATTATTGCCTTTTTTTTGTACATAGTAAACATGAAAAAAAAAAAATAATCTTTATATAAGTGATTATTATTGACAAAATGGACTATCTAACAGACGCAATATTCAAAGAACAGATGCCCGCCAAGGCGAAACGTCTTTTTCAAAGCACATTTAAAAAGTATTATAAACCCTACGGTGGAGACGAAGACGTCGCTTTGTATTTGGCTCGAAAAGCTGTCGAAAAAAATTATATAAAATTAAACGATCGTTGGTACCCCAAGGCGGCTGCTGAGCTCATAGTTCAGCACGATATGGACGACGATAGCGACGGCGACAACGAGCATACTCGCAAACGCTCCGACGAACCTAACGACGGTAACGATTACAACGTCGTCGGTGGTAGTGAAGACCGTGAGCATTTAATTGATGAAAAACGACAACGTTATTCTCGCAATAGGAACACGAACAGACCTACGATTGTACATAATGATAACAAGAAAAAAACAATATTATTCGGCAAGAAAAACGACAAATACAAGTATAAATCTAATAATGACGATTATATCGACCAAGATGATATCGACGATGACGATGATATCGACGATGACGATGATTTTAACGATTACCAAGACGACACAATCAATAGAAAACTTCATTTGACAAAATGTAATAGATCCAAACAAATAAATTCTCAATTAGATACGAAGAAAAAAACGTTCTCACCGTCAACGCTATCATCGAGCGACGATCCCGACTTAAGCGATGATTACTTCGTAGACGACAACATTGACGATGACGATGGCAGAATGAATTTTAAACAAACAATATCGCCGAAATCTCGTAACAAACGACGATATAAACGTTAATATAAATATATTTGTTACAAAAACAAAAATACACAACTTTATTCCGATATGTGTAAAATTACGTATACACTTTACGTTGAGTTATATACAACAAATGTTAACATTAACACTAATTTTAATTATAGTTCAATAATTTAATTTCATATTCTCTGTCCAGAGCGTCACGTTCATTGGGCGATATCTCAGTCGTCGTAGTCGTGTGTCGATTTTCGAAATCTACATATCCGCTGACTCGTTGATGGTAAAACTCATCCGGTCTAATAGCAGACGCGACAATTATGCGTGCATTCGAGTCAAATTCAATAATAATTGACCTGTTCTTATCATGTTCGTTGAATACAAATTTGTTATAATCGATCACTTTATTAATTCCATCATTCTTCGAAGACTCCTTTCCGTCGATCGTACATTTAACGTTTTCATAAATGTAATAAGTTAACGATTCCAACGACAAATCAGAAATGATTTTAAAATTTCTAAAAAAGGCCTTCTTCACATTCAAAAACACAATATACTCGTTATTGTTTGCCTCGTTTTTATTACAGTGTGGAAAAGAAACGTGTCTCAGATCGAGACTCGTTCCGCCAAACTCGAGATATTTAACGTTAACGGTTGTCATTCCGAACGACTGTGTGATAATAAACTAAATCTCGCCGCTCCATTTTCGACTTTATATAACGTCGCTAAATTCACGAGGCGCACGGCGCCTGTACATTTCCCGACCATCGCCACCGCGCTCTCTCCCTCTTTTCTAATTTCTTACCACCCCAATTCGCTACGCTCCATGAGCGCGTACATATGAAAGGTGTCCTCTTAGATTATTAACTTTAATTTTATCCACGCGCCAGCAAGATAATTTCATAATCGTCCGAGCGTCGGTAATTCAGTCAAGTTAAAGGTAAACAGACACTCTCTCGACTTTGTAATTTAATTTTATGAGTTACTAACCGACACGCTTTACACATCCCATTATAATTATGTTAGTTTAGAATTTATATTTTGTTTCGTCAAAGTGTTCCTTGTAATTTCTTTTTCCAACAACATCATAGGTGGTCATTCGGCCAACAACATTGGAATCTTCTTTATTTTTCATGTAAAACGACGCGAGATTCTTTGTCGAAACCGATGATACCTTTTCTTTTCTTTTTAATATTTTATAATCGATAGTATTCTCTATTAGTTTACCCAATTTAAAGTTTATCTCTTGACTCATATTAATTTTTTAAAAATACAACACAATATATATATATTTGATTTTTTATTAGTGATAATTACTGTTAAGATGTGCATTTATTAAACGTTACGTTTGTATTAATACATCGATGCAATGATTCTTCCTTTATAAATGGGTCACAACATAGAATCGAATAATGACAACGATACAAAAATTAAATAAACAAGCACACATACACATACTCGAGTGATGATTATTGTTCGTTTTCCAGACCGAAATAAACACGAAAATCGTAAATGAAATTGTACCAATCCATTAAAATGTAGTTGATGTCCAATCTATTGTTGCAGCTGTTCTCCACATCCGTCAAACGTTGCGTTTCTATAAATTTTCTGCTCGCTTTTCTGGGTTTGACGATCAACTCGAAGTATCTCTTGTAATTGTTGGGTGTTCTCGCCCATTTAGCATAATGAAATATTCGACGAACCATTTCACGGGGCGGACACATTACGTGACCGGGAACATTTCCGCCATACTTTAAATCGCAACATTTAATTCGGTCTTTGTTATTGGGGCATTTACCCAAATTACGGAACACGATTGAAATACTTTTCGTGGGTTCGTTAAAGGGATTGCGTTGTTTCAATATCATTGAGAGAACCGTATTATAAACGATAAACGTTCGATATACCTCTTGGCTCGTCGAGGAATCGTCAGTCTTCGGCACCGTGACCAAGGATAAATGTTCAATCGTCGGCACTCGTTCCCCGCTAAAATGTATTGCGATTAATCGCTGAGGTAAAATTATCGTCCTAAAAACCGAATACAACAGATCAAGCTGCAACTCATCCACGCAAAGAATTACGTAGTTTTTGGACAATCTAAACGCATCGAATATCGATTTAATGACATTGGTTATGACTCTCATTTGCCGTTCGCCATTCTCATCAATTCCGTAAAACTGTTCTTCGTCGTCCAATAGAGGCGTTTGCACGTAAGCGTACAACGTGTCGGCGTTGTTATAATGACCTCGAATAACGTCGCCATCGTCGCCGTCGCCATTGTCACCGTTTTCTTCGTGATACTTCTTCAATAATACCGAATAGTAGAGCTTGTGATTGTAATTAATATAAATAGTGTTCAGCGTTGTCTCATGATATAAACCATCTTGTCCGTAATCTTTTCTGTCACTAGTTATCAGTCGACAGTTCGCTCGTGACGGATGCAGTAGACAGGCTATCTTTCTTCTCTTGATAGGTTTGAAAGGAATCGATTTCTCCGATACACATTGTCTGTACTTGACGAGATTCGTTGTCGACGACATTTAATATGATATAAGTATTATCTATTAACTCTAAATTGTTTTTAAGGATAATGTCACATATGACGTCCGAATCGTTAGAGGTCGAAGACATATTTGATAAAAATTTAATAAAATTACTCAGCTACGATGACTATTATAAATTGAGTCGCATTAAGCGTATTATCCCATCCATCGATACGACTATGACACCGTCGTCTTCGTCGACGTTAACGCCAGGTGGTAATAGGTTCGAAGATACAAAGTTTTACTACGAAAACATATTCAACGGTATCATAATCGAGTCGGAGCGTCGTTTAAAAACTCTGGACGATTATAAGGGTTATCTGATATTTATATATTAAAAAACCCGTTAAACATGAGCAGCGAGACGACGACGCGCAGGAGCAGCGGAGTTGCCGTTTCCAAAGAGAGACCTAATAAGCGTCTCAAGACGTCCACGTCTAATGGTAAAAATAAATCCAGTAAAAATAGCGTCAGTAACAGTAAAGACGACGCTGGCGGCGTTGCGCATGGCGTTGGAAACACGGGTCGATACGCTGATTATTCGTCCATTGATTACGAAAATGTCACATTTATGGAAACGGAAGATTCAACGTCTTCGTACCCTATGACACCGATGACCATGACGGCAGAAACGCCGTCGTCCTCTTCAATGTTAACATCAACGACTGTGTATTCGCCATCAACATCGGATCGAACGTCGTTTCGGCAGCGAGACGTCGTCGAAAGATTCAACGGTGGTGGCCCCAGAAGTATGCTGAAACGTCCCTTTGTCGTTCCGCATCCGAGATCGCCTCTTAGAAACGACATTTTTGATGATATACATGAAACATATAACGTTTCCATTTCAATGGATCGTCGTAGTCGAATGGCAGATTCCACCGTCGCAGACACCAATAATTACACCGCCGCCACCGCCGAAAATAACGAACATGTCGAAATACTATTTCTAGTAGCGCCTACTCTGATTCAAATGTCGGGCTCGATAACATACACGAACGTCGAAATCATTCAGAGAAACATAGACACATTGACATATTATATGAATAATTTGTCTCAGACTCAGCAATCTGTAAAAAATTATTTTCTATATCACAAAACGGAAAACTCGAGTACAACTTTAGAGTATCGCAATTTAATGGCGCTCATAACAAAGTATCCGGTAAAGAGAGAAAATTTTTTTAAATTCTCCGAAATGTTTTTCAAATATTACATCACAAACATTCAAAATTTGCACTCATTGGCAACGATAGCGATAAATGTCAACTACACGGTGGGTAGATCCAACGTATCAAACATGTTGACGTATTTCATAAATGTATGTGTAGATCATTTCGCTTTATTGCTGTTCGACATAATTGATAGTAACAATTTTGTATATAGTACACCCGATTTAAAGTCGAAACTAGAGTTCGACGATCATATAGAGAAAAAACAAAAAATTCTGACAAACTATTATAATACTAGTCTATTAAATCTACAAAATTATCAGTATTACAAATTTACTCCTGACAACGATGACAACTACAAAGTAGTCGCCACCAGTAACGATATACTACAAATAAATTTAAACATAACTAAACTGGACAAACGATTAGTATTCTAACGTAAATAAAGAGAAAAACAACCACAATAATAAAATAATGTTTTATTGCGAAACCATATAAATATCAATATCAAAGTAACAATGTAATCTATCAAAAAAATATATATATATATATGAAACCATACAAAATTCAATCAAAAAAATATTGGAAACGATACAAATATTAATAATATGAAAGCAATCTATCAAAGTTTAATTCTACATCTAATACGTTTTGGTCGTGAGCTCGTTTATATTCAAACGAATACTGTTTATCCGTTTTTTCTTCCCCAATGAATCCTTTAATTTTGTCGAGCATTGCTGAACACTCCTCAAAACTTTTCGGTGGAAAATTAAATTTATATTTGATGGGTCTGTTGAAAGGATCACGCTGCTTGTTACTCGTACTCGAGTACCATTTACGAAAACAAGTCACATGAAACATTTTCTCTATATTGAGAGTGGCATGTTCAGATATTATTATTATACCATCGTCGATTATGCGATCAAAACAAATCTGACATTCGACCGTCGATTTCTTCCACAGTTCAATGAACAATCTATACAAATAGGCATTTTTATTTTGTAAATTTATTGTAATCAGCATAATAAAATGCGCTCGTTCGTACGCAAGCAATCAGTGTGCGGTAAATCATGGAGCTTATAAAACACTTTGTGAAATATTCGAAAAAGTACAGAACCTGCAACGATGGCTGCGAAAAAACAACAATCTATTGCGATTGGAGTGGAGAGACAGAATCGCTTTTTAAGTTATCGCCATCATCGTCGTCGACAGATTCCATTGTCGATTTTAACAACAACAATGTTATCGTGAGCACGGATAAAGAAAAGAATAATGTCGTGCACGTTCAAAATGTTAGCGTTAACGACGTTCGTAACGGCGTTGACGAAACCAAGAAGAATGGCGTTGACAAAACTAAGAATAATGGCGTTGACAACCACGTCGGCAATAATGTGGTTTGTGATTTCTGTTACGAAACTGTCGAGAACGAGTTACCGGTGTGTCGAAGTTGTTTTTTTCCGTTGTGCGAACAATTGATGGATAAAGAGTTGGCTTTGTATACGCTTTTGAGTGTATGTTTCTACGAGGAGAACGGAGAGTGTTTGAATGTCTCTCAAACTGTACCAGTCATAAACGATGAAAAGTACAATGTGTGGACGCAAAGATTGAAATTAACATGGCAAATGTACGAAAACGAAGATAAACTATACAAAATAATGTATACACACTGTGTTCAGTGTGAATTACCCACCATATTTCTCGGGTACACTACGAAGAATTTTAATCCGAATCTCTTTTGTCGCAGATGTATGTTTCCATTATTTGTAATTTTATAATTTTGTACAGACGGAGGTGTTGATCTCAAATTTAAAGATATTTTAATTTTAATTTTTTTTTCTAAAAACCAATATTTATTAGTAATTTGTTCTAGTCAAATTTGTAAACCAAGAAGGTTAATGTTTTGGTGTTATAATTTTAGTTTTGTTCGGTATGTCAAAAACTTAAGTCTCCTTCTTGTGCTCGATGTGTTTGGTATATAAAAAAATATGAATATTAAATTTGAATTGTTGGATTGTGAATATTATCGGAGAAAAACGTTTGTCCGCTGGCCTCATAAATACCCATTGTCACCACATATATTGGCACGACATGGATTCTATTTCTGTGGAGGCTACGATACTATAAAATGCCATAAATGTTCGCTCATGTATTTCAATCTTGAACCGGGCGCTTTCATTGACAGAACACATGAAAAGATGACTGATTGCGTCTATAGTCACGTCTTTACCCCTGAATATGTGACCTACAATAATGTCTGTGACCGCGAAATCAACACATCGAGCGCAGCTCACGCCAACTACGTACATCTGAGCACACGTTTAGCCACTTTCAACTCGTGGCCGACGTGGTTGGTTCAGCAACCTTTAGAGCTCGCCGAAGCGGGTTTTGTGTATACCGGCATCGACGACAACGTTTACTGCTTCATGTGTGATTGCAACGTACGAGAGTGGAAATATGAAGACGATCCGTGGGTGAGACACACGTTGGCAAGTTCTGGTTGTTGCGTGTTTTTGAAAGCGACCAAAGGATGTGATTATGTGAAAAGCATAATCGCCGGCAATAGTATTATGGATACGACTTTGGATTGTGGCCGGCAGAACGGATCCTTTCAAAATCATCGTCTCGATGTAGTCGAGAACAACAATAGCGATGTTGCTGATGATGATTCTGACGTGACCATCGCTGCTCAAGACAGTTGCTGCAGTATTTGTTTGGATAATGACCGAAACGCGTGTTTGATACCATGTGGACATCTCATTTGTTTAGAATGCGCCGAAAATGTAGAAGTTTGTCCATTCTGTCGCGAGGGCGTCATTACGGTTCAACGGATTTACGCATTATAAATTTATTAGTTTATAAATCTATTAGTTTATAATATTATTACATAATTTATATATAAAAATGAAGTAAATAAAAGTCATAATAATATATTTTACATGTAATTATTTATCCTTAGTAACAAATATTTAATTTTAATATCGACAAAATTTAATAAAGTCGAAATATAATAAAGTCGAAATATAATAAATTATGTTGCCGCCGGTCACTAATATTAAATATAACCATTATTAAATTATATCCATTATTAAAGTGTCAGTTTCGTTATTGTAATTAGAAGAGTCGGCACCGGCGGCAACGCGAAAATCAAGGGCGGCGTCGTCTGTAACAATTTCTCCTTCGTTCGAAACGAGCTCTTTAATTTGTTTCTCTATATTTAAAGCTTTATCGTTTATCGATATTAATGCCGATCTGGTTTCAGCGTTTATGGCCCATCTGTTGAGCTCTTTGACGTTAAAGATTTGTTCGTTTTGGAGGGCGTTTGCGACGGCTGCACTCGTTGAAAACTCCAATAGGGCACAACCTTTTTGATTGGTGCATAACATTAAACCGTTTATGTGACCGTAGCGCGAAAACCGTTTCCTAATTATTCCTTCGTCGATATTCTCATTGGTAACGTTATCCGGGTGCACTGTCCACGTTATCAGAATTCTATTGAGCGAAGCGGATCGCAACTGCGGTGCCGAATTGACTTTCTTGTCGAACTCTCTTCGAAGCAACTCGACGATTGTCTCGCCGCCATTTTCGGTTATTCTCGTTACATCCAAATCCAGCGCGTTCTTTCGCGCAATCAACGAGTTTAGCGTGACGTCGAAATCACGCAACCGATCTCTAAGTAACGAATAGTCGCTAGAGTTTTTCGCATAAAAATACCTATCGTAAACGGAACGTGCCGTTTCGTTTTTTAAAATCGCGTATCCCAACTCAGCAGTTTCCAGAATTGTCTTGTAATCGTTGGAATATTCGTCAAACTCGGCATCGTTGTCGTCGGTGTTCTCGTTATGCGTGTATGTTTTAACTATTATCGAATAGGCTCGATCTAAAAGGCGCTTGAAATTGTCCTCGTCAAAATCGTAGTTTAAACCGAAAATAGTGTAAAAGCTGCTTCGTTGCAAATCCAATCGGTATAGATTATTCATTTTCGGTTGTTTGTTGTAAGTGTCGACATTTTGTTCGCTGAGACGTTTTCGTGCCGGCGAAACGGGCACTCTCATCGTCCTAGCTGCCGGCGTCGTCGATGAAATTAAATTTTCGCCTGCGGTCACTGTTTCGTCGATCCGATTCTCAGTAACCGGTGCAGTGGTTACTACATCTCGACGTCTACTGCGCAAAGTTGTCGGTGTCAATTTCCTAGTTTTGACGAATCTGTCTTCGCCACCGGTAATCGATTGGGCGGTGGTCGTTGTTTTCCTAACGGCATACGACGGCGACCGACTATTCGTGGGCGCGACGATTGCCATATTGGGGTTGCGTGACCGCAGTCCGCTAGCCATTTCTGTGACAAGAACCCAAAATGACGGACGTGATCCAAGACTTTAACTCACTCTACAAGCAACTCAAAACGGATTACTCTTTAAATTTTTATTTAAACTGCGCCAACAAAAACGTCAACGAAACCTCATACAAATCGCTACAGGAGCGGAAATCGTATCTATGTTGTGCGGCCGACGCGGCAGGCAGATGTGTCTTACACAAGTGCGTTCCTGTGATATTGGGCACCGAACTAGACAAAGAGTTTCGAGCTAACGATGAGACGGTCGCAAAAGATATCGAGGGCACGTTCATGATCGACGGAAGGAATCTAAGTTTCCCGAATATCATGATGAACAATAACATTTTGATGCACAATTTCTACGATAAACTGTATAGCAAGAGTTGCAAGAGAATGTTTCTGTATGGGAATTTTGATGAAGAAAAGAAAATCAACCGGGCGATACAATTGGTGTACGACAAACACGACGATGTCTTATTCGCAAGAGACGTTTACGCTCGCGACTACGTCGTCACGGAAGATCTCAACGACGTACTACATATGTATCTGCGTAAAAGTGGCAAATGGGAACCGCTCAATTTTATATTCGATTATGGATCAGAGCAGAGCGAAACACTGGTCGATCAAATAAAGAGAATCATGCGCGTCGACATCAATTATTCTATCGACAGTCTGTCTAACAAAATTATATACAAACACGATTATCTTTTGAGTTTAATGTTCCGACCGGTACTCAAGTTATACGAATCGTCTCATTGCACCGCCAACCATAACATGCCGAATCGAGACGCGATCGACGAAAACGATTCGGTCGACGAAAACGTTAAGAAGAATATCAATTGTAACGATACAACTGTTTATTCCGGCTACGAGAACGATAACGACGTAAAAAGAAAACGCGTCGCGTCGACGTCGGTGCCGTCGTCAACGACGACACGACAATCATTGTTATTATTACAAACACAACAGCAGCAACAACAACGATCTGTGTGTAAAAAACGTAAGCTACAAACTATTTTATATCCGAAAGAGTGTAAAAAGATTGTCGAAACCATCGTCAACGGTAAACTAATTTACACCGTGTCGAAAACGTTTAGTAAACAGAGAAAAAACTTTATGAACTACCAAGACAACAGTAGCAATAATAACATAGAAATTTGTCCGCCTCTTTTAAAGTACCGAATCGGCAATGAGGTTGTGCGAATCACGAACGACACAATGCGCCAAGACATGCTAATGCAAAAATCAGATTTCGTAAAATTCGTAGACAGTTTCTTTCACGGCGAGATGACGGTGGCAGGAAAAAAATTTTTTCTTTGCCGCAACGTACGTCTACCGTCTGTCAATTACGAGCTGGTACGTGAAAAATTCATAACGCTACAGCGCGAACATCTGATAGAACTCATCGAAAACGACAATATATTCAGCGGAGTCGTCAATGTCAACGGCGATAATACTGAGAATCACTCGTTGCGATTGGCGTTCAACGATCGGCCCACGATATTCCGTTGTAGACGGGCTGACTTGTGCAAAATTTTTTATACGTTCAAACGCAACATGTCGCCGATAGAATTGAAATTGTCGGGAGATATTTTGTTTGTGAATCATCACGAGGGAATGATGTGTTTAAAACGTACAGTGCGTATAGTCGAGACCAATGTTAGAATAAACACATTGCTCACTCCGTACGAGTACCACAACTCGGGATCGATTCTGAACAAAACGACCGATATAGGCATCGTCGAGGAAAAGGACGACGTTACATGTCTCATGTCCAAACTCGTACAATATTATTACAAGGACGTGATACCGATATTTTGCACTGTACCAGTGCCGAAATTGATCGTATCGCTGACTAATTTGAAAAATGCTATGCCCGTCTTTTGTTATAACACAATTAATGAGAATAACAATAATTGTAGTACGAGTATTAGTGATAGTAGTAATAGGGGTACGAGTAATGGTATCGACGAAAGTTCGTTTTTAGAAGTATTACCGCAGGGTAACTCGGTGGTCGTGGCGCCGCACATTCGTTTGAGTAATAAAATGTTCAAACTGTGGACGCTGGTGCGCGATCACCGGCTCATGACTGCCGAGGACCCCTACATTCCCGATGTGAAGTTGCCCATCGAATTGTATAATCACAGAGTGAACAAACTAAAAGGAAAGATGGTATACAACAAAAATGAGGTGCCTCTAGTCAAGTTCAACGCTAGCGGCGACGATAACAATTGTGCGTGGCTCGATGGCGGTTTGATATTACACATGGCCGGCGTTGTGGTGTCGAGTGTGAAGATCGGCTGGATCTACGACGGTAAACGGTACAAGATCGAAACGTGCAAAAACAAGAACCATTTCGTGTACAAGGTATATTTTTACATCAGGCAACTCAATAACCAAATCATCAAGAAGATCGACTCGAAAATGAATATTATTAACGATACGATACATTTGAAACTAACAATGATAACGAGCACTAACGATTTACAAGGTATAAAAATTTGTGGAATACACGGGCAAAAGGGAGTGATAAACGGCAGCGAAGACTTGACCGAATGGATGTCCGAGGACGGTACGAGCGCGCAGATATGCTTGTCGCCGATATCGTTTCTGTCTCGACAGTCTAATTTCGATAACGTTGAGAAAAAGTATGTAGTTCGCGGCGGCAACTTTGAGGATCCGAACGCTCCGCGCTATCCTATTTTCAATATACCGTACATGTTCTTCAATAATACACCGGACAATATTTTCAAGGAATTCCTCAAAATCAATCACACCGGCCACGAAAAAGTCGAAGGCACTCGACTCGACCAGTGGACGATCAATCAATCGTTCGCCGGTAACCGTTTATCGGAAAGCTTGCAATGTATACGTGGCAGCACGAATCTTCCCGAAAACAGCGGTGAATACAACGTCGTATCGAGTCTGCTCCATTGTAATAACACATTAATAAAACACAACTGATGCCAATTTAATGTATATTTTGATTGAATATTGATAATGTTGAATAAAATTTTGTATTATTGAATAATGTTTTATTTGTAAAGAATGTAATTAAGCAACGCTAGACTTATCAAAATACTAAACTTGTGTTATCTTTTGTTGGTTACGATAACATGGCCACGTTGACGGCTACGGATCTGACGAACGCCACCAGATACGCCGCACATCAACATCGTTTAAATTTTATACCGCGTTGGCGAAGCAAAATGCCCCATATTCTGATCGATTACGAGATTCGTCCGGCTACCGATGACGATTTCTATGTACCTCCCAGACTTAGCGACAAAGCGATAGCGGTCAAGCTGACGTTCAGCAAACGAGGATGCGAGAGCATGACATGCTATCCGTTCGCCGAGACCGAGCCCGTCGATTACAGCACTCCCTTCGGTTACACGCAGACCTCGGATACGCCGATAGCCTACGCACAACCTGCCTGCTATAATCTGGATCGCGCGGCAGCGACACGTGAGGGCGCTGAAAACGAAATTCAATCGCCAGAATTGCGATACACCGACACCGGCAAGTGTATCTTGGTCGATACGATGTCGAAAATGTATCTCAACTCTCCGTATCTGCGTACTGACGAGCACTTGATCCAAGGTGTGGACGACGTGCCCGGTTTCAACGTGAGCCCCAATGAGGATCCGCTGTTTCCCGAAATGTTTCGCGGCGAATTTAATCAGGCCTATTGTAGACGATTCGGTCGCGATCTCGACAGAGGAGGCGGCTGTTCCATGCAATGGTGGGAGAGTTTGATCGGGTTCGTGTTGGGCGACACGATATACATAACGTTTAAATTATTGACCAACAATATATTTAGTGAGTTGCGCAACTTTGATTACACTCGTCCATCTCCCCTATTACCGACGAAACCGCGTGTCGACTCTGATGAAATACTCAACCGATGGCGTTCGGTGAGGGATAGTTTTGTCGATTTCGATTTTGAGAAAAACTTTAGTAAATACGAATCGTTGGCTGACCTGACCATCGATGTGAACACTAAACTGGTATACGTGGCCGAAAAGGGTTACAGTCGTGTCAGATTCGAGAGATTACCGCTTCGTTTCAGGGAACGTCTCGACACCAACGACGAACCGCAGACGTCGGATTCGAACATAGGTCGCGATGATCCCAGATTCAGAGCGAGTGAAGATGATTTGGATTTTATAATTTCACAGTTTTTAGAAGATAACGCTCTGATCATAGGTATCTGGGTGAGTTTTGGTTTCGATAACGCCTTCGATGCATTAAAATTCATGTTAAAAAAAGTTAACACTATCGTGATACCGTCCATGAAAAGAATGCTGCTCGCCACCTCGAAACGTGTGACTGTAAAGATGTTGGGCGAGACCTACAAAGCGGCAATAGTGTACCAATTTAATCGCGTGGCCATCAAAACGATCTCGGCTGTGGCGAAAGCAATCACCAAGATCACGATCAAGGCGGCGTCCGTCGTCGGTATCCTTCTAATAATATTAACTCTGACCGATTTGGTATTGGCTCTGTGGGATCCGTTCGGCTATAGTAACATGTTTCCGCGTCAGTTCCCCGATGATTTGGCGACGTCCTTTCTCACAGCGTACTTTGAATCGATGGGCGAAACTCGCGACATGCTCGAATTCATTCCAGAGTTTTTCGATGAGCTCGTCGAAGAGGACGACGCGGTCATGCTAGACTCTTTGTTGCACATTTTGGATTATGTGTCCGAATTAGAGGTGAATTCTAACGGGCAGATGCTAAACTTTGATGAAAGCGCTGTAATCGAGGATTTCGATGAGGCAACTCTAGTCGGAAGCGCATTAGCGTCAAGTGCAATGTATACCAAACTGGACTTTTTACAATACACTCAACGACATAACGATATACTCTTTTCCGATGCCATCGACAGTGATTCCACAACGATGGACTCTATCACGGCCGGTTTATGGGTTCTCAGCGCAACCCTTATACTGATTCATAACGGCGACGTAGACGACGATAACATAAACTACACTTTAGTTTCCATGTTCATTATATTTTTGTTGATAGCTCTGTATCTGATTGTTAAAAATTCTCTCAATTACTATATGAATATGAGAAAGCATACGTCAAAAACAGAATGGTACCAGAATTTATATACATAGAAATAACATTTGTAATGACTTTAGTCCTAAATATAAGATAAAATCGAACATCGTTCGAAAATGGATTTCACTTAGGATTGAAAACAAAATCCATTTTCGATAAAATTCTTGAAAATTGATTTCACTTAGGATTGAAAATAAAATCCATTTTTGATAGATTTTGTTGAAAACAGATTTCACATAGAATTGAAATGAAAATGGATTTCATTTAAAATTAAAAACAAAATCCATTTTCGATATAATTTGTTGAAAATACATATCCATCTTTGAACGAAAATGGATTTTATTTTTGATTCTACATGAAATCCATTTTCGATCAAAGATGGATTTTATTTTTGTTTCTACATGAAATCCATTTTCGATAAAAGATAATTTTTATTTTTGATTCTACATGAAATCCATTTTCGTATGAAGTTTAAAATAAAATTCCAATTAACGAGAAATGTCTTTATTAAAAATTCTATAGATCAAAAGTATTATAATTTAGTTCCATAAAATTGTCCAGTGCGTCGTAAACGTCAAAGGTCCAATTTGATTTGTTCCAAAAGTTACGTTTGTTGGCATAACGTTTATGTATTCTAAAAAGCGTCTTTTGAAATTTGGCATAGGTTTCTGTGTTATATTTAAAAATGAGCCAGTCGATGATTCTATTATCGTCCATACACTCTTCAGCCAGATTCTTTGCATGATTATAAATTTTATTGTTTGTATGTTCGCCTTTACTGTCGTCTGGGAATGCGCCCTGGTAGTCACCCAAGTCGATTTTAGTCACGTCGAACACAATTTTTTTTACGAAATCGTCACACAGTTTAAAAACGGGTTCAAGATTTTGTATAGCTTCTGCGATCGTGTCTGCGACCATGCTCGGATCCGATGACAACTTTTCGACTCGTTTTAAAAATTTTTTATTATTCGTCAAAAGTTGTTCTTCGATAAAATAGAAACCAACTCCCCATCTCAGTTTGAGACGCATATACTCATTCAGTTTTTTGATAATATTTTCAACAATGAGATCGAACTTTTCATAGTTTTTTTCCAAACTAATGCACTTTTTTTGCTCTAAATCATCGACCAGAATACCGATATTATTCTCGAGATCCATTTGATGATAAAATAAATATTTACTTTTTATTAGACAGTAAACGATACGTCTGATCTATCTCAATGTTTACTTTAGATTAATAAAATGAAATCATTAAAATGTAATCGTTAAAATGTAAATTAAACCCGATTCGTATATGAATGTATGTATGTGTGCGCATAAAACATTAATATTTATTTTTTTTCTGAACGAGTATAGCAAAAGTTCGACACCTGTTTGGTAGTAACGAGTTTGTTTAAACAGAACGAACATATCGACGTTTTCGTGTCGACAAGAGGATGCAAAATTCTAGTACAAAGTTGACACCTTTTTACTATGTGGTTCTCTCGATTTAAGGTTTGCCTGTTGAAGTCGACAGCTTCCGCTTCGTATAGTGTGGGACATTTTCGATGATCATCGCCAGGCATAGTTACACCGGTTCGTTTATTCTTCAACATTATATATTTGAAACTATTTGTCGATAGAGCTGTGTCGAGTTTATTGAAATTATTACCATTTTCTCTGTCGGCAATTCGTTTGACTATATTGTATTTGTGAGCGTTTACTATAGTATCTTTATATGTATACATCGTATAAGTCTAGTATATTCACCGTTCGTGACACGATGAGTCGACCGATTGAGCAGAGCCGTGAAATCGCGCATTTATAACAAACTTTTCGATGACCTTTTAGAAAGATAAAACAACCTGTTTGGTTTTATGCATATATTAATAAACATATCAGAGTCATGTTATATTTTCGATTCGTCGTGTAGTAATACTTTGCTGCCGTCAGTGTCAGACGACATCATGAAGACCGCACCATCAAATAAAATCGTTGTTGTTACCGATCGTGAAAAACTGATGAATGGATTACGACATGTCGAACCCTTTGTGAGATTCATGAGGTTAGTCGTTGACGAAATGGTCAACTTCGGAGAAATTACACAACGAGAGGCTGAAACGCTTTGCTTGGCCGACGACACAGCTGCATGGATTTGCGGAAGAATCGAACAATGTAACTTTGTTACGTTCAGGTTGCAAAGTTTTACATTTGTCTACCGAGAAAAATCAAAATCGTCGTCGTCGTCTTTGTCAAAGACGTCGTCATCTTCAGTTTTGGCAAAATTTAATTTTCACGATCATTCGTTACATCAAACGATTCTGGGCCGCGATTGGAATAATTTGATATACTTTTGTTGCAACAAGTATCTCTCTGCTGTCGTGAAACTAATTATATGTCGCCAAAAAGACAAAGATATTGTCGAGACAAATCCCTGTCCACAACTCTCGTATTTCATAAATATTTCCAATATTAGAGACCACATATTTAGCAATCATAACGATATCACCAACGACATGTTCGTTACTAACGATTCTGAAACGACATCGTTATTAATAATCAGAACGAAGGATTGTGATTGTCTGAGGAGAAATAATACTACGGTCGTTAAGAGATATTGTAACAAAGACGAAAATGACGAAACATGTGAAATCACTAAAACCGAGTACGTAAATTTAATTTTTGATGAAGACGACGATGGCGACGACATCGATCCGAAACTGCAGCACGCCAAAAGTGTTTACCGTAACTCGTTTAAATTGCAAGAGGATTTGGTCGAAATACCGTTCGACGATGGCACCGTCAAGATTCTTTGTGATTGTGTAAGGAAATAGAACACGCATCGTGATGAAAAACAAATATGTCAGATGTAATATATGCAAAAATGAAATCTATTTATATAAATTATATAGCCGAAACGAGACATCGAATTTGTTTTTCAATAAATACAGAGGCATTGTTAAAAATGATAATTATTTTTGTATAGAATGCTATTACAATTTGTATAAATTTAAAAATAAAATTCGAGTGAGACGCAGTAAATTTTCAACATTTATTTATTGAATACGACAAAAAGACAAGTTGACTAATAAAATATTCTACAAACTCGCCTCAATCATTTTCAATTCCTTCGTATATTCGATTCCGTTTTCATCGACGTCGTCAAAATCGAAATGTTTAGATATATCGGTGGTTACGTCGTAGACAAATTCATTTTGAATGAGAATCAATAGGTCTTGTCCGTTCTTAAGAATGTTGTCATTATCATTGTCGATGATCGCGTAATCAAAGTTAATGTAATCGTGTCGTGTTGCGTATTCGTCCTCTATGAATACAGATGATGATTCAGATTTAGTTTCGTAAATATCACTGCTCAAATTTTTGCAATATAAAAAAGGCGTTGTCGACATTAAAACACTTTGCTCTGACGACGACGACGACGTTGTCAACGACTTTATCGACGTCTTGTAGTCGTACAGTACAATCTTCCAATTGAAATTGTATCCTTGGCTAATTTGGCGCATGAGCTTGAATCGCAAGCCCGGTTTGTAGCGTTGAGCAAACGTTATGGCGGTACATTTATATTGGCCGTATCTAACGATTAATTTGTCGTTTCGAAACACAGAAAAAGTACAATTCCAACCCATGTTGTCCTGCGAGATTACACGACAACGACAACGCTCACTTATACAGACGTGTGCAATCGTGTGGTCGCCGATACAATAGTGGTCTTAGCGCAAAACTTTATTTGGTTTCGATCGATCATGTCGTTTGCACGCTATTTCGAGACACAGACGCCGCTTCTACCGCAATGTTGCAAATTTCTGGCGGACGAACTTGCAATGTATTACGCTTACCTACAAAATGACAACGTCGATCCGGTAAAGGTACACGTCGTCAAAAATGAGATACACGTAAACGATGAAGGATTCGTGAAAATGTACCGGCTGAACGTCGTTTTCGATTTTGACCATCTGCACAACACAACGCCCAGGCAAATAGAACATTACATCGACGCGACGAGGTCGACAACGCTTAGCGAACACGAAAAACGTCTGTTCAAGCTACTCACAAGGGACCGTTGGTATAAGGGAGATTTCGTTCGTCTCAAGAAGATGTTGACACAGCAATGCGTGAAGGATCTCGTGGATTTTGCGTGCAACGTTCTCTGGGAAAGGTGTTACGAAAATCATTACACTCTCGGTCAACAGTTGAGCATAAGGATAACGACCAAACTCATTCAGAGCGGTTTGGATTTCAAGCACCAGACCGGTAGGCAAGAAGAGAGCGCGGTGCTGCGCGGCTGGAACAATGTGAATTTCGAAAAGTTTATCAATTCGATAAATTCCATTTCTGATGTCATTAAACGACATCGTTGCTCGAGAAAGTATATAGTTTTCGAGTTGACGCCAGACGAGATCGGCTGTGAAAAGATCAAGGATAATCTGAACGAACAATTTTCGCTGATTCGCAACGGCAACGTTGATAACCTGTGTGCCATCGAGATCGATAACGATAAAAATTCGATGATGTATCTGAAAAAATTTAAGCAGCTTCTGTCCGAGAAACTCGTAAACGTACTGTTCGTGACCGATGTTGAGTACTATTTGAGAAACGGCAATTATCCGTTCTATTTGTATAATTCTTTGAAACTATACTACTATTGTCTCACGAATAAGTTCGTGTTTGAAAAGCAAGACTATGAGATAATATTTTTGTTAAATTTGATAATTTCTTTAGAGTGGCATAACGGAGGACACCTCAACTCGTTTACACTTGAAAAATCGAATATATACAACCCATTGGAGTTATCCACACGTAGATTAAACTCTATCAAACGCGCCGCGACACAATCGAGAACTTTGCTAAACGACAGCGAGATCAAAATAGATTTCATCAAAGGAAAAAGAATAAAAACCGGAACCCACTATGGTCATCGTTTAGTCACGATGTAATATATTATATACCTAAAATGCGAACACATGAAAATGGATTTCAATTCGCTTCTTAATTGAAATCCATTTTCAATCGACACATACATAAAGTTTAGTTGGGTTGACTGTAAACATGAATTTTACACGGATCTTATACTTTGATAAATAAAAATTTTAATAATTTATATGTATATATTTTATTTAATTTTACATCAAGGTTCAATGTTAAAAAAACATATCGGTTGGATGGACACACTATATGGTTTAATGCTGATCTTTTTATTGTAGACCGTTTCGATTTCCTTTTCTTTTCCCACTTTAAATCCCTCCAATACCGCATACATGGTCATCTTGATCGAATCCGAAGGTTTAGAGACAGAATCTTCGTAGTTGAAAGCGAACACCTGATCGAATCGTTTAGTGTCGAACATGTCACACACGACACGTATATTGTCCGCTTTGCAGGCCCGGATGCCACGTTCATATATCTGGGCGTTTTTATTCCGAAAGATATCGTAAAACTTTTTTACAAACACACTCTTTTCCTTGTGTTCTTTATCGCTCGGCACATTGATCAGTATGTCCTCTTGTAGTTTGATCATTTCGTTTTCCCAGCCATTGTAGAGCGCAATCAGATTCGACACAATCTGATTGTGCAACGACAGTTTACTCCAAAACGCCTTCAAGAAGGGTCCATGTTTACCGGTACACAACTTCAGAGTTACCTCGTCGTAAAAGTAGAACTGCATCAAACCGCCGTGGACCTGAACACCAAACTGATTTACTACTCGAGGAGGTTTCGCCTTTTCCACGCTAATATTACTATCCATGGTCGGGTACACTTTGGACATGCAACTGTCCAGATTAAGTTTATTCTTCATAAACATCATCATGTCATCGAAATTGTTCCCGGGCGTGTCACAGTATATTACGCTTGGATTGCCATACCTCATGTTGAAATTGAATTCATCCACCCAAGTCGATTCGCTTCGGGTTCTCTTCGACGATGATATGTGTTTCTCGTAAATGATCAAACTCTGATCATCTATATCAGCGCTATCATTATCCAATTCAGTAATTTCCAAATTTCCGTTCTTTTCATAAACTTGTAACTGTTTATCGTCATGCGAGGATGAATCGTTTTCAAATTTACGTTTTGACATTTTTTATTTTTGAATATTGACCGTGTGTTTCAAGAAAAAAAATTAAAATGTTGTACGTCAAGTAAATTTCAACACTTAATGATTCTTTGATCAGAATGTTTGAAATTTATATACCTCGCTAAATTTATATTAGTGAACAAATATTTATTTATGTATGTATGTATGTATGTATGTGTGTGTGTGAGAATGAGGGTATTTATTGTGTATGTATGTATGTATAGTTATCGATAATTTATAGGGAATTTATGGTTAAGTATGTATATCAATGGTATTGTTGGGAAAAAGGATTCAGTTCACTTTCGATGATGACAATAATAATTACATGATAAGACTTCAAGAAAATGATTACTTTTATTAACAAATATTTTAACAACAAAATCAACAACTATCGCGTACGTCTGCAGTGTCAACAAAATTAGTTTGTGTCAACAAAATTAGTTTGTGTCAAATCAATATTACGTTTTCTTTTTGTACGGAAATATCACTTGGTCGACCGATTGTTTAGAAAATTAAATATGCGTTGTGCGGGTCTTTTTATGATAATCGAGTCGGACAAAGCGGTATTGTTGTCGGCTCGTCAATCGTACAACGGATCGATGCGTTATAAAAATCTCGATGCTTTGAAAAGGGCCAATTTTTTAGAAAAAATATCTATTCCGCGCGGTAAGCGCGATGGCGACGATATATTTGATTATGAAACCGCAGTGAGAGAGTTCATCGAAGAAACAGCAACCGTTTTTGAGAGCGCTTTCATTTTCAAAATGCCGTTCGTGTTGCAATGGAACGACAACGGCACTATTTATAAATATATCATTTATGTCGGCATGCTAAAGGGATTATTGAAGACCGTTTTTCGAGAACCAAATACTTTTTGTGTGAAATTGGAAACTACATCGTCGTCGACCCCCAATGAATATAGAGTGAACATCGAATCGAGACGCTTCAATAATGAAATACCGCGTACTTTACACATTGTCTCGTTGGCCGACTATTTCAGATACATGAGTGAGAAACAATTGACCACATACGATTACAGCAACTATTTGGATTTCTTTAATTTTGTCAAAAGTGTAAAGGCGAAGTTTGAGGAAGGACGTCTTTTTGATTTTTTTTGATCACCCTCCAGTTGTCGAATTCGACTACGATACAACAATCGACGGCGCCACCGCAATCTTTTTCGAAAACGAAAGTGTCATCGTCTTTGACGACGTTTCAGAATTCGACGTCGTCGCCGACAATAGCGTTGTCGGAAGAATCATCAACTGATAAATGGAGTGTTCGACGTCGTCAGAACATAGTCTTGGCGATGCGTCGCGAATTGATGAAAATCGTGAATGTTGTCTGACTCGTAGCGAGGTTTATGCTCTGTTACGTGAGGTGATTAACAAACGAAAACATTTTGGTCTGGTAGACGGCGTGTGCGATCACGTAAATTCGGTGGGGTTTCAAGCTCAATTTGAATATATAAGGAAAAATATTGAAAGGGTTTTTGTTATTGACGGGGACGGCCGTACGCAGCGTAAACGACTTGCGCAACATATATCACGTTTGGAAAATTTATTCAAATTGAACACCTCTTTAGAGGAGGAATATCGCTTCCGCGTAACTAACCCGAAGAAAAAAGATTACTAATTAATAACCATTTGTGGTGCTCATATTAAATTAATATGGTTGTACACGTACAAAATATGTTTGAAATTATTAACAAATATGAGAACAGTTCACTGAACAAGACCGATGTGGAGGTGAACGTTGCCAAGATAAAGTTATTTGAAAAGAAAAAAATTCCTTACAAGTTTGTCGTCAACGAGGTGCACAACTTTGACAAGAAAATAGTCAAACGAAGCAAAAAGATGATTTCTAACAATAAATATATATTGTTCAACAGTTGGTACACGAAAAATCGTAAAACTGAATGGTTCAGCAGCCACGACATGTGGAATCACATGAAGAGCCACGCTTCGTGTAAACCGTTTATTGATATTTTCGATTATATGGAAAAGTTGGGTAAATCTGTCAAGGTGTCAACAAATAACGTCGTAAATGGTAACGAACGTTCGACGGTGTCGTCGTCATCGACTACATCGGAGATAAGCGGAGACGAAGTCGATCAAACAACAGTGTCATCTGGTGTCTCGTCGTCGCGCAAAAAGAAACATGACATCAATGTGGAGGAAATTAAAGAGAGTAACGATCAACGGTTGAAAATGTACGATGAATTTTACAGAGTGTTAACGGTGACTTTTAAAAGTGGCTCTTCTCCTGTCGCCAGTTTTCTGTACGATTCAAAATTCACTAGATCATCAATAGAGAGCGGAATGAAAATATTTAAAAGCGTTGTAACAAAGTTGCAGCAACAGACAGGGAACAGTGATGTGACCGAAGATACCGATGCGTCGTTAAACGTTATCGCACCGACAGCTAACAAGAATGGTGGTATTAATCACGAATCGAACAACGCCAACGCTAGTAAGAAGGAGAAGTCGTCTCGTAAACGAAAACATCACGCAAATTCGACGTCAACGACGGCCGCAAGATCGAAACAGAGACGAGTCGAGAGCGTTGATTCGGTAATGGTAGATGATCAATTTGAGGATAGTCAGATGTCGGAATAATTTTGTAAATGATTAAAGATTAATAAATATTAAAACAACCATTTGAATATTTTATTATATATATATTTATAAAATGTAACGTTACAAGAAGTCAGATGATACACGCCATATATAACCTTCACATGAAATATAAAAGATGGGTCGGTAAATGTGCACTTTAAATTCGAGGCGACCATTCATCGATTCGGACGTTGTAAAATGTTTACATTTTATTATGAAGACAAACCAATTTCGGTGTATAATTTTGAGAATAATAAAAAAATATTTGAAATCAACAAAGACAATGACTACTGCGAACCTGACTACTGTGAGAATTTTTACATGGATACTAAAGAATTATCAGAGTTTTTATCACCCATGAAAGCGTGTGTAAGGAAACAAGCAAATCAGAATCGTTACGATATCATGGACGATACTACGAGACTATTAATGATGGAAAAAATTAAAAAATCCTATACGCAACGACGATATATTACGCTCGACGAAGGACTCGTTTACTTGCAGTGTTTCACAGTCGACGGAGACGCTTTGATTGACTTTATCCTAAAAGATGTGTATAGGGTATTGAATGATTACATTAAACAACAGAAGCAATATAATGTTTAAACTTATGAGATACTATTTGTGGGTGGTTTTTTTTTAATAAATATACTGCAAAATGAATAAAATGGTTTTATTATTAACTAGAGTATTTACAACAAGTAATTAAAGTATTTACAAAAAGTAATTAAAGTGTATTATGAGAACGATAACAATTATTCATTGACAGGGAACCAAATCCACATTGTTTTTGTCGTAATCTATCCTCAGAACTCTGGCTTTGAGTGTTTCATTATTAACATAGTTTATTCCGTTGTTGGCTATCAAACAAGCATTGTATTGGTGCACGGTGTTCTTTATTCTCACCGAATGTATTTTGTAGATGCGTCGATCTACGATTACTACTTCGACGATATCGTTTACTTTTAACGGTGGATCGATAGTTGTCGACGACGCATCGTCGTTTATGTCGACGTCTTTCGTTGGCTCAGTTCCGCCTCCGCGCAATCGCAACACCAAGTGTAGTGTCGATTCCTTTTGAATGTTATAATCTGACATGTTTCTCGAATCCTCCAGCTGTTTCCCGGCAAAGATCAAACGTTGTTGATCGGGAGGTATTCCTTCTTTGTCTTGGATCTTTTGTTTTACCGTTTCTACTGTGTCGGTGGCTTCTACTTCGAGCGTAATAGTTTTACCGGTTAGCGTTTTAATAAAGATCTGCATCGTATCAATCAGTTTATCAACTACTTATTATAATTTCATTGAATCCAAACTTTTCAGTGTTCTCAATACACTATAATGTTATACTACTATAAACACTATAATGTTATACTACTAAGAGACGCATAAGAGTGGGGACAAATTATCGTCTATTGATTGTAAACGACGAGCATACACTATGAAAGACGGAAACGATGATAATTTCGCTCAAGATCTGGCCCGTCTAACTATTGAAATTTTAAACGGGAAAAGCGTCGATCCCGAGTCCAAATTGGGCGATATTATATCGTATATGGGCAGAAATAAATTATTGTTGACTCGCAAGAAGGAAGAGATGTTCGATATCAAAGAAACAATTGAACTGTGTGATGAAACGCGAGTCTATTTGAACGTTTTACAAACGGAAAAATTGAAGCATTGTCGTCTATGTTATCAAAAAGACGATCAATACCGATGCGAGTTTCATAAAAAATATATTTTCAACAAAGACTCGATGCAATATTACGACGAGTATGTCGACTTTCTCAATAGCGACATGGGCATAATCAGTTTCGTCGAGCTTTATTACTCATATATGAATGTGGAATTTTGGAAGATCACTGGCAAGTTCATTTTCAGAGATTTGACCGGATTTGATAGTGTTAAAGCTTTGCTTGAACACTATAATCACACGAGTAAAGATGACGTTGACGAACCCTCGATCGAATCGATGGACACCGACGTCTAAAATTGAATCGTTAAAGAATCTGAAACATTAAACTATAAACAAATCTACACGTCGTTTACTTTTTATTTATGTTCAAAGTACCTCTGAACGAGGGTCGTAAAAGCGATGTCGGAACCGGTACGTCAGGTACGGGAGCGGGCACATCACCGCCGTCCCCTGGTATTACGGGATTCAATGTGTCGTTTATCGTATTGACAGAGGTTTGCAGATTCTCCAAAGCCGTAGACTGAGCGTCCAATTTTTCGTTCAGTTCGCTTACATCGGGAAGATTCGTCTGCACGGTATCGACAGATTGTTGAAGAGCCGTGACTTTAGTGTCCAACTCTTTGATGTCCGCACGAATCAACAATAGAATATTTTGGGACATGTTTAACGAAATGCGTTTACAATATACAAATAAAGAGTACAGTAAACTTATTTATCTTGAGGAACGATCAGCGGCCCCTCGAAAACAACTCGGCTGATTTCGAATTCTCCCTCGACTAAACCTATAGAAACGTCGCGACGATTATGGAAAACGATCGCTGTGCGCGGCCAATCTCTATACATTTGTCTGTTGTTACGTGAACTCATAACGAATCGTTGTGCGTTCGTTGGTGATGAACCGAGCAGTTGCGTTCTGCCGTAGATTTTGCTATCCGCTCCTTCCTCCCATTCAGATACAACGACTTTGTCGTCGAAATTGATCTCGCCCGAAACCAAGCCTGACGCTCTAGCGCCTGTCACAGGATACACCACCAAACTTTCGTTGTACTCGTCGTATCGACATGTGATCACAGAGACCAGTTTGTCTCCGTGGAAAATGGGAGCGCCAGTGTAAATTTTAGCGGCTAGGGCAAAATCGTCGAGAGCAAACGTATACAATTGTCCGTAAATGAGACGTTGTTTATGCACGTGAAAATTCACATATACCCTTTCGGGAACGACTCTCAATAGAAGACCGTCATCGAGGAGAACCTGCAAAACGACACCGTTCGACGTCGGCACACCCGTCAACACCACATTCGACGCGACTCCGGGGTAATGATACATAATGTCGAGTTGCTCGTGGAAATTTGTAAACCCATTGGGCGGAAACACACGTATGTCAGCCGCGATTTCGTTAACTTTGACGATTTTCATTGTTTTCGTTTCATGATCAACTCGGTAGTTTATGTTATAAATGTTTTTGATTGTTTCTTCGGTTGTTGTGACGGTAATGCCACCACTATTGCTCTTCGCCACGCTAAAATGGCTAATCAAACACGATAACGTTAACAGAGTGTAATAATACATTTTTGTCGCAGCCGTCGTCGTTTCCCTTAACTAATTGTCTTATTTTATATACAATCAGAGAGACACACGATCTTTAACATTAAACAAGAGATGATCTTTGACATTAAAATAAAGTATATATTTCGAAATTTAAAATTATGTTTATTATTGAGTATCTCCGAATTGTTTCAACATGTACTCGAATATTACTGGAAATAAATATACTAATTATAGAGAAGAGTTTGGGATCAGAAACTCGAACAAAGACGTATCGCGTCAGTATATGAACGTGTTGCGTGCGAAGGAAGATTTAAAAATTAAAAGCGCCCATCAGGAAAGATTAAAAAATATCACGAAAAACCCAAACGAAATTGTCAAGATCGAGAACAAACTACAACAGATGCGAAAAGATTTTCTTGATTTTGCCGTGAACAATTTCTAAATATACGTGCCACAATCGAATAACTTTATACTAAATAAATATCTTAATGGTTTATCATATAATAAAACAAACTCAAACAGTATATGATAGTTTTTATTGAGAGACACACACATTTAATACATGATTTGTATAATTATGATGTCAACAATGAATTTATGTCGTTGTCGCCCATAAACTTATCATTAGAATAACGCGCGGTTATAATTGCATATCGTCAATTTCGTCGCAAACTTCGATGTCTACAAACCCGTCAATGTACCAATCATTATCACCAACGGGAACGGGTGTGTGATGATTAGCTTCTAATAAACCGTCGTTTACGGTAGTCGAAACAACACGATCATCATTAATGTTAGCGGCGTCGTGTCGACGATCATGCACTATTGCTTTTAATTGACCTTTCAATGGCGACGACAAAGACAATAATGAAACCGACGAATTTTTGCGTCGTCGGCATCCGTCGTTTGGCGGCGTTGTTTGTCGTCTACGTTTATTCTGAACACTGTCTCTTTTCCACTGACGGTCAAAAGTAAAATCGTCACGAGATGATCTGGTTGTAGTTTTGAAATTATCATAATTATTACCTTTGTCTACTACATCGACATGGTCATTGCCATAATCATTTTCAACCGAACGATGATAATATTTTCTTCTTTGGTCATAGTAATGATGCTGACGATGGCGTCGTTGATCGTGTCGTTGAGTTCGGTTCAAGATCTGACATGAAAATAAATCTCCAGTGGGCCAGTACACTTTTCTGTTTATGCTCAACAAAGCGTCGGCTGCACGGCGTGACGCAACGACCAATCGTTTTCTGGTACACTCGTCCCATTTAATCGAATTGTCTATATTGTCTTCAATACTGTTACGGTTAATGTTGTTGTCGTTGTTGTTTCTGCATACATAATTAATAAAGTGTCGAATGAATCGTTTCTCAAACTGACCTCCGTTTATGTAAAATATAAATACAGAGGACGAAAACGCCGATGACGCCGCTGTTATGTAGTCGTTTCGGGACATGGTCACGAAGTACGAGACGGTTATTCAATGTACGAGACGATTATTCAATTTTTAAAAACACTACCGGTTTAAACGCCAGAGAAAATGTGCTTGCTCGTGTGGTGGTCGACGTCTTACTATTTAAAGGTTTCACTGACTCCATTTGATTTTTCGTTTCCTTTACACCCTCGATTACGGCTCCCATAACCATTTCGATTTCAACGTTAATGGAAAACGTCGAGTTGAACGATAACAAAGTCATGGGATTTGCGATGATATGCGTATCATCGTTCAATTGTCCGGTCAAATAAACATATTCGTTTTGTTTACGTGTAATTTCAAAAAATCTGCGTATGAAGACTAAAAGAGCGGCACCGTCGGTGACACCGTTGTTTTTCGTAGAAAATTTTAAATTTATCTTGTCTTTCATAATCACTTTACCATTCAGATGTTGTTCCATCGCTTTGCCATACGAATGATTCAGTTTGTATAGGCCTGGCCATTTCAATTCGAAATATTCTCCGAATTTACCGGATCGTCGTGTCATTTTGACTCTGTCGAAAAAGTAGTACTGCCATCTGTTAAAATTAGCGATCGGCGAAAAGGAAGGCGTTATTGTGTATAGAGTCTGATACTTTGTTTTCTTCTCGTCTATAACCTTCAGCGGTGTTAAATTGTTTTTGTAATTATAATTTTTGCATGTATAAAACAAACTAAAGCAATCGTTTAATTTGTTCAAAAGTCCTGTACATTTAACTTTTCTATAGTATTCATTTTCATTTGACAGAAGATTTAAAAATTTATCATACCAAGTCTCGTTATCGCTTTTAACTTTGGTTTCGAAAAATGTTAACGACATATCATCTTCCATTGTTATTTTTCTTTTCGTTTATATATATTGTTAGTGTTATTAATTGCGAAAAACACGTGTTACAAAATCAAAAACAACAACTTTAATAATTAGATATTTTAATTTGTGTTATTACAAAAACATAGATAAACATCAGAAATCCAAAATGGATTTCATTTAAAACTGAAAGGGAAATCCATTTTCGTGCCAAATAACTTAAGACTAAACTAATCCATCAACATTAAATGATGAAAATGGATTTCATTTTTAATTTGAAATGAAATCCATTTTCGTCGGTCCGTTATATGCACCTTCGAACAATATAATTCTTGATGTCTTGTTAACTATAAAAAAAATGAACGGTCTGTTGACCGTGAACATTGGTATCGCAATACGGTCACTGAATGTGCTTATCGTCGCCGCATCTGCAACCGTTCCGTCTTCGTCGATTTCGATGATGGTTTGTTGCTTCAAAGTAGAAACATGCAAAGGCGTAACGGCTAGTTTCGGCAATTGAGATTCGGATTCGGAGAACAGATCGCCGATACCGAAATGATTTTTCAAGACATCGGTGAAATCGTTTACATTTTCAATAACAAATTTTGGAATGTGACATATTATTTGATTTTCGCCATCGTAATCATCGTAGTAGTCCTCGATAATCGAATTGAAGTCGTCTATCACGTCAAAGAGTGTGGTAATATTCGTTAAAATGTCAACCACACGATTAACGGTTACACCCTTGATAGGCATAATTAAATACATCGATACTGTCGGAGAATACGGCAACTCGATTATTCTAGATTCTAAATTTTTCATGTACGTTATTGAGTAATTGTATTTGCTGTACATCATCTCGACAAAACCGATGCGTTCACGGTAATCGTGATCATAGAATGGCATCAACACGGTTTTGTTCTTGTCGAACGGTACCGACCAACGCCCGTGAAAATGAACGATATCCAACAATAGCATCTTTTTAAAAACGTCGAAATCCACATCATCGACGGCGTCAACGATTCGATCATGACTTTTATTTCGAATCAGAACATTGACTAAATCTGATGTTTTGGAATCGAACGAAATGTCCACGAAATCGATACCGTAATCTGTGGCGGCGATGTCGTCAAGAATGTGTAACCTTTCAAATTTATCATTTACTATGACAAGGTTTAATTTCGCCAAACTTATCTCGTCAAAGTCGTTTTCAACATTGGTATTGTGTAGTATTTTTTTCATATCTGTGTCGGTATCATTGTTGTGTCCGAGAGCCGTTTCAATCTGTCGCCTAGTGTCTCCGTCAGCACTTTCGCCTAAAAATGCGAGCATAGTATAAATAGACATCGGCGATATGATTGTATTTCTTGACGTCGTGTTCGTTAAATCTTCGATGACATGTTTAAAGATTTTTAATGAAAAATGGTCTAAATGTGTAGCGCTGTGGCTGTCGATGTAAATTAAAAGGTACAACATCAACACGGCCACTATTAACGATGATCCGACGACCATGTTCATGTTTAGAATTAATGTCGAATATGAAACGAACCCTTTATATACATACACATTCAAACGAACACGTCGTTCGTACAAAATAACAAGTTTGATGATCTCATCGGAACATCGAAAACAACATGATGTAATTTATACAGAAATGATGTAACATTTATTATTACCAATAAATTAATCCATTATACGAGTTCTTGGAAATCAGGCGGCACGCGATAACATCATCGATAATTAATTAGCACGGGAGACGTCAGCGTCAGTGGTATTTTTAAAACGAAAATGTAAATTGATTTTTGTGTTCATTTTCAAAGTAAAAACTCGTGTCTGTTTTGATAATTTCGTCGCCTATCGATTGTAGATTTCCTATCGAGAGTGATACGTGCGAAAGGGGTGCCAAAATTTTGTCGAAATCTAACCGATGTGTTCTCGTCGAGACGTTTGTCGCATCGTTAATTGTTATCGTTCTAGCCTTGTTATCTTTGAGTATGACTATCGGAAAATCGATCACGCACTGAATGGTGCTCGAGTTGGTTTCGATTATGAAAATGTTTTGCTCGACACGCGTGACCGTCGTGTCGTCGTATTCGTGAAGCGATTGCACCAGCATACTGAAACACGACATACCCGTGCCACGATTGAGCGTATCGACACTGATTATTTGTTCTATGGTCTGCATGCCGATATTGTCGAGACTTCGCAGCACAAAGTTGGAAAAACTAGGAGCGTTCGTAATGTTGTGGTGTTTTACCGTGACGCCGTTGTACGACTTTAGATTCGATGCAGTCGTCCATCTGGGCTCTGTCGTGTCTTGAACGACATCTTTGGTCAATATTACACACCGACCGTTGTTCGAGAGCGGCGTTAACGATTTTATCCTATCATAAAGATGAAACATGCCGTATCGATGATATAGAGTGTAACTATGAAATTCGAGATTCAACTCTTCCAACCGTACGTGCATCACCATCACACCGGCGTTGGTCGTGGCGCATATCGCCGTGTACGACACTGTCGGATGGAAACTGCTCGTACTGGGCCCGGTCGTCGGCACTACGATCGTTCCGTTGAGATTCGTCGTTAGGAGTATACCGGATTCAATGCCGAGCATCGGTGTTCGATAGCGTATCACGCGACCAGAGTTTGCCCAAATTTTCCTGGTCATTGTCCACAACGGCGCGTGAGTGTTGTTCGTAGGATCCGCTTCGTAGTATGCAATGTCGCGCGCCTGACCCACAACTGAACCGAAATACGATTCTGTACGTATAGTCAAGATTTTACTGAAATCGGCAGTAAAAACGCCATTTTTATAATCTATAAAGTAACCTAGAACGTTCGAGAAATGAGCCCCGTTGCGTGACAGGACGGCGGGGTTGGCCAAACCCTGTTTGCTTCCGATTAATGATATCGAATTGGTGACGTTGTACATGTTGACGGTATTGGTACCGAACAAATAGTTGTAATAATCGAAGGTGAAGTAGCTGTTGATGAGATATCCGTATGCGCGCACATCTGTATGGTCAAAGTAAACATAATCGGAATGAATACCGTTGCCGGATTCGACAAGAGGGAAATTGATCAAGTCGAGTACATATCGGACTTGGTCTTCATTTTTGATCTGTTCGAAAGAGTACCCGCGCAACAGTTGGCCATACGCGTACGGTAGGCACATTCGCATCGCGTTACCCGCTGTGCGCCACCAGCCCAACGAGAACGTCGGCAATGGTAGATAGTACGTGAAAACTTTATCGACGAGTTCGTCCAAGTCGTGGAAACCGCGCAACACTATACACGTATTCTGGAATACTTCGGGCATCGTGATGCTAAAGTGATACCATTCTGCTTGGATGCCCCACGGCGCTTGGTTTACAGGTGGCGGAAACGGCAGATGCCTGTAGATTGCGACGACACCATAGTACAGATTGTCGGCCAAGTCAGGATTCAGATAGAGAGAGTCTGCGGTATTTCGGAAACGTACACCGTAACCGATTAAAGTGTGACAAAGCGTTCCGAAATCGGGCACGCTCGTCCACGGTGTCAGGCCCACGAACACATTGCCGTCGTTTGAAAACGCTCTCGTAGGATTAGCAATTTTTTCCGCTTTCTGTAGAAATTTTGTCTGTAACGTATCTAAATAGTATTTTTCAAAAGCAAACAAGTCTATACGATTTGACAACGCCAACGATTCAGTATCGCTGATCGGAAGTTCCCATACATGACGCTGTCGTTGTTGTTGTTGTTGTGAAACAAAACTTGCATTGTAGTTATTTTTGTCGTTAACGAAAAAGACAATTAATAGTACAATTACTATTAATACGATTATAGACACGATCGTCCAAAACATTTGTAAACGTATTTATATCTATATATACGTGTATGTGTGTGTGTGTGTGTGTTGGGGACAATAATAAAAAGGTCTTATCCTTTCCCAATACACAAACTTATTATAGGAAAATAAATATAAAGACAAAATTTTAATATAATGATATGTATTCAGGTTATTATTTAATACTATAGTACCCATATATAGACAATTTTAAAAATTCACATATGTATATTTACATTCAAAATAATTCTCGGCAATGACAATGAGTTGCTGAAGCGGTAATTTCTGACTTGTATAGAAAGACACCAGTTTAATCATTCCGTTGTGTTTGTTATTTATCTCTTTGCGATTGGATTTGTTCAAATTGAACACATGATGAGTGTACTTTTTGAAGGTACCTATAATATCATGAGGAATAATATCCTTAATCACACTGGTTATCCATATGTAGTTTGTGTTATATTTAACAATGGTTATACGTTCGTCAGTTTTTGTAGAGACCAAAATGAAATTGTTGCTGTTTTCGCTGAGACCCGACACAGAGAGATACAATTCAATCAATTTAGAATCGCCAATTTTGTCCTTTTTGATCTGTACCAATCTCTTTACGTCTCTAGAATCATACAATAAACGAGCAACACTTCCGTATTTGTACGACAAAAAATTGTCCTTGTCTTTAGCGCTACCACTTTTTTCGTTTTTATCACGTAGCCAAAATTTTAGTGCATCTAATACCTCTTGTATGTTGCCATCGGATTTATTCTCGTTACAGCTGCTGAATCTAAGACCCTGAGAATATTTAATTACGCTTTCAACGTACGGAGATATGTCGCATTCGCCCATAGCTGCCGTGGTAGATGCCAACGTCGATGCCATCATTGCCGACGAAGACGTCGCCGTTTCTCTACGGTGCAAATTCAACGGCAACGTGTACAAACTTTTGTCAGCGTCCATCTCGTTTAATGTTTTAAGTATTAAACTGCTCTTCATTTGACCCATAGACGATAAAACCATGATAATCTTCGCTCTCGCGTAAGTCACGTCCAAGTGAAAGGTATTTATTAAAAGGCTCAGAAATTCAAAATCCTTAACCTCGTTAAAGGCACATTTCGAAGACTTGTCGATTTGATCTTTGCAAAAGTCCTCAATAGATGGAATGGGAATGTTCATTTGTTTCAACAAATTGTAGGAGATCATGAATCTAAATCTATCGAACGAAACGATCATGACCAAACGATCTATATTATAATATTTGTTAGAATATTCCATAGAGATTGAATTAACGTAATTAACATAAAAGATACGATAACGTTGTTCCGGAACGTTCGACTCGCAAACTATAAACATATAATAGCCAGTGTCGGTAATATGACTAGCAAATTGTCTGTCATTGTTCACGTAGTCTTTTAATTGTTTCATATCAGATTTGGACAAGGTCACATGTTTATTAAATTTTTCATAGTTTGTTGCATTCAACATTGATCCCGGTTCAGGGTCTTTTGTATGCTCTAATTTTCTCTTCTTGTATCGTCCACGCGTCTTTTTATTATGATCTACCACTTTATTAACCAACATATTGACGTGTGGTTTTGTATGGTCCGTTTCGTTTAGTTTTCGTTTTTTATTATTTGTCTGTTTGTCATCGTCGTTTTCGGAAGAGATGATGCTGTCACTATCGTTGTCGTCGCTATTGCCACTGTCATCGTCGTCGTCGCTATTAGCGTTTTCAACTATAGTTCCGACATTTTCGATAACTTTAACTGACGATGATGTAGACTGATGAAACAAAACATGATTATTCAAATCTTCGTCTTCTTGTTCCGTATACTTCTTTTGAGTTACAGGCAAATTTTTCATTACTATTTCATTCTGATAATGCTTACCGTCGGGCATAATCACTTTGCCACAGCCGTAGGTTGTTTTTTGTTTATCATAAGACTCGTTGACCTCTTCGGAAAACTTGACAAGATCCTGAAAATCTTGAGCGGTATAATCTTTATTTTCAACACTATCCACTTGTAAGTTTAGGTTATCATCGAACAACGCGTCAAAAAGATCTCGAGTCGGGGTCATGTTATTGTCAATATAGTTCTTGTACATTGCGTTTTGTGTGGACATCATCTTAGAGTGATCGGTGACGAGCGCCGACCGATGTAAATGTCCGTTCCGCTAAACCGTAGTTGAATAACTAAAACAAAAAACACAATGGATATTAATTTATACTATCCTGATTGTGACAACGAATTAATAACTTTTATTATACCAAACACATACAATTCTGTTATCGTATTTATCTTTAGTTTTAAAATAAAAGATAAAACAAACATAAAAGACATTAATCAATCGACTAAACTGGTTAGCGGATACGAAAAAAAATTTTATGGTATTGATATGACTTTATCAATGATGCCACATAGCGGCGACAGTGGCGACGACGACGATGAGAACAAACATGTAAGCGGATACATTGTGAGCTGTGTTAGATTGCCGTTCATTTGCACACAACTGGTCGTTTCGGGACATTTTACGGATGCACTGTCGGTAGCCATCGTTCAAATCAAGAATGAAACACAGATTTGGCACATTTTTGGTGTTAAAAAACACACCGAAACAAATGTGTCTAAAAAAATTATAGGTGTTTACATTAACGAGAACGGACGTAACGTTTTCTATCGCAAGGAATTGATAAAGATGGAAGGCAGCGTACCGGCAGCGTTCATGCAAGCTCTGATAAGGCCCACCAACAACGTGATGGATCTAGACCTAACCACTTACGCAGCTCCTCAAGTCAAACGTAAGGAATGTGATGTAACTTTGATTCATAAATAAAAACATCAAATAAAATAAAAAACAGTATTTTATTTTTCTTTGGAATCACAATAATAAATTTTTTTCCAACGTTTTCACGCATCCGTCTTCATAGTCGAGATCAATACATCTATACATATTCAGATCGAACTGTTTGTTTGGAGGACAATAAAAATGTAACGTGTTAGGACACATGTAATAGGCGTTGCACTCGAACGGGTCTGGAACCAGACCGTGGTAGCCCTTTGGACAAATTTTATAATGGTGTAAATCTTCGTGCATCCGTTGCATTTTGTGAAATACGATCAATTTTATAATTATGAAAAGTACCAACAGTAACCACATTGTATCATACAATTGATTCTAATAGTTGATGATACCGACGAATTTTTTTGTACTGTTCAATTTTAACGAATCCGATTCCTCTATGCTGAATTTAAATTTACTTAAAAGTAAATTATTGAACGATGTATTCATCGTAGGTCGGCACTTGCTAGCGAACAAGGTGTGGTCCGACATCGATTCTATATAACTATGGATGCCGTAGTTTTTGAATATGCAATAATGACAATAGGCGTGCTCGACTATAAACAGTAAAGTTAAATATCTCGTAGCGTCCGCTTCGCTCAGTTTGATTCTGTCATCGCCACCGCCATTGCCGAAGTCATCGCTGTAGTAATTTCGCCACGGATTGCGCCCATCGGGTTGACCCGACGACGAACGTCGACGTTTTCGTCCAGCGCTCGTGAACGCCCTCATAACTTTTATTTTGTTCTTCTCCTTGGCGAGATCATTAATACACATTTCCGTGTCGAATTGACGTTCGAGCATTTTCATTATGCTTACACGATCTATAAGACACACCATGTCGTCGTTTTCGTTTTGCCTGAAAAGAATCGGCTCGCCGGGAATTATGTCCTCACGATTTTCTATTATGACAAATTCCATTCGATTATCAAAGTTATTTATGAAGGGGTTGACCCGATTGTGGACGAAGCCGATCGAGGCTAAGATTACAGTGACGATTTCTCTCTGTGCGTTTCTGTCGCGGAAGATTGTCAATAAAGGTTGCGTGAGATTGAGTGTGTTCAACGTTGCCATATAGTGACAAAGGACGATTTTGATTTGGAGCGCATTATAACTCTGCAGACTATTTAGGTTTTTGGCGTCGAAATCGCTCAGATCGTAATCACGTTTTAATTTATCTTTACCGTGGATAATTTCCGTAACTGTACGAATCTTGGGCGCCTGGCCACCGCTATATAACTTTTTCATATTTGATACAATAATATTATAGTCACTACTCTCTTGTACTTATTATTGTTGTTATTCTTCTATTTTAGATGAACATCGTCGTCGTCGTCTATAACATTGTACGTTGCGCCGTGTTGACGAACGGATTGGCTCGCATCGTCGCGTTCAGCGGATTCGTATAGGCTAAACGAGCCGCTTGGTTTTCGACAGGCGCCGCCGGGCTGCTACCGTTGCCAGCGCTGCTCGATTGGAAGAGCATGATTAGTAAGATTATGATCACCAAACCGATCAATATGGACATGAGAGTGCTCGTATTGAACAAAGTCGGGTTGCTGTTGATAAAACGTCCCGCAGCGTTGTTGTTCATCATGTCATCCATTATTTAGATTTGTTTTGTACGCGGTTGAGAGATAAAATTAGATATTATTATTTCTTAAATTATAATCGGCCAGTTCCAAACTGCGATCGACAAAATCGGGAGTTATCAATATTTTTAACAGAGTGTTCTGAACCCACGTATTTTTCAATTCGTTCAACGACTTAAATGAACTTTCGTAATCACCTCTTATTAAAAGATAGGCAGGAACGGTATCGGCGAATATGAATTTGGTCAAGTATAGTTTTTGTGTTTTGTTAACAATAAACGTGTCCTTCTGAAGACGTTTCGGTGGGGAATTGTGCGTGTACTGAATCAGGTCGGGTGAAAATTCGAGCATCTCCGTCGAGCCGAACAAACTGTTGTTGGCCAGAATGACGAAAATTCTAATTTTGGGCACATAGAAAGCGTTGAGAGTACCCTTGATTTGTATCATGTCCGGATGGATCATTATGTGTGACGGTTGGTCACCTCGCAACGATGGAAACCGAGTGATGGCGTCGATCTTGATGTTGAGTTTACGATAACGATTCGCAGCGTATCTGTCGACTACGATTTCGTTGTAAACGTTATATCTTTGCGTTTGTTGTTGTTGCAGCATGTTGTCGTTTTCGTTGAATTTAGTAATGAACTTGTACAGAGCCGTTTCGGTCATATAATCGTTGAGAAGTTCCAAGAGATCGTCGTTGAATTCGGCATCGTAAATGTAGTCGCGCTGAATCAATTTCACATATGCAGAATGCGTGTTCAATTCGGTGCGGATCTCGTCGAACACCTTGTTCGGTTTTTTCGTCACAAACTTTTTACTATTAATGACACGATAATTATTTCGAAAGAGCGGTAATCCTTTGTGGAAATTTTTCAACTTGAAATCATCCGTGTTCTCGAAAATGATATTATTCTCGGTAAAATGACGAGCCATTACATCGCCGACGAGATACAACCGAAACGGTCTCTTTGATTCGTTTACAGTTTTGTTTGACGCACTACACATTCTAACGCCACACCAATCCAAGTACGCGTCCTCGAAAACGTAGCCTACGGTGCCGTTGATGAGGCAATATGTGTCGCTATTGTTAACGAAATGTCTCTCGTTAAACACTTGAGAAAACTCCTTGTACATCAACACTCTAAATTTGCTCGGATCGGCAACAAACATGTTGGTGGCGTATATAGGTGTCTCGTATTGTATATATACCTTATCGTCAAAACGCAAAATGTCCAGGTTGTTTTTGGAGCATGTGAATTTGAATTGCGGTTTGATGTACTTGAACATGTCAACGTTTCTGTCCGCTACCAAATTGCGCACTTTCATCGATTCCATATAACTGAGGTATCTGATCAGCACGTTTTCGTCAAGTTTGTCAAAGTTATTCTTTAGATACTGACCGATGAACGGTTTCGCTTCAACCGAAATGTGTTCATAATCGGTCAATTGGAAATACGTCGCTAGAAATAAGTATTTGTATTGTCTTGGCTCCAAAGAATATTTTTCATTTAAAACACTCATGACTTTGCTTGTTATGATAATTCAATGGTTATAGCCACCTTATTCCTATTTTGGTTATGATTAACTAATGTTGTTTACGTCGTCGTCGTGGTCGTAATTTTTCGACACGACTGATACCGATTTGAAACTGGTCTTACAAACGGGACATACTGGATAGAGTTTACAATGCTGCCACAGTTTCGCGTAACATGCATTACAAATGTTGTATCCGCAACATTCGTTCTGTTTCAAAAAGTGTTTTTCTCCGGACGTCTCGTGACAAATGTTGCATTCGTAAACGACGGGCTCGGTAAAAACCATCATAACCTGTAACTGTTTATATAGGGTTTTTACGATTTCTAAACGTTCGTTCGATTCCATCGTGAGACAATCCAAAGTCATTAGGACATCGTTGATTATATTCCTACAACAGAAATCGTCTTTAAAATAGTGCAGAATTAGTCTCAATTGACGATAGTACGGAAGAAAAATGTACATGTTACGTCTAAGTTTGGGCATCGTTTTCATCAATTTAAACACTTGAACGATGTCGTTGATTTTGTGTATTAAATGGTGAACGCATTGATCCCTGGTCAAGACGACCTGATCGTCAAACTCTTTAAAGCGCAACCGTTTCTCGATCGGTTCGTTGAACGTTTGGACGTAGTATTGCTCCACAAGTTTGAAGGCTTCGCATTTGATTTTATAATGCGTTTGTGGATTAGTGAGCACCATTCGATCGGATGTAAAGCGATCCGTGGCGATGGCAAAATCGCTAATCATCTTTATGTCATCGTTGTCGTCGTCGTCGTTTGTTTCTCTATGTCGTTGTGGTCGTTCCATATGATTCGACTCTTGTTCTTCCATAATATGAACAATAGTCGCTGCCATTGTAATATACACTACTTAATAATTTACGTATTACCACATCGCGCGAGATGACATCATCTGCCACGCAGTGCGCAGAATCCATACACATTGCTGTGTTATTTAAACATGAGAGAACTGTTATTCGTCGTTTTAGTGTAACAGCGTTGTCAAGTAAAGGTGTTTCTTTGTTAGTAAAATAAGACAAAGTGTTATCACGCTTTCGTAATGGCGGACAATTATTTTAACGATAAAAATGATTATTATTATTTAAAGCTCAAACCGCCCCATGATTTGAGACCGTATTTTTTAAACCATGAAATGTTACGTGTCATGAATTCTATTATGAATTTTTCCAGTAATTACGTAAAGGGAAAATACAAATTGAACGACTTATCGCTAGCCAAGTGTGATGATTTGAAACGAGTTAAAGAATATGTATACGACGCTAAGTGTGATAAGTGCAAGAGGCGTTTCGAATCATCGCCGACGGCAAGATTGTATTGTTTGATCTACAAGAAAAATTTAATAGAGACTCCGAGCAATTGTCACAACAAATATAAACTCATTTGCGGTACTTGCACTGACGAATTGCATAAAATTAACAACAGCATGTTGCAGACATTTCAATTGTATCCAAAACTGACTATGGAGACCGTAAAAGAACTGTGTAAATACGATTTTGTCACTAAATATCTTTTTCATATTGACTTCAATAATTGTAGACGCGTTACGGAAACCTTCCAGGACAAAATTAATAATGTTTACGAAACGTTTACTACCATCATAAAAAACAAGAGATCCAACGAACGAATAGTCAAAATTTCTCTACTGACATACGAAAAAACTCTATTCGAAGAAAACAGCGACGGTTGCTTTATGGTTCACAAAAGAATCGTTGGCGGCGATGATAGCATAGGCACTAAAAATGTGTTACAATTTGACCAGGAAATTTGCAACATGCTCGATTTCATTGAGCGACATCGATTCGTTGCCCTCACCTACTTTTATCAAGTGGAAAAAGAAATATATCACGAAGACGGCGGTGGTGATTATATTGTGTATTTTTCAAAACCATTCAGCGGATACAACAATAGATTAAATTGCGAACGATGTAAAAAAAAGTTTTTCAAAAACAATCGCAACAATATTATTTTGTTTTGTAGTAAATGCGGTTTCATGAATAGAATGCATTTTAACACGGCTCTGGATAATATCGATTTGTCGACGATTCGTTTTGCTCCGGAATGTGTAAAAAGAGTGAAAAACAAATTATATTGTATTATTTATTATGATTTAAACAGCACCAAGTTGCGTTCGTTTTAATCATAACAGTTAAAATTAATATCGGGGATTAGTACGATAATAATTTAGATTGACGATAACGATAAGATATTTATATGTATAAAAGAGACGCTAAACGAAAATGGATTTCATTCTAATTTAACCATGGCTCTACTCAGACAAATTCTATTAGGAGACGAGTCTTACAACAACAGCAACAACGTTGATGACGAAATGCAAGACGAAATGCAAGCTAACAAATATGATGTTATCGTAATAGAAGATGATGATGATGATGATGTCATAACGCTTGAAGATGAAGACAACAACGACGACTACAATTACAACAAGAAATCGTCTGACGACAAGTTAGTAAAAAAAATAACTTTACCGACGGGACCGATAACTGTTAATGATGCTCGGGAGAAAAACATTCCAATTGCAAAGGTTACTCATTTTAAACAATCTCCTACTCGGTTTAATATGATAACAGAAGAACAAATACGCAGATGTTTCGACAATATATTGCCTCATGCGCCACAACGAGAAATAATATTACTGGACATAAGAGATCAATTTTTGGATATTATACGTGATATACAATACGATATTCATCAAACGCAAAATGATAATCGACATCAAACGCAAAATGATAATCGACATCAAACGCAAAATGATAATCGACGACGAGGAAATGATTCAAATATCCAACGACGACCAATGCCATATCCATTGTTGCAACGTTTTCGTTATCGAAATTATATCGATAGCGTCAGCGACGATAGTGTCAGCGATAGCGACGGCGTCATGGAGGATAGCGAGAGCGACATTAGTATGTAATATAATAAATATAATAACTTTATACTTTATAATAAGTTTGGTAAATTATAATAATAATAACGAAACAATTATAACAAAATGAATTTTTTTACTAATTTACGACGTGTAAACAAAATATACCCCTCCCCGAATCAATTCACTCAATTGGATAACATTAATTTGATCACAACCTCGCCGGCAGGGTTTAACAATGTGTTCCGAGCGCCGAGCACCTTGTACGTGGGCAATGGACGGTATTTGCCCGGTTATAATGTTGGTAATAATCAGTTCGTGAGCGTGGCCGATGTGAATCGTGTTATGCGCAATAACGACGTCGGCGGTATCAGAACGATATTCACGAACGCCAACAACACACAGATCGACGCTTTAGGTGAGCTAAGACGAATGGACAATATTCCCGACGCGAACATTCATAACAACTTGATGCGTAGAAACGCCGTGAAACAAAACCATCCGTATACTAATACTCGAACGCCCGAGGGCATACAAAATGTACTCGATCGCAATCCCAATTTAAACGCCCGACTGACAAACATGAAAACGGCCGGCGTGGCAGTTTTATTAGGTGCAGGAGTGTATTTAATTTTTACAGCAGCAACTTTAGTTCAGGACATAATTGCGGCTCTCAATCGTGTAGGCGGTAGTTATTTCATACAAGGTAAAAACGGCGGCGCCGAATACGACACATGTCTGCTGGTTAATCGTACGTGTCGAATGGAAAATCCCAATAACACAGACATTAACTTTTGTCTAAATGATCCTCTGATCAATAATAGTGACGAATTGAGACAAATCTGCCAAGGATTCGACTATGAACGAGAACAGACCGTGTGTCGCGCCAGTGATCCCAACGCTGATCCGAACAGTCCTCAGTACGTCGATATATCCGAACTGGGTACGGGCCAGACTATAACGTGCATAGAGCCATACAATATGGGCGATTTGATCGGCGATTTAGGCCTCGACAATTTACTGGGCGACGACGGTTTATTTGCGAAATCGTCTAACAAGAGTAAAAGTGTAAGCGATAAATTGTTACCTTTCATATTACTGTTGGGTGGTTTACTGTTACTAATAGTTTTTGGATTCTTTATAGTTCGAAGGCTTATGAACACTACCAACGTCACCATAAGTAGGGAAAAATAAAGAGAAAATTCAATAAACTATTTATATTTTTATTATTTTATGTTTTTAATAAACATGTATGACAAAATATATTAACTTTAGATCTATCAATTTTATTTTTGATACTGTTTATATTGTACATAGGTCTATAACAAGTTTTGCAGTAAAAATATTTATTAACAATATAACGTTTAAATATTCTTGGCCAGTCCTTGGTAGTATAATGAACTAATTTTAATCGTTGACAACAATCGGTCTTGTGGGTAAACATTTGATCACATTTTGTCGGGTTCTTTAATTTCTTTTCGTCCATCTTTCTAAAAGATTTTCCACGATCATTAATATAATAGCTGTCGACAAAGTTACAATTGTTTGTTTCAAACGTGCTGTTACACATCATCATAGTTTCGTAGCTATCTTCGTCGTCGATAAAACCAACAATTTCAGCCTTTATTACATAACAATTTTTCTTGCGATTATTGTATTGTATATTGTTTTTTGAAATATAATGTTTTATATAATTCAAACGTTTATTTTCCAAAAAATCCACGTCCAAACGGTTAGGATTACCACATTGGCATTTTTTGTCTAGCGTCACATCAAATGTTTTAATCGATATTTGTGATTTACAATACCAATGTTTTTGAATGTAACAAACGTTTATCATTGATAATATAAATCTTACAACATTATAACATTTTAACGAATTTAAATTTTTCTTTAAACATTCATTGATAAATCTCACTCCAAAAAAGCTAATATCCAAATGTTTGTATAACGGCAACTTGTCGTATGTGTTAATTATAAACTTTACCATGGTCTTGAACTTTATTATGCTTTTGTTGTAATTTATAAAATACACATTTATAAAGCCCTTTGACAATTCTTTGTAATCAATATTTGTAACAGTTACCTCAATTCTATTGATCGTCGCACAATTGAAAGCGAATTGCTTCAAACTTAAGGGCTCCATTATTTCCAATAATACTTGAATCGTTGTCGTAGACGGTTTATATACAAATCGATAAAATCTAATCATTCGGTCAGTCCTTTGATCGAGGCGATAACAAATCAAGTATTAACTTTATTGCAGTGCAAAAAAGTTAATAAATTTTACAAGGCCAATATACAGTGGAAATTTTCGAATCGTAGACTATTTTACCTGAATAGTCTACACTGTACTATATGCTCTAAATATACTACACTTTTAAGTACATTTTTGTAGAACAAAAAAAATAACATTCAAATGACCGCTGGCAAGCTTATCACTAACACAAAGCGAACAAACAGGATGTCGCTTATCATTATCGCGGGGGCGACGGACGCTCTAATCTAATGTATTTGGCCTCGAAAAACCCTCAACGACACTATAAAACGGCAGCTAAACGAAAATGAAATCCAGTTTGCTTCCCAAGTTAAACTATGTCAGTCGTAATGGGCGACTTCGGCGGCGGTGGCAGCGTTCAGGACACGTGTACTTATCGCAACATACAATTTGATTATAACGCAGTCACCAAAGATGTTCAAGTCTATTTAACTATAAACAAGAAACAATTAAATATTGGTCACGTTAATGAAATTACCAAAGTGTTTCGCATCAAGGGTGTCACATGGAAATCGAGTAAACTGTTCACGGACCGTTACATGGACATGTATAACTTGATACGATCGTCACTATCCGGAACGTTGGAGCGTCATAATTTAGAAAAACTATTGACATTGTTGACCAAGTGCTATGTGATCGAGCACATAAAGTTGTGTTTGCGCGACTACGTGAAACATTATAAATCTGTTTTAAGGAAATACAAAAACAATCAATATTTAACCATACATAAATATATAAATAATGTGATTCGAAACGGTACGCGTCAAGAGGCCGTGATGCAGAGTTCAGAATTATATGCGGTTTTTAAAAATATGGGCGAAGAATTTCATGACGTCGAGCCAGAGCGATTGATTCGCGCCATGTTGTTTCGTATTAAGGATTACATCGATACTTCGTTGACTGAGGAACACACGAAGCTTCAAAAAACATTGGATAAAGAATTCATCAACGAGTCCACTATTTCGTATTTACAAATGTACAACATTAAATGTGATGTTTTCACAAAAATTTGCGAGTCGTGTAACATATTCTATATGTACGAAACGCACGAATCGTGTAATCATTCGATATGTTTAAAATGCGCATATGACAGTTTATTGTCGAGACAATGTGTCGTCTGTCACCCCTCACTAAAACAGGATGACGATGACGATGACGATGACGACGATGATGATGAGCAGGAAGAATCAAATTATAATTTACAGACAGCTGATAATAATTATTTTAACATGAGACTAAAGAAATTTTTAAAGCCAAAGTTACAATTAAAAAAGTCTGTTAGCAACAGTAGCAATAACAGCAGCAGCAGCGACCATGATTTGTCATGCGAGGGTAAAATCCAACCTTCGTGCCAGGCTAAAATTAAAAAAAACAAAAAAAAGAAGGACAACGACCAAGACGAAAAACGTCGTCAACGCCAAAAAGAACGTAAGAAGTTAGAAAAATCTCGTATTACAGAAAGACGCGAAAAATTAAAGACCCAAACCACGACGGATAAATCAAAACCATTGAATCAAGATCAACAAACACTCTCCTCTGAGTTAGTGTCAGAATCCCAACAGGAAGAATTTAACAAAGTTGAAAAAGCGTTATCTTTTTTACATAATATGGATTCTTCGATCGAAGAAGCTGAAGAAATTGTTTCGTCTATTATATCATCAGCAACGACGACTATATCACCGTCTACCAATGCGTCAATGAATAAAACACCAGTATTGTCGTCGTCGACGTCATCATCAATGTTAATATCTCACATTCCTTCTTTATATGATGAAGAACTATATTTACCACCCTCCGTCAATAACAATAATGACGATGTAAATAATAATGACAACAACGACAACAACAACAACGACGACGAATATGAAACTGTAGTAGAAGAGATTGAAAATATTGTACCAAAGTCTGAAAACGAGTCGGACATGGAAATTGAAGAAGAGGAATTTGAAGATATTCAAATTAAACAAGAAATAATCGATGATGATAACAACAGTCAAAAATCACCATTGGCTTCGACATTTGTCCCTGACGACGATTACGATAGTGATTGTGTCATTGTTGCCGAACCGGGTGAAAAAATTGAATTTAAACCTAAAAAAGGATACAATTTTGTCATTAACAAACGAATAATCAAAAGGAAAAAAAACACACAACAACAAAAAGAACTTGAAAATGCAATCGCCAATATACCAATGTAACGATCGATTTAAGTTTAATGTATATAAATAAATGTAATAAAGGTCTAAAATTAAACTACTTGTTTATATGTTAAAAAAAACATGTTGTTTTATTTGTTTATATGTGGTCAATCTGTAGTTAATGTTATATTTTAACATGTTATTAATAAAATTTTGAAGTCTTGTTGAACATTTCGAGTCTGGAAATTCAATCTTTGCTTGTTGTCTCGCCTGTAATTTTTCCAAAGTCAAATCCTCGTTTTCGTAAAATGTATAGGGATGTTTTCCTGTTATCAGTTCGTAAGTCAAAACTCCTATTGCCCACCAATCGAAATAGACGTCGCAGGGCCGCTTGTCTATCTTTTCTGGCGAAAAATAATCGACAGTGCCATCGTAAATGGTTTCACTGCCAATGTGTTTGCACAGACCGTAATCACATAAATATATCCTCAATTTATTGGTACACAAAATATTTTCCAGTTTGATATCGTTGTGTATGATTCTATGTGAATGTAAAGCGCTCAAAGCATCGCACAACTGAGAAACGATCAGTTTCACTTCATTTTCACTAAAACGACGGCGATCATTTTTGAGTCTGTCGAACAGATCACCGTCTTTGATGAAATCCATAATTAATAAGTGTCCACGGAGGCAATTGAACGAGTAGAATAATTTTATAAAAAATTTATTATCTTTCATCAAATAGTGGACGTACGACTCGATCGGATTGAAGTGTTTCGTTTTGATGTATTTGAAGAACAACTCCTTTTGGGTGGGCTCATGCTTGTAAACTGAAATTTTGCCAAATTTTCCATTGACCAGATTGTATTGCTTTTGAACAGTGCAATTCTGAATGAAATCGTTAAACTCGGACGTGAACATGTCCATCGCTGACAACGATCAATATTATACTAATTTTAATGACAACGAAACGATGAATGACAGCGACAGCGATCCTTTCAGAGTCTCTTTGCGAAACTATCTACACCTTAATAACAATGATAATATCGATTTAATACAATTAATTGAATCAATTTCTTATCCCAACATTAAAAATTTAAAAAATGCACTAAAAACGTCTGTGGACGTCGTCACACTAAACCGTTTACAAGCGATTGAACTGATTCGTTTATTAACATCTATTTTCGAAAACAAAGCATTTCTCAGAAAGAGAACAACAGCGGCGACGACAACAACGACGAAGACAAGAAAAACGGCCACGCCGCTGCCGTCGCAAAGACGTAAACGACGCCAGCATATTGACACTATTCAAGAAATGGTTAACAAGATCGATCACAAAAACAATTACAGAAACAAATTACAAAACATAATTGACGATATGAAAAATAACAATGATGACGACGATGACAACGACACCAAACTAGAATCGTTTTTAAATTTGTATAGAAAATATGTTAACGAAATAATCATCGAAAACACTCGGACGACGACGACGACGAATGCGGATCAAATTTTCAATGACATTGTCAATTTGGATCAAAACGCACCAGTGATCATTGATGTTGAAAAAAAATTAGACCTCGTCAGCGACAACTATCAAGAAGTTGCTGCATCACGACCTTCACCCCCACCACCTACCTCTTCAGGACCTCCACCTCCTCCCCCACTTCCACCATCTTTTTCAGGGTCTCCACCACCTCCACCACCCCCTCCTCCTCCATCTTCTTCAGTACCACCTCCTCCTCCTCCACTTCCTTCTTCTTTAGAGTTACCCCCGCCATCGTCAACTGCAACTATGAAGAATAATAAAGTCGTTGAAACCGAGAAACCCAGTGGTGGAGGAATTCCGTTTGACATTAATGATTTAATTTTGCAAAAAAGTAAACTCAAATCGTCCCGACCGACAGTGGCGGCGGCGGCGTCGTCGACGACGACTTCTGCCGCACAAACGCCGTCTCCGCTTATGTCTGTACTCAAAAGGCGGATCGATTTGGCCCCAAGTAGTAGCAGTTCTAATTCGGAGAAGAGTAGTTCGGAATATTGGGAAGAAGACGGCAGTCTAAAACAATATCTCGAGTCGCAATTACAATTGTTGTCCAACGAAAATTTTTCAGGCGTCGATTCTGATGATTTACAAAACGCTAGTCGTTTGTTGATGTCTAACGAGTTGAATTTGGCCGAAAGAGTGCTTAACAATTATCGTGACAAATTAAAAGCATACTTGCCGAAGCAGTACAAAAATCCATTGTTGTCAAACAACGGCGATCGACCACTATTCTTGAGTGACATTGACGAATTCAAAATCGCGTTAGACGATTTGATAAATAATGAAAACTATAAACTTGCGTTGGAAAAATTATCTAGTGCTATGTCGTCCGGAATATCGAACAAAAAATACAATTGGGATAGAATGCGGAGAAATCTAAACACAATCGTACAGTATAAAGCCAATGAAAGTGAAGCTTAACGTTTTATGTAACATTAATAAATAATGAAAATATTTATAAAATTTCTTTGTTTGTCTTAACCCATTTTAATTATTTATCTTTTGATTTAACTTAGATCTCACAGAAAACGATTAATAAGCAGGTCCTGTATACAAGGGAGCGTCTGGTGCAAACTCCTTAATTTTAAACACTAACGAAACCTCTAGTAGGATTTCTTCTTCCTCAGCCGAATCGGTTCCGATGTACACGATTGGCTTGTAGAAGTTTTCCCAGATGACTTTGTTGATAAACTCTTCAAATGAGTTTGTGTATTCGGCGTGGAGGTTCATTACGGGACATCCACCGCCACGTTTTGCTAAACTGATGCGGTATTCGTTGTGACTGCCAACGTAGCTGGGTTCAACGATTCTGATCACTTCATGAGGAACGTAGTCGGGGTCGCATCGGAGTGCGTGCTGCGCCAAGAACCTGTAACAACGGTTCGGTCTAGTAGGACGCATGTTGATCACTAGGAACACGTCCATGATTTCTTGGTCGTTCACAATGGGGAAACTGTCTTCCATGAAACGAGTCCATGTTTCCCTCAAAAACTCTTTACCGCTCCAATTTACGACCAGTTTCATTGTGTCCGGTTTCACATTACGGATCTCTTTGAACAGAGTCAGTTTTTGATTTTTTCCCGGCCCGATGAAAGGATCTTCAGCCACCAGGTACTTGTCTAGTGGATCGAGCGTGTGCTCTTCGACTTCGTGCTCTAGCTGATGCTTCTTGCGTTTAGCATTCTTGATAACGTGACCAAGGTTTTTGTAATACTTGTTGTCATAGACATATGTACGCCCCAACGAAGGACTATAACTGTAGCGAGTATACAT